ACCTTCTATTCAAAAAGAATACAGTCGTTACCCCTCGAAGGGTGATATTTATATAAACAATGAAATGTGCCAGCACGAGGAGTGGCGGAGACCAAATATATGACTAAAGCCCAGCCTAGGGGCATCTTGTTGGCTTCTTTTTTAACAACAGACTCCGAGGAACAAATACTAGAAGAAGTTCAGTACATTGCTGATAATTTTCAGCTTACCAACAAGTATATATTCCTGCTTAGAAACACGGAAGATCCTAATAAAAAGGTGTTGACATATAACGCTGTTATGCAGAAGGGTAAATTTTTAAACCAGCGTTTGTTTACTATGAGGATTCACAGAAAGAAGTCCACGAACACGCTTTACACAATAAATGCTTTAAACCTAGCAGTTGCCAAGGATCACGACGGACAGACGGGTAAGCATCTAAAGCTTGATTGGGAAAAATATTCCAACAGCATTCTTTTGGTGGTAGCAAAGGAACTGAATGTGCATCCGGTCGAAGTGTTGAAAATATTTAAAATAGAAGAACCCCCCCAAGAATAAAAAACTTTACACAATCTAGAAGTGTGGTATATTTATTTTAGAAAGCAAGTGGCTGTGCGGTGCTTGCGATCTTGACTGCCTTCGGGAGTCACAAACAACCTTGCTTATAAAGGAGGAAACAACATGAGCAATTTAGTACGATACAACACACCTAGTCTTCTTGGACGCAGCATCTTTGATGAACTGTTCGGAGACTTCCAATCACTAGCGAGAAAATCAACCTCGGGTTATCCCGTAGCTGACATCTTCTCCAACGAAGACGGGAGCACAACTCTTGAGTTCGCTCTCGCAGGTTTCAGCAGAGAGGATCTTAGCATTGAGATCCAACCAGAAAAGAGCAGTCTCACTGTGCGTGCGGAAGCCAACACGGAAGGCGACAGCAATCGACGCATCGCCCGCCGAAGTTTTCAGAAGACCTTTGTGAACTATGACAGCAACCTTGACCTGACGGCAAGCACTGCTGACTTTCACAACGGACTTCTGTCAGTTACTATCCCACGGAAAGCGGAGACGCAACCCGTGATTATTGATATCAACTAAGGTATCAAAATACGCACAGCCAGAAGGAGGGGTCTAAGCCCCTCCTTTTTCTTAGGAAACAAAAAAAGATTTAGAATTACTATAAACCCTGTGAGGGTGTGTTATAGTAGATGCACGGTCAACTAACCAGTAAAGGAGAAAATCATGGGTATTGATCTTGATAAAATGCGGCAAAAGCACGCCGCTCTAACGAAGTCTGGCGACGGTCAGGGTGACATGTTCTGGAAGCCAGAAGACGGCTCGCAGGTTATCCGCCTTGTTTGTCCAACAGACGGCGATCCCTTCAGGGAGTTTTACTTCCATTACGGATTGGGTGCTGAGGGTAAAGCCAGCGTTCTTAGTCCTCGCACATTTGGCGAGACCGACCCAATCTCGGAGTTTGGTACGAGGCTCTGGAAGAATGGCACGGACGAAGACAAGCAAGCAGCCAAACGCTTTTGGCCCAAGATGCGAGTCTTTGCTCCCGTCGTCGTTCGTGGGGAAGAGGATAAGGGCGTTCGCTGGTGGGGCTTTTCTAAGACCACTTATGAGAACTTGTTGAATGTCGTTCTTGATCCTGAGTACGGTGATATCACCGACACCGAAAAGGGAACGGACCTGCGTATTGACTACGGCAAGAAGTCTGGTCAAGCCTTCCCGACGACGGACGTGCGCCCAATGCGTAAGAGTTCGCCTCTTGCCAAGACGGATGAGGAGATTGAAAAACTCCTTGGCTCAGTGCCTGATACCACTACTGCCTTTGAGCGTGTGTCTTATGATGAGTGTGAGCGGATTCTGCACGAAACCCTAGGGGCAGATGCAGCCTCAACTACCGCTGATTCGGAGACAACTCGTTATTCCGAAAAGACTACTGCCAAGGCTACCACCAAGACGGATAGTAACCTTGAGGGTGTCAGCGATATTGAGTCAGCGTTCGACGATCTATTGGCGTAGTTGGCCGCCAACCCGCAGGGAGGCACGGGGTACAGGTGTCTCTCCATTTATGGAGATAAAATGGCAAACAAAGCTGGAAACAGCCTTGTAAATGATTTGCGAAGCGAATTAAACAAGGCTGCCAAAGAGAATATTGCATACGATTTGCACGGGGACAACCCGACAGACGTGAAGACTTGGATCCCAACGGGTTCGACTCTTCTTGATTATATTATTTCTAACCGCCGAGATGGCGGCATTCCTGTCGGCAAACTCACCACGATTGCCGGCGAGTCTGCCAGCGGTAAGAGCCTTGTTGTCACGCAGATTTTGGCGAACACACAAAAGATGGGAGGGCTCGCTGTTTACATCGACACAGAGAACGCAGCCTCCCCGGACTTCATGGAACAGTTGGGGCTTGACACCAAGAACAATTTCTTGTATGTGCAGCCCGGCACGGTCGAGGAAGTGTTTGAGAACATTGAGCGATTGATTGGGCGCATCCGTGAGAAAGCCCCAGACAAACTTGTTTGTATTGTTTGGGACAGCGTTGCGGGAACACCAGTCAAGGCAGAGGTTGAGGGTGACTATGATCCCAACAGTCGCATTGGTCTGACAGCCAAAGCACTAGCCAAGGGTATGCGGAAAGTAACCGAAACGCTCGGCAAGGAGCAGATTGCTCTGGTTTTTACCAACCAGTTAAAGACCAACATCGGCGTGATGTTCGGAGACAACCGAGTGGAGCCCGGCGGAAAGGCTCTGCCCTATCACGCTTCTGCTCGCATCTGGTTGACCCAACACAAAGGCAAAGCCAATGGACAGATACTAAACGACAAGAAACAGGTCATCGGCTTCCATACGAGTGCCAAGACCATGAAGTCTCGCTTCGGTCCATCACCAAGGAGTTGTGAGTTTGATGTATTGTTTGACCTTGCTAATGACCGAGTTGGAGTTAATGATGAGGGCTCCTGGCTTTCTGCCATCGCTGGTACGCCTGGTTGTGTTCGCAGCGGTGCTTGGTATACAATCAACGTTGACGGGGAAGATAAAAAGTTCCAAAGTAAGGACTTTCTAAAACTTCTGGAAGACAAGAAATTCAAAGAAAGAGTTCTTGACATTTTAGAAGACGAATGTAGAATAGGTAAGAAGTAAACTCTTACCGGAGACCCCATGAAAAGATTGCTTATTATCGATGGACAAAACATGTTCATCCGTAACTATGTTATGTCTCCCCAACTGGATATCAACGGACATCCTATTGGGGGACTGACTGGTTTTATGCGCTCCCTTCAGAAAGAAGTGCGACGTGCCAAACCCGACCGAGTTGTAGTTTGTTGGGAAGGCCCAGGCGGCTCACAGAAACGCCGGGAGAAAAACAAGAACTATAAACTTGGACGGAAAGCTCCCAGGCTCAATCGTGAGTACGAGTTCGCTACACCCGAAGAGGAGCGAGAGAACAAGTACGAGCAACTTCTGCGCCTGACAGAGTACCTAGAGAACCTGCCAATCCTCCAGATGTCCCTTGAGAATGTAGAGGCTGACGACATCATCGCCTGGCTGTGTCACTGTAATGAGTATGCCGAGTGGCAGAAGGTTATTGTATCCAACGATCAAGATTTTCTACAGTTATGTGATGACAAGACCATTCTGCTACGCCCAGGCAAAAACGAACAAGTTCTCAATAAGAACAAAGTCTTAGAAGAATATGGCATCCATCCTCGCAACTTTGCGTGGGCTCGTGCCATCGTCGGTGATAAGTCTGACAACCTTGACGGCGTGAAGGGTCTCGGACTGAAGACAGTTTCTAAAAGATTTCCCTTCCTTTCGGAAAATAAAGACTATGGTCTCGATGACATTATGTCGCACGCAAAAAATAATAAAAATAAAGTAAAGGCATATCAAAATGTTGCCGAAAATGAAGAAATTATTGCCTTAAATTATGAAATCATGCAGCTATATACAAGCACCATATCACCACAAGGAGTCAACAAGCTCAAGTATGCGATTCAGAATGACGGGGTTAATCTTAATCGCTCAGAAATTAGGAAAATGCTCCTCAAGGATGGTATCGGTACTCTTAATATTGACGAATTGATGCTGATGCTTCGCTCTCATAAAAAAGTTTGAGAGTGCCCTTTATATTTTCGTCACATGAGTTATAGTGGGGATAAGGAAATCTAATGACCGAACAACAGCACGACACATTTAGTAAGTTCGGAAAGTCCTTCCAAGAAAAACTAGTAAAGACCATCCTGTTTGACCGCAACTTTGCGAACCAAATGGAAGAGGTCCTTGATACAAACTATCTGGAACTAAAGTACCTACAGGTTTTTGTAGACCTTTTGATTCAGCATAAACAATCCTACCCGCACCCAACCTACGAAGCAATGGTCTCAGTGGTGCGGACACAGACAGAGGACTACTCTGGCAGCATTATCAAGCAAGTCATCGAGTTTATGGCTCGCATCAAAAGCAATGCCATCGGGGACGATGATGAAGAATATGTCAAGGAGAAGTCGCTAGACTTCTGCAAGAAGCAGAAATTAAAAGAAGCCATCCTCAAGTCCGTGGATCTTCTTCAGTCCCAGAGTTTTGACCAGATTCAAAAGGTCATCAACGAGGCGATGAACCTGGGTGCCGACAACGACCATGGGCACGACTGGCACCAAGATGTTCTTGACCGTTTTGAGATGAAGATGCGTAACCCCATCTCTACACACTGGGATGAGATTGATGATATTACCAAGGGCGGCTTAGGCAAGCGAGAGTTGGGCGTCGTCGTTGCCCCGACTGGTGCGGGCAAGAGTATGGCGCTTGCTCATCTTGGTGCGATGGCTGTGGTCAAAGGCAAGACCGTAGTTCACTACACATTAGAACTTGCGGACACCGTAGTTGGTCAACGCTACGACTCCTGCATCACGGGCATCGACTTAAAGAATCTAATGTCGATGAAGGATGCCATTGTGATGGCAGTTGAGCACATCCCAGGCAAACTGATCATCAAAGAGTATCCAACCAAGTCAGCCTCCACCCGCACTATTATCGGGCATCTCGAAAAACTAAAGCAAAAGGGCATCACTCCCGATATGATTATCGTGGACTATGCCGACCTTTTGAAACCAACAGCATCTGGGTTCAAGACTCAGGAACTACGCCACAGTCTCGGCAACATCTATGAAGAACTGCGAGCCATCGGGCAAGTTTGGGACATTCCAGTATGGACAGCATCCCAAACAAACCGCAGCGGATTGAACGCCGAGGTCATTACGATGGAAGCCATCAGCGAAGCATTTAGCAAGTGCTTTGTGGCTGACTTTATCTGTTCTATCTCCCGCACGATTGAGGACAAGACCGAGAACAAAGGTCGTATGTTTGTTGCCAAAAACCGCAACGGCATTGACGGCATTGTCTACCCCATGGAGATTGACACAGCCAAGGTCCATATGAAAGTCTTGCCACCTGACGAGCACTCAACGATTGATGCCGTTGTGATGAAGACTAAACAAGAGCAAGACGAACACCTACGCAAGAAGTACCAGAAGTTTAAACAAGAACGCCGCAAGACACAACAAGCGGAAGATAATAAAAAAAAAGAAGTGAATGAAAAGAAAAGTCTTAAAGATGAGTTACGAGATTTAGCACAAAAACTTAAAGCCGAGGAGCAACAAACAGCATGAACGAGCAAGACATCTCAACCCAAATCCTCTCGGATATTACAGTGTACATGAAGTACGCCCGTTATTTACCTAAACAAAAACGCCGTGAAACCTGGGATGAGTTAGTTACTCGGAACATGAAGATGCACCTCAAAAAATACCCGGAACTCAAAAAAGAAATCAAAGAGAATTATAAATTTGTATTTGACAAAAAGGTTTTGCCTTCCATGCGCTCCATGCAGTTTGCAGGCAAGCCCATTGAAATCTCTCCTAACCGCATCTTCAACTGCGCTTATGCCCCAGTAGATGACTGGCGTGTATTCGGCGAAATTATGTTTTTGTTGCTCGGTGGAACAGGTGTTGGATACTCGGTCCAGAAACATCATGTGGATGAACTGCCGGAAATTAGAAAACCAAATGCTAATCGCACTCGGAGGTATTTAATAAATGATAGTATTGAAGGATGGGCTGATGCCGTCAAATATCTTATTCGCAGTTACTTCTTCGGTGGCTCACGGCTACGATTTGATTATAGCGATATTCGCCCTAAAGGCGCTCGCCTTGTAACCTCTGGCGGCAAAGCCCCAGGACCACAACCTCTCAAGGAATGCCTGGTTAAGGTCGAGGGTGTGCTCTCTGAAAAGGAAGATGGCAGCCGTCTGTCTGCTATTGAGGTCCACGACATCGTTTGCCATATTGCCGACGCTGTGTTGGCGGGTGGCATCCGTCGTGCTGCTCTCATTTCTTTGTTCTCCGCAGATGACAAGGAGATGATTGCCTGTAAGGCTGGCAACTGGTGGGAACAAAACCCCCAGCGAGGACGAGCCAACAACTCCGCTGTACTTTTGCGGCACAGAATCACAAAAGAATTCTTCCTAGACTTGTGGAAGCGAGTGGAAGCATCCAACGCTGGCGAGCCTGGCATCTACCTGTCCAACGACAAGGACTGGGGAACCAACCCGTGCTGTGAGATTGGACTACGACCCTTCCAGTTCTGTAACCTGACCGAAGTAAATGTCAGCAACATCACAGGACAGAACGACTTGGAAGAGCGGGTGAGGGCTGCCACCTTCATCGGCACACTCCAAGCAGGTTATACAGATTTTCATTATCTTCGCCCAGTCTGGCAGCGAACCACAGAGAAGGATGCCCTGATAGGGGTGTCTATGACTGGCATCGCTTCTGGTCGTGTGCTCCAAGATGACATTAGTTTGACGAACGCTGCCAACGTTGTGAAAGAAGAAAATGCCCGTGTTGCCCATGCGATTGGCATCAACCCGGCAGCCCGCACAACCTGCGTTAAACCTGCGGGAACCACGAGTTTGACTCTCGGAACATCCAGCGGCATCCACGCCTGGCACAACGACTATTACGTCCGCCGAATCAGAGTTGGCAAAAATGAGCCAATTTATTGGCACCTTTCAATTCACCACCCTGAACTGGTGGAGGATGAGTACTTCCGCCCACACGATACAGCAGTCATCTCGGTGCCCCAACGAGCACCAGAAGGCTCTATCCTCCGTGACGAAAGTGCCTTCCAGCTTTTGCGGCGGGTAAAGAAAATTACAAGAGAATGGGTCAACCCTGGTAAACGCTCCGGACAGAACGGACACAACGTTTCAGCCACTATCTCCCTCCACGAAAACGAATGGACGGATGCTGGCGAGTGGATGTGGAACAATCGCCACCACTACAACGGACTGTCAGTCTTGCCCCACAACGGCGGCACCTACCAGCAAGCACCCTTTGAGGACTGCTCTAAGGAGAAGTTTGAAGCGATGCTGGCTACGCTAGAAAACGTTGACCTCACCAAGATTGTTGAAGAGGATGACAACACCGACCTCAAAGGTGAGGCAGCCTGTGCTGGCGGTGCGTGCGAAATCACTTAAAGGGAAGCAAAAAATATAATATAATGTAAGGGCAGAAAGGAGCCCATCATGGCTACGCTAAACTTTATCATGCCCCGTGATTTGAAAGACGGCTTTTGTGAGCGAGAAGAAAAACAACACAAGGTCAAACATTCTTGGTTGCCATCTGGCCAAACCCGTGCTATCTTTGGAGACGAGATAGCGATTGAGTGCTATTGTAAGCACTGCAACTTGCGAGAGTGGACCCAAACTTCTCGCTTGGAATTTGAAATGTTACAAGATATATGGAAGGAATTACAATGAAACCATTGAATCGCAGACTACTTATTGAAGTCGTCGAGGAGGAGCCACAGCAGGGAACTTTCTTTGTTCCAGTAGAGGAAAAGATTGAAGAGTTTTTGACGGCTAAGGTTATTTCGTGTGCTGAAGATTGTACCAATGACCTGACTGGAAAGACTGTTGTCGTTCACTCTTATGGTACAGAAGAGGTTACAGTCAAGGGAAAGAAATATACTTTTATTGGAGAGAACAACCTGATTTGTGTAGAATGATATGAAAAAGATTTTGAGCGAATGGAAAAAGTTTTTAAATGAATCCGGGTTTAACCGAATCAAGAATATCCTTCAGGGCAACGTAGCCTCTGTGGGTACAGTTGGTTTTATGACAGGTGAAAACCCTATGGCGCAAAAGATGTCATCCAAAGAAAACCGGATGCTCAACAAAGAGTTGATGGCTTGGATGCGTGAGCGTGGCTACGGACCCATTCGCATTAGAGGTCGCTTTGGAAACATGGAGAGATCTATGATGATTCCCAACATCACCCGAGAAGATATGGTGGAGGCTGGCAAATACTTCAACCAAGAATCGGTTATTTGGGGAGAGAAGACCGACGAGAATGCATTTTTATTTGAGTACATCGAAGGCGATGTCACCGTCCAGCGCCGTGATGTTGTCTTGTTTGATGATGAAGTCCAGGCCCGTGAGGATTTTTATTCCCAAGAAAGACAGTCAGCCGGACGCAAATTTTATATCCCCTTCTTTGACGATCAGTATGAGATGGAAGAAGGACATGAATATGATTACGACTTGCCAAGTCTAAGCGAAACCCAACGAGAACAGAACAAAGAACTTATTAAAGAAATCAACGATAGGATTAGTTACACTTTGGACGCTAGTCGAGCCCCTAAATCTCGCTGGCATCATCGCCAAGTCCTTCGGCTTAAACTTCAGGAACTAAAAAATAAGTTATGAAAAAGATAATGGAAAACTTTAAAAAGTTTCTCGCCGAAGCGCAAAAGGGTGACTATGAGGTTGGTGGCGAGTTGGTGCTATTCCACTACGCCCCAGTAGATGCGGAAGCAATTCTTGTAGACCCTAAGTACTTTGCGGACAGAGCCAAGAGAAGTTCCTTCACTAGAAATGAGTACGAAACAAGCACGGTCCCCAGAACTTTTTGGTATGTGGACCCGCAACAAAGAGAAAGACAAGTGGCTTCAGGACGCCACTTGTATCAAGCCACAATCCCAGCGGGAGAAATCTATGACTTCAGAAACGACCCCGAAGGATACAAGAAAAAACATAGTCATCCAATTTATAAATTAAGAAAAGGCGAAGAGTGGAATACGATGCTAGAGGATATACGAGACAGCTATGCTGGTGTATACTATTCCCTGAGAGCTTTTGATGTAGTGTCGCTATTCGTACCCTACGAGGCGACCCGAGTCCCACCCGAAGAACAAGCCCGATTAGAGGGCGAATAAGAAAGGCAACAATATGAGACTTAAAGGAGAATCCTACGGCATCCATGTGGGAACATTTGTAATGAACTTCCATCATAAACTCTTACGGCTCGGCGTCGTGCGAGAGAAGCGGATCGGCGATCACGGCTGGGCCTATTGTAAGATTGATTGGCTGGAGGATGATATTCATATCGCAAAAGTTGCATGGGACAAAAAAATGAGATCTTCCTATCGGGATCCTGAAGAAATCCGAGTAGACTGGCTCACGCCAGTAAGCCCAAAGTGGTTGCAAAATGTTATGACTGCTTACGGAGAATATCAAAATGAGCGAAGAACAGAAATCTGAAGAGGTTGCTGATGATCTAATCCCGAAGCCACCACCTAAGTTGGCTCCGAGAGGGATTACCAGTTTCACAGTTTACCGCCAGCATGATGAGACAGGTGTCTCTGGTGATGGTGTTGTTATTGAGGGCGTCGTTATGGCGACAGGTCAATGCGTTGTTCACTGGCTCTACCCACCGCCTCGTGGAGGTATTGCCATCTTTGATAGTATGAGTGATTTTGTGAAGGTTCACATCGAACCACACCCAGGTAACCAAACTATCATCACATATCAGGACGGACACAAAGATGTGTACGGACACAAAACCGAGGAAGATAAAGCGGATGAAAAGAAATAATAATCCTACTTAAAACAATCGGAGTTCCCCATACGATGGGTGGAGAGCAGGGTTCGGGCTACCCTGCTCATTTTTTCTTGAACTATTCTAAAAGTAAGCTATACTATTATCACACCAAAATTAGAAAGGTAGTCAATGACTAACCGAATTGAAAGTAAGATCCCCTTTGTGGGGTTACATGCTCACTCAGGCTTATCTCCTTTCGATGGGCTAGGTATGCCCGGCGAGCACATGGACTTCGCCTACGAGAACGGGATGAACGCTCATGCTCTAACAGACCATGGGCACATGAATGGCTTGTCGTTTCAGGTAGAGCATCTCAAAAAGATGCGAGCCGACGGCAAAGATTTTAAAGCTTTGTACGGGTGTGAGTCTTATTTTATTAAGTCACACAAGAAGTGGCGTAAAATGTATGAGGAGCACCGCTCCAAAGTTAAGCGCCAAAAGAAGGAAGAGTACGGGCTTGTTATCGAAGATGAGGACCGGCAAAAGAAATTCAACCCTTTGAATATTCGCCGCCATCTCGTAATGATTGCCCAGAACCAGACAGGGCTAAACAACTTATTCAAGCTAGTGTCGGATAGTTATCAGCCTGAAAACTTCTATCGGTATCCCCGTATGGACTTTGAGATGCTGGACAAATACAATGAGGGTCTGATTATCAGCAGCGCCTGCATGTCGGGTCCTCTGTTTGGAGACTTCTGGAAGCATCGAGACCCTGACACGGGGGCCTACGACGCCGATGTAGTCTTGGCATCAATGAGAGACACTATTGCCCGCTTTAAGGAGATCTTCGGGGATAGATTTTACGGAGAAGTCCAGTGGAATGATATCATTGAGCAACATCAAGGTAACGCCCTCATTATTCAAGCCTGCGTGGAAATGGGCGTAGAGGTTATCAGCACAGCCGACAGCCACTACCCCCGACCAGAACTTTGGAAAGACCGAGAGATGTACCGCCGCATCGGCGGACAGTGGTGGGGTGATGATGATGGGCTTCCCGAATCAGTAGAGGAAGTTGGCTACGAACTCTACCCAAAGAACGGTGACCAGATGATGGAAGCCTATAAAAAATATTCAGCTAAATATAATATTGAATACGATGATGCCTTCATCCGTGATACAATTGAGCGGACACACCACATCGCCTTTGACCGATGTGAGGACTTTGTTCCCAACAGCGAGGTTCGCCTCCCAGAGTTTGTTGTACCCGAAGGCAAGACAGCCATTCAGGCTCTGACCTCCGACGCTCTTGCGGGAATGAAGAAAAAGAATATCACAGACCCCGAGTATGTGGACCGTCTGAAGTACGAACTAAACATCATCAAGGAGCGAGGCTTCGCCCAATACTTCCTGACGATGAAAGCCATCTCGGATAAAGCCCAGGAGGAAATGCTGGTCGGACTCGGACGAGGTTCAGCCGCTGGCTCACTCCTATCGTATGTCCTAGACATCACACAAGTGGACCCAATCAAATACCAATTACAATTTGAGAGGTTCCTGACCAAGGGCGGTAGTGGATACCCTGACATTGACTTTGATGTTGAGGAGCCAATGGTTCTCAAGGAACAACTAGCAGAGGAGTGGGGCAAGACAACAGTGGTTCCCATCAGCAACTTCAACACGCTCCAACTCCGCTCACTCATCAAAGACATCGGCAAGTTTTATAATATCCCGTTCACCGAAGTGAACAAGGTGACTGGCGTAATGATGAGCGAAGCCACACCCCTAGCCAAGAAAGCGCACGGCCAAATCGCTGGCGTCTACACACCAACATTTGACGAGGTAAAAGAATACAGTGAAACCTTACAAGAGTTTTTTAGAAAGTACCCGGAGGTGGCTACTCATGTCGATAACCTCTTTGGCAATATGCGGAGTATTTCTCGGCACGCTGGTGGGGTGGTTGTTGCTGAAGACCTAGATAAACACATGCCGCTCATCAACTCCGGCGGTGTCATCCAAACACCGTGGAGCGAAGGTCAGAACGTTAGACACCTTGAGCCCCTCGGCTTTATTAAGTTTGACCTGCTCGGCTTGTCAACTCTCCGTATGATTTCGGGAGCAATCCGCCACATCCTCAAACGCCATCAAGGTATCGAGGAGCCAACCTTCGAGCAGGTGAGAGATTATTATAATACTAATCTCCACCCAGACACGATTGACTTTGATAATCAGGAAGTCTGGCGTGAGGTATTCCACAAAGGCAAGTGGGCTGGCATCTTCCAGATGACTAACGGTGGAGCACAGCGGTTCTGCCAAGAAGCACAACCAGAATCCCTTTTGGATTTTGCTGCGGTCACGGCTATTTTCCGCCCCGGTCCACTTAGCGCCAAGGCTCACAGCCTGTATGTTGCGAACAAGTCTAACCCTAGCCAAGTACACTACGAGCACCCAATCATCAAAGAAGTTCTCGGAGATACATACGGGCTTCTGGTCTTCCAAGAGCAGTTGGCTATGCTCGCTCACAAGTTGGGTGATGACCTATCGCTGGACGAGGGCAACCTGCTCCGCAAAGTCCTGACGAAAAAGGGAACAGGAAAAGATAATATCAAGACCAAACTTTATAATAAGTTTGTGAAGGGCTGCGGCAAACACGGACTCACCGAAGATGTAGCCAAGAACTTGTGGTCTAAGATGGAATACTTTTCAGGCTACGGCTTCAACTTATCACACGCTGTATCCTACGGAGCCGTATCCTTTCAGTGTGCTTGGCTCAGTTATTATTATCCGGTTGAGTGGATGGCTGCGTTCCTAGACAAGGAACCAGAAGACAAGAAGGCAGGAGCAATCAACACAGCCAAGTCCTTTGGGTTTGAGATTGTCCCGCCAAGCGTCAACAAGTCAGGGCGAGTCTGGGAGATTGCCGAGGACGGCAAGACTTTGATTCAGCCGCTCGCAGGCATCAAGGGTCTGGGCGACGCAGCGATTGACCAGATTGTAGCCAACCGACCCTTCAATAGTATTGAGGAGTTTATCTTCAACGAGAACATCACATACTCCAAACTCAATAAGAAGGCTTTGGATGTGCTGGTCAGGAGCAAAGCCCTTGACGAGTTGATGGACGACAGGTTTACAGGTCTTCGCCACTTCTGGTCTGCCGTCGCTGTGGACAGGCCACGCAAGGAAAAGAACCTGCTGGAAAATATTGATGTGTACGCACCAGAGGGAGACTTCTCCGAGGAAGAGAAGTTGGAACACTTCGCATCTCTCACGGGCATCTTCCCCATCCATGAGATTATGCCGCAGGAGATTCAGGACAACCTGATGACCCGAGGCTGCCCGCCCATCAGCGAGTACGACCCTGACCTCCAACTGGTCTGGTTCATCCCGAGGGAAGTAAAAATAAAAAAGACAAAGAACGGCAAGGAATACTGGGTCATCCACACCACCGACAGCAACGCCTTTGATGCTCGCATCCGCTGCTGGGGGGTGAGAGATGACGACAAGATTTCCCTTAACAAAGTATACGTTGCTAACTTAGAATATAACGAGAAGTGGGGTTTCAGCACCCGCTCGCTTAGAAGGACATTTAGGAGGCTCACTTGAAGAAGTATCAAATCATTTATGCTGACCCACCCTGGGATTACAAAGGACAACTTCAGCACACCGGCAAAGGTGGTCCTGATAGTGGAGGAGCAACCCGCCACTACGGCTGTATGAAGTTGCCTGAACTCAAGAAGCTTGATGTTCCAAGTTTGTGCGACGATGACTGTTTGCTTTTCCTGTGGGCAACAAGCCCACACCTTGATCAAGCTATCGAACTTATGAAGGCGTGGGGATTCTCCTGGGCAACCGTAGGGTTTGTGTGGGACAAACAAAAAGTAAACCCCGGCTTCTATACGATGAGTCAAGTAGAACTATGCTTGATTGGCAAGCGTGGAAAGATCCCCAAGCCAAGAGGAGCCCGCAACATCCGCCAACTGGTTTCAGAGATGCGAGGGAAGCACAGCGCCAAACCGGCGGAAGTAAGAAAAAGAATTGAGGAAATGTTCCCAGAGCAGAGCAAGATTGAATTGTTTGCTCGCCACGAAGTTGATGGCTGGGACTGTCACGGCGATGAAGTCGAAGCAGATATTATCTTGGCGGCGAGCTAATGAAAGACCAAACAAATTTATTTAATGTTGCTGATGAATGTTATGACTGCGGGTGTGATCTGAAACCAGCCTGCGCTGACCGAGAAGGAAACAAAATGAAAGTAAGAGTCCAACGACTTCACAAGAACGCCAAGCTCCCTGTACGAGCACACCCAGCAGATGCCGGCATGGATTTGTTTTTTTGCCCAGCGCCACGGGACGACATCCCAAAGCAGATTGAGAGCGTCTTGCCTCATGGATCATCGCTCTTCCCGACTGGACTAAAGATTGAGGTACCAGAGGGATACATGCTGGAAATCAAGAACAAGTCTGGCATCGCTTCCAAGCGTGGTTTGGTCGTTGGAGCCTGTGTCGTGGACCGAGGATACACAGGAGAGATCTTCGTGAACCTTCACAACCCGAGTGACCGAACACAGACCCTCCACGCTGGTGACAAGATTGCCCAAGCCGTCTTCGTAAAGATTACCACGGATGTTCAGTTGGTGGAGTCTGACAGCATCTACGACGACGAAACCAGCAGGGGCGAAGGAGCCCTCGGTTCCACGGGAGACAGATAAAATACGTCACATGACCGATGCTCTATCATAGTTACTATAGAAAGGAGCAGTGCCGATTATTTAATTGACCTCTGCCCAGGGAATGGTATACTATGGGTGAGGAGAGGTCTGTGGCTACTGCATTATATCGTCTGGCGATTTTAGAATCTCAACCGATTCGAAACCCGAATGAACTACTAGAGTGGGACCGCCTACGCAAGTGGGTACTCAGTGACCCCGAATTGCTTAGACAGTATCAAGAGCAACATTATTTCTCGTGTGCGGAAGAAATTACTAAAAACGAGATGGCTCCGAAAAATAATCGTTCCCTAATTTTCAGATTTTTGAACTTTATTTTCCGACGATAAAACTTGACAGACTGTCTTTCCATGATAATATAATCATGAGGAGAGAGCCATGAAACCGAAGTTCAAGGAACTCATTAAAATTATCGTTGAGAACACTGACCCGTCTATGTCTCGCATGGAGGCATGGGAAGCGGTTGCTGTTGTCGTCCCAGAACTGACTTGGGAAAGTTTCAAACGCATTCAGCCCTTGGCGGAACGGAAGCGCAAGTGAGCAACGAGTGGCGTAAAAACCTGAAGGTCGGCGACCTCGTTATGATGAGGTCAGACCATATGGCTATTCTTACAGATGTCAACTGGCGCTCGGAAGATTCAGAGTATCCCCATGTTAAGTTGCGGTACACTGATGACGACAGCAACGGTAGCTGTAGTGCTTGGCGAGTCAAGGAGGTGTTGAGTGAGAGTCGGTGATTTGGTAACGTTCCAGCACGAAATGGACAACTCAGTTTCTGGTGTTATTGTAAAAGTTTATGCCCCACCCAAAAGCCCAGCGGGCTATATGTGGTGCGACGTTCTCTGGAGCTTTATGCCCGGCAACTCCCCGTGTAAGCAACGCTGGTGTGAATTGGAGATTTTAAATGAAGCCGGGTGATTTAGTAAAAGTAACATGGCGTTTTGACACCCCCCGGCTGGGGCTCGTTCTAACAGATCCCGCTGCTGACTTCCCTCAAGTATTGGTTCGGTTGGGATGTGGTCGTCGGGTATCTTTTGATTGCGATAGTGTGGAGGTGGTCCGTGAAGCCAGGTGATTTGGTAGACGTTTCCCACCGCCGCCGTGAGCGGCACGGGTATGGTATTATTACCGAGGTGAGGTCTCGCCATCCCTATGATGACCGCAGCGAGGAACTTCTTGTTACGGTACATCACCCCAAGACAGGGAAGACAACAAAGTGGAGTTCGCATTGGGTGGAGGTGCTTAGTGAATCTAAAGCCAGGTGACTTAGTAGAGCCCAACTGGAGTGCTAGCGAAGTCCCCCACATCAAAGAGAGGCACGGTCGGCAACTGGGTCTTGTTCTTTCATATCCCGAAGTCAAAAACCACGGCACAACCTGTGTAAAAGTTAATTGGCTTGGCTACGAACTGGAAGAATATTATTCTGTCCATCATTTGAGGTTGGTAGAAAATGAATAGATATAACGGGGCAGAGTTCACATATAATATTGGCGACCTCGTGTCCTTTATGCAGCGTCGTGTGACCGAGGATTATGTTGATGACTTTTTGCTGACTGGCATTATAATCAGGGAGCGTTTTGTTTTTACTGCCGACAATAAGTTCTTGGTCAAGACTCCAGAAAAAGATTATTGGGTTTCAAGACCAGCCCTAACTTTACTTTCAAAGGCAGAAAATAAAACTTGACAAGAGCCATAGTCATGTTAAGATACTATTGGAGAGAGCCTATGAGCCTGGTAAAAGAAATCCAGAAACGCTGCCACATCCAGCCTGGTATGTTGGTCAGGAGCAGCGGAGGCAGCGAAATCAATAAACTTGCTTTGGTTGTCGGACTATCTCCCTCGTGTAAGTTTGACCGAGACTACGAAGGAGCAGAGGACCACATCTTCTACAAGTGCGAGCCTTTTGACGGCACGCCAGCCTTTGTAGACTACGCTTGTAACATGGAGCAGGTATCATGAAAGTCGGACAGATTATTAAAGTAAATAAGTCTGGTCTGGCTCATTTTGCTCCCGGCATCCGCCGCAGGCTTGAAGGAGAGATTGGACTAGTTGTCCAGCAAAAGTACGAACTGGCTCACAAGCTCTTGAAGAATACCAAGGTCTATCCATCCATTGTCCGTTTTGAGGCTCTCAAAGGACTTGACATGTACGCAGACGGCGTTATGATATTTGATGACCAAGCGGAGATTTTATCATGAAACTTGGAACACTAGTCCAGTTCGCAGCCTACGGGGCGGTCATGGATACTGGCTATGTTTCAAAGTATGATGAGGACCCAGGGTTCATGTGGGTAGAGTGCGTGAAGATGGGACCTCAGCGAGTCAGTAAAGACAGTACGATGTTGGAGGTGGTAAGTGAAGCCGGGTGATTTGGTTCGCATTCGCAAAACCTCTATTGACCATCTGTCTGCCAACTGGTTTATCTGGCACGCAGAGCACAAGACCCCGCTGGTTTTGATTGAAGAGCTAAACAAAAGTTATTGGAATGTGCTGAAGCCTGATGGCAGTACGGTACACATCCACAAAACCCACCTGACGAAGAGGATGTATTGATGAATCCCGAATGGAAAAGATATAAAGTCGGAGACTTGGTAGCGGTTGCTGCTAATCAAGTGCTGGGTCTTATCACTCGCTCCAACTACTGGGCTCTTGATGAATATCTCGGCGGTGAGATTGAGTGCGTTGATGTGATGTTCGGAGCACACGAATCCAAGCAATACCCAGTTCAATATTTGGTGGACTTGAAGTAATGAGCGAGCTAATCGGCGGCATCTTTTACGGCACTATCATCGGAGGCTACATCCTCTGGTTTTGGGGGCGCATCCGATGAAGACCTCCCCCCGCCAAGTTGAGTACCTACCTGACCACCACTTCAAGGTCGGCGATATCGTAAGGCGATTTGTAATCGGCGGTAAAGACAGGCTCGGCGTTGTGCTGGGAACAGGAAAAAAGACGATGAACTACACGACATTACAAATGAATGAAGACGCCTGCCTAATATCTTTTGATAATGAAGAGCCAGTGTGGGAAGCGGCATATTTTCTGGAAAAAGTTGATGCCAAGTACTGATTTAAAGATTGGCACCCTGCTCCGAGTGAAGGAGCACTGCCGAAATAATATAACCGTCAGGCATAATGGCGAGTATGGTATTCTGGCACGAAACGATAAGGGAAACTATATTACACACGATGTTATATTCCCCACTGGCGAGCGAGTTATTTTTATGCCTATCAATTGGGAGGTAGTCAGCCATGCTGGATAGCAGCGATAAGATGTGGGCGGTTCAACAGCCTGGAACTATTTTACGAGCCCGTCATAGTGCTAAGTACGGACAACTGGCTCTGGTTCTTGCCCGAGCCTATGATGGCCCGAAGCCAAGCAACGGCTATCCCCCCCGCCAGTATGTGAAGATGCAGTGGCTCTCAACTGGCGAGCGGTTTGAAGAAATGTTAGTAAATGCTCATAATTGTTTTGACATTGTGAGTTCCTGTGATACACTATCCAACAAGGAGGAAGTATGAAACTATCGCTTAACACTAAAGTCGTAGATGACAAAACTGGGCTGGAGGGTCGGACTATTGGGCCTTTCACTCGCAAGGGAGAGCAGTGGTGGACTGTCTATTGGCGAAACGGTCAGACAACCTCCCAACGAGAAGAGGATCTCAACCAGTGTCAAACAATTTAACGAAAAAAGCTGAACTCGTTGCCGAAATGGAAGCAGGAATTAAGGTAGCTGAGGAGTTTGAGAAGGCTGGTGCGTTTTACGGAGACTCCAAAGACCTGCGGCAAGAAAAGGACCGAGAAGTCGCAGAGTTCTCTCAGACGCTAAACGATGGGCAAAGAATCAAGTTCCAGAAGGAACTGGACAGACTAGAGCTTCTATCCCGTTCGAGCGGGGCGAGCATCGCCACGTCTATACTTTCGTTGGACGCCTATATCAAAGGGAAGAGTAAAGTAAAAGTGGAGTTCTGGGGTCGGGAGGGGCTCAAAGAAGGGGTTGGACAAAAGACCGACCTAAAGACAACTCTCATCAACCCCAATCTCGACGAGATGGTTTATAGCTTTTCCCTGAAACAGTACCGTAGGTCCGGACGCATTCAGGTTGGATCGGGCACCTATTTGTCCACCTTTCTGGGGCTAGCGTATGACGTTGCTGGGCGAGGACGTTACCAGTCCCATGATAAAGAGCGGACTTTTGGCTCGAAAGGGAAATGCGAAGATGCCCGAGCCGAGATCCTCAAAGATTACGGCGTGGAATCTGCCAAGCTTTTGGATGAACTGGTGATTTTAACCGCTGGCGTAGCGGCCCTTCGTGGCAATAAAGTGTATCCGGGTGATGACTGGTGGAAAAAGAAATGTAAGGGTTTTACAGAATCGGCTGTTCCCATTTTTGAAAAATGGTTTAATTTCTTGCTTGAGCACGACCAAGATAAATTTATAGAACGTATTTTTCACCGAGCCGGTCTCGGGTGCGAGCATGAAACGGTGGTGACTTTCTGCCAAAACGGCGAGCCCCGGACCCTGAACACCTTGAGTGATCCGACGTTTGCGAAGACTATGAAAATTGGAAAAATTCCGATCAACCAACTCGAAGTGGAGACTAAGAGGTCCGGACAGGGTGAGGACGGGTGCAGCATTGATGTGAGGTTGCATCATACAACCTCCGGAAAGAGTTCGCCTTTAATGGAGTTGCAAATTCCCTTCACCCTCAATCGTAATGGGGCATGGCAGTTGTGCAATGAAGCAGGGCGTTGGTGTAAAAAGGACAAGCAATTTGTTGAGTTTGGACACTTGCGCCCGGAAAAGTCTAAAGAATTGGCCACATCCACAAATATGTGGCTGAAAGTGCCTTTGGGCAAATAGCGACGTGGAGGGGACAGTAAAGTGAGACGTGTAGTTGTGGGTAACCCCCCTTTTCAAAACCGGGAAAAGCAAGGGAAAACCCAACATAAAGTGTGGATCAAAATGACTCAGACTATCTTTGACCAAATGGACGAAGGAGACATTTTGCTGTGGATAAGCCCTCAGAGTTGGTCATCGCCTAGCAATAAAATATTAAAGCTGATGAGGGAAAATCAGGTTAACTATGTGTCTCTCAATACCGACGAACACTTTGAGGGAATTGGTTCCTCGTTTAGTGACTACTCTATCACAAAAACTTCCGCACCCTCTGCGAACCCTACGCTAGTGTCGGATCGCAACCACACCCCGTGTCATATTGCTTTTAAAGATCTTTTTTATCTTCCTAACGATGTGTGTGCGCTGTCATTATCTATTCACAATAAGGTTATGTTTGGGGGCTGTGATTGTTTGGATGTTCGGCATGATTATGTAACCAATCATAATATTTTGTTACGGACAGGAACAACGCTTTCCAAGACTCCTACCTCACAACACATTTATCCAGTATTTCACACTAATCGTCAAACATGGTATTCATCTCTCGAACAAAAGTGCATGACCGAGAAGAAGGTAGTGTGGACCCGGAGCGGATATCTTAAACCATTTTATGATGACGGGACGATTGGAATAACGGACATGGCTTATTATATTCCCGTTAAATCTCGCACCAAGGGGGACCGGCTCGTAGAGAACCTGTCTTCTCCGCTGATGAAATATATCTTCACAACCGCTAAGTGGTCTGGTTTTGGAAACGAGCGAGTGTTTGAGCGGTTGCCTGCGGCGCTAGCCTCTCTCCGGAAAGAGGATTTGGCGGATCACTTTAATCTGACATCCGACGAAGTGGCTTACATAGAAGAAGAGAGTTGGCGCAAGAAGCCCACGAAGGAGCTTCTTCTTGGTGGAGATTATACGGTCAAAACCCAAGGCAGGTCGGATATTTACGGAGAAGTGTTTACTCCGCCGGAGTTAGTAAATAAGATGCTTGATAAACTCCCACCGGAGGTCTGGGATCATTATGATGAGCCTTGGACTTTTCTTGATCCGGCATGTGGTAATGGTAATTTTTTAGTAGAAGTTCTTCGGCGTCAGCTTGACGCAGGTGTTTTGCCTGCCACCGCCCTTGGTTCTGTTTATGGTATTGATATAATGCCGGACAATGTGCTGGAGTGCAGGCAACGCCTTCTTTCCGTGGCTCTCCAGGCGCACATGGAGAGAGAAGAGGAGGCGAAGAGAGCGAACCCTGATGCTGTTTCTTGCCCATCTGCCGTGACCAAATTATACCTAATAGTGACTGAGCGCATTGCGGTGGCTAATAGTTTAGAAGATTCTTTGGAGGATGTCTTCCCCTACAGTCCGGACCCAGGGTTCGACTTCTGCGCCAACCGCCACCGCACCCAAAACGAAGGACCCTCAGAATGAACAAAAAACACAAAAAGAAATTAAAGCGAGCAGCAAAGAGAAAAAAGGAAAAAGCTTTTGCACAAGAGACCGAACGGGTGCAAAACAAAATGAAGAAACAGATGGGGGTGTTTGACAGGCTCCCTGAAGATTGTTCTACTTGTGAAAAGGATTTCCCTAAAACTCGTGAGGCACATATGACCTGGCGAGTGGTGGTGAAAACAGAGAAAGAAAAGGTCTGGCTATTCTGTCCGGACTGCCAAGAGAAAGCCAAGGAATTGGTGGAGAAACAAAATGAAGTTTAAAGAAGCAGTCACCTACGACGACATGCTCATCGTGCCGCAGTACAGCGACATCACGAGCAGGAGCGAGGTAGACATTAGCAGCAATCTTGGTCACAGGGAGTTCCACCTTCCTGTGATTGCCTCTCCGATGGACACCGTATCCGAGGTCCAGATGGCTCTGGCTATGAATGAGGCAGGAGGTCTTGCTGTTCTCCATCGGTATAATACAATTACCGAACAGCAAAAGATGGCGCACAAAGTTGTTCATCACACAGATTGGTCTGGTCAGGTGGCTGCTGCCATCGGCGTGACCGACGACTACTTAGAGCGAGCAGAAGCTCTTATCGCCACGGGTGTTGATATCCTTTGTGTAGATGTGGCACATGGCCATCACTCTTTAATGAAAAAAGCCCTCACGACCTTGCGGGAAGAGTATGGAAATCATATCTATATTATGGCAGGAAATGTCTGCACCCTGGAGGGCATCAATGATCTTGCAGATTGGGGCGCTAATGCTGTACGTTGTAATATTGGTGGTGGCTCCATTTGCAGCACTCGTCTGGTTACGGGACACGGTTTACCGGGACTACAAACAATCCTTGACTGCGCCAGAACAGACCGAGATGTCGCCATCATCGCCGACGGAGGAATTAAGTGCTCGGGAGACATTGTTAAGGCGTTGGCAGCGGGGGCAGACTTTGTAATGTGTGGTTCGCTACTGGCAGGAACAGCCGAAAGCCCCGGTAAAGTAATTAGTTTACCTAGTAACGTCCGAGTAAAAGAATATCGAGGCATGGCTTCCAAAGATGCTCAACTTGATTGGCGCAACAAGTCATCCACCCCAGAGGGCGTGGCGTCCTATGTCCCCTTCAAGGGTAGTGTGCGTGATATCCTCCGAGACCTAGAAGGAGGGATTAAGTCTGGACTTTCTTATACCGGCGCTCGGGACTTGACAGAACTGCGCCACAAGGTAGAATGGGCTCGCCAAACTTCTGCGGGAACCCAAGAGAGTGGAACTCATATTTTTACACAGAATGGAACAAGAAAATAATGTTTTATAGAAAATCACCAAAAGAACAACAAGAAGATATTGACCGTCAACCAACGGATTTTGAGGTTCAGTATAGCGAGAGCCCAACCTGCTTTGAGGTCCACGAAAAGTGGAAACTTCCATGCGATCAAACTGAGTGTCGCAACTTTATGAATTTCGAAGAAGATCTCAACTGCGCCGTGGTTTGTGCCCGCAAGAATGAAAACGGACTAAGTTTGCGAGAAGTTGCGGAGCGGATGGGTGTCAGCTTCCCAAGAATCAGCCAGATTGAACACGCTGCGTTTAAGAAATTAAAAGCTGCTGGGGTTTTTGAAGAAGAATAGGGTTTTTTCTATATTATCAAACTATTTATTTTTGATTGCGCTCATTGCGTGAATCTATAAAAGGAGAAAACATCACAATGTCGAAGAAAAAGGCACTCATTAAAGAAACAGTAGTTCGTCGCTGGGGTAAGCTTGCTAACATCCATCCCTTGACTGAAACTTTCCTTGAGGATACAGACCTGTATGAACAAGAAGAGGAAGGGGAGGAACTCGACGCTGAGGAAGCTGGTGCGGAAGACATGGAAGTACCCGTTGAAGAACCCGGCGCTGAAGAAATGGACGCAGCGGCTCCGGCAGGAGAAGAGGAAGCTGTTGAGCGCATCGTCACTGCCGTTGTAGATGCCATCGCCGACGAAACAGGTGTTGACATTGAAGTCGAAGGTGAGGCTGGAGAAGCCGAAGGCGAAATGGAAATGGAAATGGGCGAAGAGCCACCTGAAGCGGTCGCTCTCGAAGAGCCTGCTGCCGAAGAGGAAGAGCCCGCTCCCGCTGGACGTGATATGGCTTACAACCGCAAGGATGAAGAACTCAACATCGATATGATTGACGATGAGGACCTTACCGAAGCAGTTCTCAAGCGAGTGGTTGAACGACTCCTTCGCCGCAAGTAATCCTTCGGGAGAAAACATGAACCGTTTTCAAGCAAACGACCTCCGTAATTTGATTACCGAGGTCGTTTCTGCTTATCAGGCAGAAAAAAGAAATAAATGGCTACTGGAAAGCCCCGAAGTAATTGAGGAAGGGGTCTTTGATCCCGGCATCCTCAAAGCAATCTTCACGGCTGGCGGACCAGGCAGCGGAAAATCTTTTGTAGCAGACATGCTAATGGGAGCCCGATCTCTTGAGCCGCCTCACGCAAGATACTTTGAGGAAAACACTTCGTATCTTCCTAGCGGCATCAAGTATGTCAACTCTGACACGCTCTTCGAGAGAGGACTCATGAAGATGGGCATCAGCCCGAAAGACCTTGCGGATATCGAGGGACTGCCCAGCGACGAGTTGTGGGATATCATTCAGGGCGGCGACCCAGAATCTGTTCGCAATGTAGCCAAAGGACAGCTTAATGCCAAGCGTGCTTTTTTTGAGAGCGGACGCCTGGGTGTGCTGGTTGACGGAACCGGCCGCCAATACGACAAAATCCTGGGACAAAAAGAAAAAATGGAGAAGCTAGGATACGACACCGCAATGGTGTTTGTGAACACTTCTCTTGATGTTGCCCAACAACGCAATGCAAACAGGTCACGCCAACTTCCCGAGGAAACAGTAGAAGACCTGTGGACTCAGGTACAGGAAAACCTGAAAGCCTACGCTCAACTTTTTGGAAACGACTTTACAATTATTATGAACGATGCCCCAGGGCCACCACCTGACTCAGCGGTCAAAGGACTGGACGACTTTGTGGATGCCCCGGTCAAAAACCCAGTCGGACAAGCGTGGATTGAGGGCGAACTTGAACGCCGTGGCGTCCAAACTCTTGAGCCCGGCGGAGCAGGCGGTTTCCGTGGAGACCGAGAATCTGCCGAGCGGATTGCTCGTATGAGACAAACAAGAGACGAACAGGGGGCAGAGTGACCTTTGACGTCCTCAAGCTGCTAGAAGAAGAAGGCTACATCAAAGACGGTGAAGACAATTTAGTTCACGCCGAAAAAGCTTTCTTTGCAGCCCGAGTCATGAAATGGATTAGAAACAAGGTTCAGACTGAGCCTGATTTTGATCTACCTGCCTACTTAACCATGTTGATGTATTATAAAACAGATATGGCAGACTTAAAGTTTTCGGAAGATGAAGATAAACTACTATACAAGATGAAGAATCCAGACAGGGAGGTGCAGGAAATTGTGGACTCACTTATTAAAAATCTTAACAAGCCTATTTCAGAACCTTCCAAAAAAGAAGGAGCAACCACCAGTGCATCCGAAGATGCTGATGGAACTCCTGACCCCTAAAGACATAAAGTCATACTTTGCTGCCAAAGGATACAAGTTTTTTGACACTCCCGACAGGAAACTAAACCTTAACATAATTGGCGTGCGCCGTGACAACCAGGGAACCAACACCTTTGATGATTTTCTGCTTGTAATGTATCGGGAAGAAGAACTGATGATCAGTCATCGCTGGCAAGCCACAACTGACCCAGGGAAGTACTGGCTAGAAAACCCAATGAACCCGAAAGGCACAGCCGTCCTTTCGCCAGGTCAGTACCGAGGCACTTGGCAGCTTGGTAAACACCAAGGAAAATACGAGGCACTTGTTCAGAGAAGACCAGTAAAAGTTTGGCGGGACAATAACAAAGATGAGGTTATAGATTATAATAATATAACACTTCTATCTGAGGAGGGTTATTTCGGAATAAACATTCACCGCAGTAATCCGTATGACCAGTCGTACCTTGTCAACAAATGGAGTGCCGGCTGCCAAGTTTTTAAAAAAGCGGAAGATTATAATAAGTTTATAGAACTTTGCAGAGAGTCAGCGAAGATCTACGGCAACAGCTTTACTTACACCTTGGTTGACGAAAAAGATTTGAGGAAACACCTAAATAGTTGACTATTTATATGTAGCACTTTTGGGAGAGCTTTATTTATGCAACATAGATTAATCATGGAGAATTGGCGCAATTTTCTGGAACAGCCGGGGGATCCATTCCTTATTTACGAAAGAAAAGGTAAAATAGAGCAGGTAAATTTTCAGCACCTGCTAAAGGAAGTTGACCGAGGTAAAGTATCACACAAGCAAGCGTACCTAATTTTTGAAAGAGCGTTTGATTATGGGGAAAGACAGCTTCTAGAAGAAGGACTTTGGGATCTTATTGTTCAAGGATACGACAAAGCCGGTGAAATTGTTAGCAATGTCGCCGCCGACGTCAAGGCAGCGTGGGAAAAAGTAAGCGATTTTTATTTGAATATGATGATCAAGGCGATGGGACTGGCCAGCCGTGGCATTCAGTTCTTTTCCAAGTATGCCAGAAAAGTGTTAGATGCGATTGATAAGTTTCAGGAGAAGCATCCTATACTTTATAAAATTATTGTTGCTGTTATAATCATTCTGATTATTTACGCTTTGTTTGGGTCGTCTAACGCTCAAGCAGCAGTTCGGGTTGGCGACAAAACTATGACCGACACAGAGTACAAGGCTGTCCAAGGGGTGCTAGAGACGGCATCAAGAGATGCTTCAATTGCCGACGTAGGATTCAGAACCGCTGTTGGCGAGGCGCAAGTAGCCCTCCAGCAAGCCCACCAAACCGGCGAATCAATTAATATAAATGATCTAGCGCCTACTGTGCAGGAGGCTTGGAGTATCGTGGACACCACTTTAAACACAGCAGCCCAAGGCGATAAGGCCGCTGGTCAGGTGTTTAATCTATGGTACAAGCTTGGCGACGCTCTTAGAATCACAAGCATAGGAATGTAAGGAGAAAATAATGTCCCAATATAAAATCACTAAAAAACGGTTAGCGCAAATCATAAAAGAAGAATACCAAAACCTTCAAGAACTTGAGGACCCTCGCAGCCCAAGCCCAATGTCGTGGGAACACGAGGGTGCGGCTGACGACTTCAGAAATCAGATTATGAATTTGGTCTTCAAATTAGCGCCCCTCACTCTTGATCCCAAGACTGCCAACGCCGTCGAAATTGAAATTCGAGATGTACTTAACACTCTCAACATTGGCACAAACCCAAGAGACCAGTACCGCCAAGAAGAATCCAAGAAAGCCAAGAAAGATTTTGATGGTGATGGTGAGGTAGAGTCCGCAGAAGCGGAGTGGAAGGGTTCTCGGGACAAAGCAATTGATAAAGAAAAGGAAGACGAGAAAGTTAGCAAGGAATCGCTGGACTCTATTCGTGACCTGATCATGCAAGAACTAAAGAACCTCTAATGTATGCGCCGTTTAAGCAACATCATCTTGACTACGTTGCCAGCGTTCCCGCCGTTAACAATGAGTTTGCAGACAAAGTAAAAGAATTAGACCACAGGCTTCAGAAAAACGGCTTGGCTTATAAAAATTGGGATACAATGACAGATCACCAGCAGGAGATCTTTTCTCAAAGCCTGTTCCTTGATGGTCAGTGTGCAAACAGTGTACAGGATTATGTTAGAGGTGCTGCCCATAGCTGTGAGCCCTGTGCGGTCGAGGAACTTCACCACCACTCCCCAGCTTTAATGCGAGCGATTGACGAAGAGAAAGAAAAACTTCCTGACATGAAGGTAAAGATTGGGGAAAGTTTAAATATTTTTAATGGACTCATCGACGTAGTGTTGGAGCAAATATTGTTCGAAGAAGAATCGGAAGATCAACGATATGCATCAGTTAATGAAGCGGTACAAGAGATCCTGGCAGCGGCTAACTCCGAAGTAACAACTAACGGTGCAGATGGAGCAGGTGCCCCTCCGCAAAAAAAAAGAGATGGCACATACGGAAACGCCAAGATGTGGCAATACACTAACACACTAGGTCCCCAGTCTTCCCGCCTAGAATTGCTTAATACGGTAAAAGCTAAACTCACTGAACTGGGGGCTACGGATTTTATAGACTACAAAGAAGCCTTTCGGGGATTTCGTGCCATTTGGCCCGATGGCTTCAATTACGGACTAAAGATATTTAAAGGTGGAGCGAAGGGCATCGGAAACAAGGGAGATATTCTAGAAGGGTTGTTGGCGTCTGCCTTTTATTTGCGCTTTCTAGATCCAGATGGGGAACTTGACGCTAATGATATTTTTAAGACGGCTCGCTCGTTAGGTAAAAATGCGACGTCCAATAGGAGCGGAAAGGGTAAAAATGGATCGGTAGGACCAACACCATCAGGAAAAGACGGAGAAGACAAAGTAACTCTCAGAGTGGGGTTAGCCAACGGAGTGTTCAGTGACTTGACGGCGGTAAAAGAAGATGCCGACGATACCGAAGAGGAGGTGGGCGTTTGGGACGACGACCTTCGCCCCTTGGCGGTGGGAGCCGCCAGGGCAGCAAGTACCCGAGGCGCTAAAGAACTAGCCAAAACACTATGGGAAAGCCAGGTGGATAATATCGTGGTTAGCGCCATGGGTTTGGAGGGACAGACTGTAACTAAGGCAGACTTGCAGGTCACTATTGATGGAAGGCCCGACCTAGACTTTCCCGACGCCGCTGGCGCAACTCTTAAAACAATCGGAAACTTGTCGCTGAAATATAATTCTACCCTCTTGGGACAAACGGGCAAAAGCTGGACAGGACCCAAGGGAATCCAACAAATGATAAAAGACATGTTTATGGTGGATGTGGGAGATCAGTCAGATGCCTGGCAAAAGGTGTTGGATACTTATGCAGGTACTGAGCAAGGGAATGACAAACTCAAGGAAGCTTTGTCTGATATGGTGATGGCGAAAGTAGAAGCTCAACTTGCGCCCATTTTCAACCCGCCTGGCAAAGACGAAGAGGCGGAAGCACAGGCTAAAAAAGCTCTACTCACAGCTATCGAGGGCGGCGTTCGCAAAGCCGGCACAGGATATACAGCCGAACAGATTGCTGATGCGGGACAGGATACACCTCCGATGGGATTCTTGTCTATTGGCAACGAGACTGCCTATTATTTAGATTTTTACGAGTCTTTGACGAAGGCGATGCAGGATACAGCCGACTTGGCTGTGGTTCACAAAAAAGATGAGGGCGAGAATCCTATGTTGCTGTTTTATGATAGAAGTAAACTTACCAATGATGATGACCCAAGCTCCGCCCCCTATCCTGAACCTAGAACAAAATCCAGTCCTAATGTATTATTCTCTTATCGGGGGAAGCCCGAAAACAAAGGCAAAACATTTAGGACCTACATTGAGTACGGACCCCGGTTGAAAGAGTTGACGGAGATATTTGATGACGATGCCCAGGCACAAATCCAGCAAGCGGCCGCTGAAGCTGTTGAGCCCGCAGGTGCTGACGATGCTCCTGATATCACTTCTCCCGACGTAAGTCCAGCACAATAGAAAGAAAGCGAGGATAATTGAAATCTCTTTTAAGATACCCAGGTGGTAAAACAAGAGCCCTCAAACACATTACACCTTATTTCCCAAAAAACCTGACAGAAATTGTCAGTCCCTTTTTTGGTGGCGGGTCTATTGAGATTCACTACGCCTCGCAAGGTGTGCGAGTTCACGGCTATGATATCTTTGAGCCGCTCGTAAACTTCTGGCAACATGCCCTAGAAGACCCCAAGGGAATGTCCCGCCTTCTTGAGGAAATGTTTCATCCGTGTACAAAAGATATGTTTCTTCAGTATCAGAAGAAGCAGGGCTGGGACCACATGGATAACACTCACATGCTTTGGCGAGAGATGCGAGCCTGTATGTATTACGCTTTAAACCGCTCGTCATTTAGCGGGGCAACTATGAGCGGCGGATACTCACAACAAGCAGCAGACAAGCGGTTCACCCAAAGCAGCATTGACCGCCTTAGAAACTTCTCATGTCCCTTTCTAACTGTAAAGCAAGCGGACTTCACCGACAGCCTACGGAGACACGACGATGAAACTTTTATCTACGCTGACCCACCATATCTTTTGGAAAAGTCTACTCTATACGGTGAAAGGGGTTCGGCACATAAGGACTTCGACCACCAAAGTTTTGCGGAAGAAATCAAAAAGAAAAACAACTGGGTGATATCTTACAACCCTCACCCTGAAATTCTGGAACTATACAAAGATTATAAAATAGTATACCCTGAATGGGCATATGGTATGTCCAAAGACAAGAAGTCCAAGGAGATACTGATACTTAACGTTAAGGAGAATGAAGATGCGTTATTTACTGATGATTAGTTTATTGTTGCCTGCGATGGCAACAGCAGAGGAGCAGCGAATTGGTTTTGTTGCTGGCTCGACCCACGGTGTGGGGCTTGGTTATAGCAGGCAGTTTGACGATGGTCGAGGCTGGCAAGTCTCACTCCTGCCGATTGTGGATGAAGACTTCGATTCGACTGTTTTTGTCGGCGGAACACTTTTTCACACACTTAACTCTACCAGTTGGGGGCGTGCCTATTGGTCGCTAGGTCTCGCTGCTTTTTACCACCGAGACAGCGGCGACCACTGGGAGTATGTATGCGATGACAACGGTGACAACTGTAGGGACATAGAGATCACAGGGCAACTTGACGAGGGTGTTATGTTCTCGTTTGGTCCGGGTGTTGGGCTTGAGCGCCGATGGAAGCAGTTTGCCGTAGCTTTGGAGTTGCCCTTGGCAATTCAGGTTGGGTATGCAAATCATCAGTTTGGATTCTTGGGGATGCACCCTATTCCTAACTTCTCGTTGATGTATTTTTGGTAAGTAGATGAAGATAGATATTAAAACGCTTGTAACCATCGGGGCACTTTTAGTTCCTCTCATCGGGTTTTATTATACAACCAACATGAGACTGGATGCGCTCGAAGCCAAGGTCAAGACTATGCAGATGGTTTTGTGGCCACAGGTAGAACACAACAAAAAGAAACAAAAGAAAAGGAAAAGCAAATGAATAAAGATTACATTCTGTTTGGTGATGAAATTAGACAGAAGCTTCTTTCTGGTGCTAATAAATTGACTGATGCTGTGGCTTCGACTCTTGGACCTCGTGGGCAAAATGTAATTCTCTATAGACGTGGCGCTGACCCTGTTATCACAAAGGATGGCGTAAGCGTTGCCCGTGTTGTAGAACTTGACGACGATTACGAGCAAGCAGCGGTGGAGGTGCTTCGCCAAGCAGCCCTCCAGACAGAAAAGACGAGCGGTGATGGCACAACGACCAGTACTGTTTTGGCTCGTGCCATACTGCTAGCAGCCAACAAGCACATTGCTGCCGGTGCCTCATCTACTGATATCAAGAGAGGGATTGATGCAGCAGTTGAGGCAATATGTGACAGGATTACAGAACTCGCACAGCCAGTTTCCAGCGAGGAAGAGATCCGACATGTTGCAACAGTTTCTGCCAACGGCGATGAGGCTATAGGGGCATTGATTGCCGAGGCAGTGGCTGCCGCAGGAAAAGACGGGTCTATCACCATTGAGGAAAGCCGTTCCCTGAAAACTATTCTGGATGTTGTTGAGGGCTTCCGCTTCGATGGCGGCTTTGTCTCTCCACAGTTTGTAACAGACCAGAGGCGTGCAGTTATAGAATATAGAGACGCCCTCGTGTTTGTGACCGACGAGACTTTAGACAATGTTGAGGAGATGCTGTCAATTTTAGAGGTGGTGGCTCGTGATGGTCGCCCCTTTGTTATTGTGGCGGAAGAGATTGAGGGTCAACTTCTTGCGGCATTGATTATGAATCGTATGCGAAATGACATGAAGATTGCCGCAGTCAAGGCACCCAAGTACGGCGAAGAGCGACGCAGCCTTCTGGAGGATATTGCGCTGGTTACGGGAGCCACCTTCGTCAGCAAAGATAGTGGTATCAGACTCAGGGATGTCAAGCTGGAGCACCTGGGGTCTGTGAAAAGAATAGAGATCAGCAAGAGACGGACTATCTTATCTGACAGCGACGTTGACTATGGGGAATTAGAAAAAAGAGTAGAGTCCCTCACCGCTCTTATGGAAGACACAGAAGACCTCAAGGAAGCCGAAGCAATCCAAGAGAGAATAACAAGACTTCAGTCTGCCGTCGCCGTCGTTCGCATCGGAGGAGCAACAGAAATCGAAGTCACAGAAAAGAAACACAGAGTTGAGGACGCCTTAGAGGCAGTCAGGTCAGCACAAGAGGAGGGGATTGTTCCTGGCGGCGGCACAGCTTTGATAAAAGCTGCTCATGCGGTAAGGGTTGAGCTAGCCAACGAGGACGAACTTCGGGGCGCTCAAGCTCTAGCAGAAGCGTGTACGGCTCCAATGAAACAGATACTCAAGAATGCGGACGTGTCCTCGGACCTAGTGATAAATACCCTTCCTCATGATGAAGAGAGTCTTAATGTTGGCTTTAATGCTAGGACTGAAAACTTTGAAGATTTAATCGAGTCGGGCGTCATCGACCCAGCAAAAACTGTGAAGTGTGCGTTACAAAACGCCGCTAGCGCAGCGGGAACGCTGCTCACAACTAATTGTGCTGTTTTAAAGAAAGGTGGTGAATAAAAACACAAGTCTAACGACTAATTAAAACAGCCGGTTTCATACAAAAGACCAGAGTATTTTATGCCTGGTCTTTTTTTATATTGGAGCACTCAAATGAGCGATGATCTTTTAAAACTTGTTTTGCAAAAAGTAGAAAATATGGAGCACAAAATTACTAGTGCTAAGTCGCTCAACGGTGGGTTTGATAAATTAGCGATAGATGTTGAGCACATCAAAGATTCCCAACGGGAAGTCCTTGACGCCGTGCGAGGCGTAAAGAAAAGCCTTTACGAGCCAGACTCAGGGCTTTTTAGCCGAGTTAAAGAGTTGGAACTGGAATCAGCACGACGCCAAGAATATATTAATGAAACTAAACCCATTGTGGCACAACATCAAGAAGTTCTTATGTGGAAGAATCAAGTCCAAAAAGATGTGGACGAGGTAGAGGAGCTTCGTCTTGAGGTATCTAAGCTTCAAGACTGGAAAGCAGGTATGCAAAAGGTCATCTGGCTCATAGCAACTGCTGCTGGTGGTATGTGGGTGAAACACTTTATGGATCTCGTGATGAAGTAAGATGTTTGCTTTGTTTGTCGCTGTCGTATGCTTAGGTGGAGCGATCTATTATCGCAATCGCTGGAAGAAATGCGAGAAGCAAAAAGAAAATCTATCTAAAAATCGGATGTTGTGGGAAGATTGGGGAGAATAAAATGAAAAACTGGAAACCTTTTTTTATTGAGAACAGCAAAGTTCCTGTTGTTCTCTCTTATTTTGCCCCCATTCAGATATGGGCTATTACTTTATTCTTTTTGGTCTTCTGTAAAGGAGAGTTGGGAGAGGTTACGAAGCGCCACGAGACAATACACTTCCAGCAATTTTTAGAGACAGGTGTCATTGGCATGGTCGCTTTGTATTTGTGGGATTACCTTCATGGTTATATCAAATATCGAGACGGAGCAGAGGCCTATAGAAGAATCAGAGCAGAACAGGAAGCCTATGAAATGGCTGATGATCCTGATTACCTCGCAACTCGCCCACGTTTTTTGTGGATAAAAAAATATAAAGTATAAATAAAACTTGACCTACCCTAGATGTATGCTAATATACATATGTAAGGGAGACAGGTAATGGGTTATTGGCATCAAATGTATCCTCGCCCTCAACGGGCTGAACGAGTGGAACTCACAAACGGGGCAGCCCGCTTTGAGTCCCTGATGTCCAAAGAGTTGTCGGAGCGTGACCGCAAGTTTGCTGAGTCTCTCAAGCGTCAGTTTGAGGATGGCGGCAAGTTGTCCGTCAAGCAAGTCGAGTGCCTTGAGCGTATGGAAGAGCGGTACTCCGACGAGGCTATCGTCGCCCGCAACGAGTGGGAAGCAAACTACAAAGCAAACCATCGCCCCCTCGCTCAGATCTGCGCTCAATACTACCGCACCACCACTTACTTCCGTGACCTTGCTACCAAGGTTCTTTTGGATGAGGACTTCGTTCCCACCGAAAAGCAGTTTAACGCTCTCACCAAAAACAAGTATGCCAAGAAGGCCATCGCTGCTGCGGTTGAAGCGCCTGCCTTCCCTGTCGGTTCGCTCTGTAAGGTGCGTGCCAACTACAACTTGGTCCAGCGTCGTGACCTTCACGATCAGGTTGGTCTGGTGGTTGCTAACCACCCCGTCGGGCTCTACGCCTCCTCAACCATCCTTGTAAATGGCGAGCACGTCAAGCTCCAAGACCGTTGCTTGAAGGCGGCGAAGAAGAAAAAGAAATAACTTAACAAAATCTCAATAATGAGACATAATCCTATTAAGGAGGATTTCGTATATGCGAGCAACAATTAGTTTTGAGGCGGATGTGTCCAGGGTAAACGACATTATGCGCTCTTTGGTTTTGGAGGAGTCCAATGCTCTTCAGGACGCTTTCATCTGCCTGGAGAAGGCAACTGCCGACCGCATCGTGGAGGGCGTGTCCGAAGCTCTGAATCATATTTATACCGTAGCGAATCAACTGGAGCAGTACCGAGACATGATGCTTGGATTTGAGCGTGCTCGGTTTGAGACAATGCTACCACAACCAGCGCAAGAATCTCTTGAGAATCTTGGTAATATCAGAGAAACTATCGAAGAGACGAAGAGAAATGTTCAAGGAGTCGAAGAAGCTCTGAGTAATATGTCTACCATGGATCCAAACGACATTCCCGCAGCGGAGCCAGTGTTCGACCCTAGCGAGTTTGACCCCTCTCAATTGAAGGGGTTAAAGGATACGGTTACCCAAATGAGGAGGTTTGCTAATTTTATTAAGGGGGCGGAAGATTCCTCCCTAGGAGAAGAACATGAACCTCAAGAAGGGTGACCTAGTATATCTGCCTTCGGATATTACACTCCTTGACACTGGGGACCCATCGGCACCTGTTGATTGGATAAGATTATCTGAGCCTAGTATGGCTGTAATGGTAGAACCTAATTTTAATAACGAAAACATTTATCACAAGGTTCACGTCAAAGGAGACGATTGGCTTGTGCGAACAATTGATACAATGGAGGTAATGTCCCGTGCTTAAAGTTTCAGAAGTATATGAAAAACAAGTTAAAACATTTAAGGAGCGCCCCGACGGCTCTGAGTTTGTTAGTTTTGAAAAGATTTATGACACACGAGAGTGTTTACTAAACACGGAATATGTTGTTTCTATCCACCCTCATGAATTTACAACTTCTGTGGATCATAGTAGGTTGGAGGGTAGATTTCCCGAAGGGACAAAGTTCTGTACCTTCGTGCTAGATGGCAATTCTTTTCGCTCATCTGAAATTGTCGTGGTTGGGTCTTTTCAAAAGTTTTGTCGGCTGTTGCAGGAAAATGACTCATGAGCCTGCCAACTTGGGGCGAACTATGGGACTATCACTGCACCTTGAAGGATGTTGGGAACAGGACTCATGGGCTCCCCAGGCTCGGCGGCCTTTCCCGAAAATTGAATCCTTTTTATGAAGAGATGGCTTCACGCCGCTACAACTACGCTGCGTCATCAGATAAAGCCGCTTTTCGTTTGGTGTTTCTCAAGGATGTTCTGAAGAATCCAGACAATAAAACCTTGGTCCGCAAAGGAAGGTTCATCTGGTGCAAAAATATAAGATACGAAGGACAAGGCAAAGAAGGTCTGCGTCAAATTTCTTTTACTGTTGACAAAGGTAAGAAAAGATTTCTGGTATCAGAAAATAATGTCCTTTGTGTCCCGTCAAAGATTTTCATAAACAACAATAGGTATTTTCGAGAAAAGGAAAAAACATTTACTGCCTTCTCATCGGTGTTTGCCTATAAAAATACTTTTAATATGATGCTCAAGGAGAGTGACCTCGACCGCCAAGATTTTCAAGATCTCATTAACAGAGATAACCCTTATAAGCCAGGGACATTAGTTGCCCCTCGTCTTGGGTATTTTTACCCTCAGCGAGCGAACACCATGCGTTCTACCCCGAAGAATGACAAAGATAAACTAAAACTAACTGCCGAGCACCCGTATGGTATTATTATTGGAAGTTTTCCCGACAACAGCGACTATTCAGGAAGAGAGTTTTACCGAGTTAGGTTCGGAGATACTACTTATGAAAGGGTACACCCAATTCAAATGGAGGTTGTAAATGAAGTTTAGATTATACACAAAGACTAGCTGTCCTTATTGTCATATGGCGGTAAGGTTATTGGCAGATCATCAAAAAGAATTCGAGTGCTATGCTTTGGATCAGCAGCCTGATCTATTGAATGAGATACAGAACACATACAACTGGAATACCGTACCAGTAGTTGTAGAAATCACCGAAGGTCAAGAAAAGTTTATCGGCGGCTATACCGATTTAAAAGAGTACCTAGATACTGGAAAGCAACTGCTGAAGGGGTAAAGCATATGATATGGACTTCGACTATTTCGCCACTGGTGAAAGATGTAGAGCTAAGGAAGCCCCCAATCATTGTGAGGGTCAACAAGTTTACAGAAGATTCTGCAAAAAAGTTTCACCACGAGATGGCGCAGGCTCACAACACAGGGCAAAAGGTAATTCCGATAGTCATTGATTCGTATGGGGGGCAGGTTTACGCTCTTATGTCTATGATTGCAGCTATTGAATCTGCCGAACTTCCGGTTGCTACCATTGTTGAGGGTAAGGCAATGTCCTGCGGTGCGGTACTTCTGACCTTTGGAGAGCAGGGAATGAGATTCGCCGACCCTAACGCCACTGTTATGATTCACGATGTGAGCAGCGGAGGCTGGGGAAAGATCGAAGAACTTAAAGCAGACGTGGCAGAAGCCGAGCGCCTCGACGAAAAGATTTTCACTATGATGGCTCGTAACTGCGGTAAGAAAGATGATTACTTTAAGAAAAAAGTTTTCAACAAGAAACACGCTGATTGGTTCATGGATGCCGCCGAAGCCAAGAAACACGGGCTCGTTAACCATTTGCGCTTACCTAAATTGTCTCTCAAGATTGGGGTTGAAATTGATTTTGAGTGACCGATCAGTCTATGCAATGAAGTTTAAAACCTTTTTTGCGGGCATCGAAGCCGCCCAGAGAGATTTAGATTACTTAGAAGACTTTCTAAAGAACCCTTATGATCAGTTTGTTATTCGAAATATCGGAGATTTTTGCCTTGCTGTCACAGCCCTTTCGACACAATTGGATTATATGACCAAGAGCCTAGCTAAAAATCAGGTTTCAGATGACGGCAAGTTATTATACCTGTCGGAAGAGCAGTTAACTTCGCTTGGCTTTTATTCAGATTTAGCTACTTCATCTGTTGAGAAAATAAGAACATCATGTGGTATTGATTTGGAGATTAATTAATGCTGCATGGTTATAGGTTTGCTATATTTTTTCTAGTTGCGTGTATTTTTCACGACGTATATTATGAAGTAGTGACCGGATTTACCTTTGGGTACGTCGCTGCGCTTTTTTATTACGTTATGCGATATAGCGAGCTTATGCACTTTTACAAGGAGAACAACCAAGGTGAAAAAAACGACAAAAAATAAGAACATAGTTGATATTGGGGATATTCGCCACTCAAGGCTGACTCACACCCTGAGTTTTACGGTAGCATGTAGCCCAGAAGCGATTCGAATGGTAGAAGATTTTGCCGGACGAAACGACATGACGGCTGAAGAAACAGCAGAGGAGCTTAGAAAGGTTCTTGAGACTGGCATATTTACGAACTATCACCGTGGTGGACTACGGATAAAATACAGTTAATGTGGTTTAGGTTCTATACGGGAGTAGTGGTTGCTGCTTATTATCCGATCTATTTGACCATTTTGGCAACGGATAAGATCAAACAAAAACTAGGAGTCTAAAAATGGTTAGAGACTTTGCTTCATGCACTATAGCCGCTGCTGCCGGTTTTGCTTTCCTTGGCGTTATTGCTGCTATTATGATACGGGACACTCTGAAGGAAATTGATATTGGTCCATTTAACTGATGATGGTTGGGTTTCGTTAGGCGGCGAAGCTATCGCCGATATTCGCATTCGGATTAAGAGGCGATTTGATGCCGAGCGATTTACATTTCACGTTGGAACGGATAGCAAGTCCTACCTTGACCATACGATTATTACTACAACGATTTGTTTCCGAGAGAGTGGACACGGCGCTTTGGTAGCATACCAGCGAAATAAAATAGATAACTTTAATAATATTACCGAAAGACTTTTACACGAAACCCTTGTTTCGTTGGAGGCCGCCCGCCTGGTTCAAAGTGTTACTGGCGAATTGCCCACGGTTCATGCAGACGTAAACACCAAGGAATCAGCCTTGAGTTATAGAATGCTTAACGTCATAGTGGGAATGGTCACAGGGATGGGCTTTCCGGTGAGAGTAAAGCCTGATGCCTGGGCGGCTGACATAGCAGACATGTTTACGAGGTAACTCTCGTGTGGTATAATGAATAGCAACAAAAACAAGGAAAGGAGAAACCTTGATTATCTCTGAAGAAGAACAACTAAGAAGAATTAAAGAGTTTAAGAGGTTTTGCCGTAAGAACAGACTTAGATTAAAAGAGTCGGCTGATGGGCTACCTATTGCTACGGCGATAGGAAAGTTTAAAGACGATCAACTGTCTTGCTTCTTCGAAAAAGACATGATGTTGTTATACGTCCGCCGAGACACCAAGAATCAATTCACCTTCCTCAAGAAGAGGTTGATAAGCATGGGGTGTGAAGAACATGCCATCGGCGATGATGAGGGAGTTTTTAGGGTCGGTCACTTTGACGTTCCTGCTGTTGCCAAGCATCTCAAGATCGTCAAAGGCAAAGCCAAGGTTAGGAATCCCACCTGGCTCAAAAAGAAAAAGACAAGGAAAGAGTTTGATGTTCGATAAGTCCCCAATTCCTAAAGAGTATGAACTTGATGATATTCGAGTGATGTTGAGAAGATGCGGCGAAGACCCTGCGTTGATGAAGTTTGTTTCCAATGTTCTGATTGCTGCGGGATACTGGCACAAGAGGGCCAATCTTTACTTGATGATGCAACCTTTATATTTCTTGTTCGGTTTTGTGGCCTGTTATCTTGTGATGGGTCAAAATTAACATGTTAAAAGTTGGAGATCTCGTTAAAGAGTGTGTTCCGCTAATGGCGGGCGATGTTCCCGAGCGGCTTGGTGTTATCCTAGAGGAGCCACACTCGTCTGCCCTCAAATGGTATAAAGTTTTATTTGACAAGCCCGAAATGATTCATTGCAACGCCTTGAGGAAAGTGGAGACTTTTTCGGGGGAAACGAATAATATTTCAGCAAAAGAGTAGCGAAGCTCGCCAAATTTTTTTTCACAACATAGTTAAAATTAGACCCTTTAACAAGCAGGCAGGAAAGTGAAAATACGAGTTGCATTTTGTAAAGAGGAAACTACATGGCACCTCAAAATGGTGAAATGGTGGACAAAGAGCAACTATTCGCACGCAGAGCTAGTATTACCCGACAACCGTTCCCTAAGCATTTCACCCGTAGAACTAAAGGGCGTGAGACAGCAGACAGAAATAGACTTTAGCGACAAAGAGTTGTGGGACACTGTAGAGATCGACGTCGATGAGAACCAATACAAAAGGCTGCTTAACTTTTACAACAAAACCAAGGGCGATGGATATGACTGGATCGGAATGCTACTATCACAGTTCACTCCGTTTCACGTCAAACGCATCGGGCGCTGGTATTGCTCCGAGTGGATTGCATACGCCCTGAGAATTATATGTGTGGTTGACGATGTGTACGCATACGCAGATCTGTCTCCGCAAAGGTTATACGAACTGCTGCAAAAACCGAGTGACTCAAGTGCCGACTAAAACGAAAGAAGCAGCCTGTTATTATCCGGGTGCGCTTATCCAAGCAGCCAAAAACATATATTCGTCTTCGACCGATCCAATGTTTGAAGCAGAGATTATAAAAGAAGGCACTGTTGGCGTTTTAGTCCAACGCCATGAAGACGGGTACCATTGGAATGTCAACTTTTTAGGCAGACACGATTCGTGGTGGTGCAGCGCAGCAGAATTTATACCTTACAACTTAAACGAAACAAAAAAATAGTGTAATATTAATCCACGAAAGGAGCCAACAATGGCAAATTACAATTATCAACAAATCTACGAGGAAGAACTGAGTGAAAGTATCAAAACTTCTTTGGAACTACCCCGTGGATTTTATGAGCTATCACACCAACAACGGATGATGGTCGAAGAGCTTGTGGATTTCGGAGCGAGGCAGGCAACCGATGCCGTGCTCAATCCGGAAGTTCTCCAAGACACGGCTGCCCTAGCGGCGGAGATGGGTGCTCAACTGTACCAGTTCGCAAACATGGTGAGCGAACATGTTCACGACGTGGCACCTTTCGACCACTTTGAGGCTTCTTCGGACCCAACGGATGAGTCTATTTGAAGCCGGCGATTTAGTGGAGGTCCAACAACAGCAGGGTACACGCCCATGGACGCTTTGTAATAGGACCACTGCGGAAGGGCACACGCTCGAAGAGTGCTTGTCTTTTGGTGACGTCAAAGATGAATGGAATCGATTAGTTTATAAGTGTTTCCACAAAAAAATCGGACTAATAAGGAAGGTTGTCAACAACAAACTTGGACAACCACTGATCTACGAAATTGAGTTCCCCGAGGGAATATATTCCTGTAAAGCTATTTTAGCAGACAAATACCTAAAAAAAATAACTAGAAATTAGGCAAAGTATTAATAAGATTGGTATTTCGGCAGCCTATTTAATGTTAGGCGACCCTCGGGTATATACCTGACACCACCAGGGAGGGATCGGCATGTGGAGCATAGGAGGAAATAATTATGCCAAAGGTAAAAATTACAGACACTAGAGGTCTGGAACAATCAACGGGGTCTGGTCTTGATGTCGAAAGTCCAGTAAGGCTTCGTTCAGGTAATGCAGCATCCGGCGCACCAAGCTTGATGGTGGCTACCCAGGCTCACGCAGAGCCAGGAACTAGCAACCAGACAATCACCATCACCCAGTTAAAGACGGGCATTTTGGCTGATGACCCAGAAGGAAATGCCAACTGGACACTGCCGACAGCAGCGTTGCTGGTGGCTGGTCTTCCAGGCTATGTAGTTGGCGATTGCCTTGATTTTACAATTGTCAATGAGGCTACTTCGACGGTAGATGAAAAGATCACCGTGGTAATGGGTACTGGCGGAACTGCCGTTGGACTTATGGTTGTGGATAGCCAGCTAGTTGCTGGTATTCGTGGCTCTGGTAGTGGGATGTTTAGAATTAGAATAACATCTGCCTCGGCGTATACATGCTATAGATTGGCTTAAAGTCTTTCACGACATGTGTTACACTAGGCATCCGCAAGGGTGCCTTTTGTATTTTATGGAGCAGACTTGAGCGAACAAAAGAAGAAGCCTCGCAAAGATAGAGCGAGAGCCAAGAAGAAAAACCACAAGTTGACCAAACGGCATATCCAAATGATCCGCTCTCAGAGGGGAAAGATGTCTGTGCGTGAGATATCCAAATGGTTTGCTCGCCAGACTCACTACATTTATAAATGCTCTCCGACGATGGTTCACTATATTTTAACCGAGAAGTATCACAAACCCAAGGAAAAACAACTCTCTATCTACGATTTGATAAATAATAGCGAATTAGATGAAAAAAACCTTGACGAAATAGACCCTCGTGATGTAAACTATGAGTAAGGAAAAGAAATGAGTTACGACCCTCAACTTATAAAGCAGTTGTTTAGTGCGTTTGAGGCGCTTAATGAGGGCTGCGAAGAGATGTATAGGTTAACCATGGCACACAATCAAGCTATCAAAGACCTGCAAAAAAGAATAACTATTTTAGAAAAAAAGTTAGATGAAAAAGATAATTCACGTTAATCAGCATAAGATCCGTGCCAACACCAAGCATGGAACAGATGATCCTGTTTTAACGGTAAAAACATATAAAGAAAACAAATATGCCCACGAGGCTATACTAAAGACCAAAAATGGTGTAGAGTTTGCTAAGGTGATATACAGTCCACACAAACCGCTGAGTTGCGGGGCGAGGGTCTGGATTGAGCTAGACACGGACACTACGGATGTTGATTTGATTGTTAGAGAAGGAGAAAACAATGACTAACAGCAATGTACTAAACAAGTGGACTGAGCTTAAAACGCTCGTGGAAACTATTGAGGACGACGTTCAAAAGAACGCCACTGGCAACAAAGCTGCCGGCACTCGTGCTCGCAAAGGACTTCGATCCTTGAAGAACACAGCTTCTGAGCTTGTTCGTCTCACGCTCGGAAAGGAATAATAATGAGCACCACAGCAACACAGGGTGATACCGTAAAGGTTCACTACGAGGGAACCCTCAACGACGGCTCACAGTTTGATAGCTCCTACGACAGAGGCGAACCCATCGCATTTACTGTTGGAGGAGGGCAGATGATTCAAGGGTTTGATGACGCTGTATTTGGAATGACCGTCGGAGAAGTTAAAAATATTACTTTGGCTCCGGGTGAAGCCTATGGTGAGCCTGATCCGGATGCATTCACCGATCTCGACAAGAGTACCTTTCCGGAGGATTTTGAGTTCACCACTGGCGATAAGGTTCCCTTGTCTGGTCCCGACGGGACGTATTTCATTGGCACCATCACCGAAGTTAGAAACACAGACGTCACAATTGATCTCAATCACCCGATGGCTGGCAAAGACCTGAACTTTAAAATCGAATTACTAGAGATCGGAGAAAGCTGATGGACTCTACGAGAAGCTTTGTTAAAATCTACAAGGTCAGTCCCGAAGAAGCTGAAGATTTTCAATTCGACTTCGAACCAACGGAAGGCGATCTTCTCCAGCAGCTTGTACCAAACAATGATGATTGGGGAGGCATTGGCTGGATAGAATTAGAAGAATACGAATATAATATTCACGATGAATCGATGCACCTCACTCTGGAAACCAAGTGGGCTGCGCCTACCGAGTGGCTGAGGAATGCTAGCATCGGTATTCATTATTTTGAGAACAAGCTCATCACCATGGCAACAATCCAGAAGGATGAAACCTGTGTGACTGGCGTCGCAGTCATGGACGGCGAAATCCTCCAAAATAAGACCATTTTTGAGATGGAGTCAGAAGAAGTCGGCAAATATTACGACGACGAAGAGCATGACTACGAGCTAGATGACCTAGATATTAAAATTTGGGACTCAATCGGTAAATTCGTAACGGTTTGCCAGCAATTTTACCTCAAAGGGGATGAAAAATGAAATTAAAGCTGTATGGAATAGAGGTGGTAGAAGTAGCAAGGAAGTTTCCTGAATTTGTTTTAGACAGTAAAGAGTTTCCAGAGTTAGAACTGGAGATGCAAGCTGTTGCTGAAGCTGATTTCATGGGAGATCGCAGAGGCACTCAGGATGCTCTAGAGACGCTGTACGATAAGATGTACGAGACTCGTGTAAAGGGGAGCCTGGACAATTCCAGCGAAGACGTTATGTCGATTGTTGGCCCTTTCGACGACGCAGAAAACATGATCGAAGACTACGGTGATACCGAGATTACCTTTCGCTTATCAGGCGTGGATCAAGAAGATTGAAACTTCTGGCTGCAAGAGTATTATTTTTCTTTGCTAGGCTGTTTCAAAGCAGGGGGATGCTCCTTGGGCAGTGGTTCCAAAACAAGGGCATCCTCGTGCTCTCTAAGGTGAGGATCAAACGTGATTAGTATGCTTTTAGCGGGGCTGATTGCAGCACCAAACTACAGTGTAGAACGCAAAATGACCCCACGCCGGGTCAGAGCAAAAGCACACCAAATCGTACAAATGTTGAAGAGGCAAGATCCTCGTGTTCTTCGTTCGGTGATGTATTATATGGGGTGGGTTCCGAAACTAGAGTTCAAGCGTGAGAAATCGCCGGCACCCTGTAAAAAAGATAAATACAAATCACAACTGGATAAGCTAAACGAATGGGAACTTGATATGCTATTAGATATGGCAGGCATCCCAAGGAAGAAACAATGAAATATATTATTCTGACCTCCCTATTTCTCACAGCAGTCGGAGGCTGTAAGATTGCCCCAGTCAAACACTATACATCCCACGAATGCTGTCAGCGACTGAGCCTTCACAATAAAGAGATGGAGAAGTTCACCCGCTATTGCAAGGTTGCCTTGTTCCTGCATCGAGGGGACACAGTAGATGATAAGAAGATTAAAGAGATAGCCCAGCGTGGTGTCAACGTTTGCAAGTTTGTTTTCGGAGTACAGACAGAAGAGCAACTACTGTCAGTTTCTGACCTGAATGAGGGTTACCACAAGGTTCGCCATTACATCATCAGAAACCCCTCTGAGAATGGTTGGCTATCACCACTTGACTGCGACCCGCTGCAACCAACTTGCGAGGAATTCTAAAGCGGTGAAGTTCGAGTTCCTATATCGCTGCGAGCATGGCGAAGAAGTCAACAACGGTCTTAAAGACAAGTGTGTATTCGAGTTCGTTTTCGAAGAAGGTCCGCACCACTGCCCAATATGTGGACACAAATTAACCCGGATTTCTAGCGGACCAACTGTATCGGAAATCCTCCGCAAAGGAGAGCAAGAGGCCGCCCGCTACAACAAGAAAGGCACACAAAAATAAAATGCAATCACTTCTAATAGGACTAGTAGTAATAACAGCAGGATTCCTTACAGGCAGAGCAATACACAGCTTTGTTAACTTTGTTATGGAAGCTATAGAGAAACACAACAGGGAGAATAGGGATGAGTAAAGACAGTCTCAAAAGAGTAGTAGATAGAGTAAAGAACAACATAGGTAAGCGTAGCAACATGGTATTGCTAGAGGTGCTCGTTATGGTTGCTGCTGGTGTAACTATTGGCTGCGCTGTTGGCTACTTCTTGTTCTTTTAGATAACTGTTCAGCCTTTTGTTCAACAAATGCTGGATAATGACTGCAAAAGTTGTATTATTTATAAGTGATTGTTTTTACAATCTAACGCAGCCATTAGATACAGAAAATAAAGCGTTATCAAGGGATTATGCTATTGCCAGCCATTGTCTGCTTTTGTCAGCGTTTGTCTGAATGTGCCTAATACATGTATAATCGATAGCAGTCAAGGGCAAAGAAAAGTGAGAAAAAAGCACATAAAAAGTTGACAGACTGTGTATCCATGCTAATATACTTATGAGAGAGGGAGACACTAAATGTCTGTAGACTTCAAGACTTTTGTGAGCCTAGCACCCAGCGTGAGTGCTGCTCGATTGCCGGTTCTTCTCCGTGGTCGCCACGGTATTGGTAAGAGCCAAGTTGTTTATCAGTTGGCTGCCGCTGCCGGCTTGCCTGTTGTTGAGCGTCGTGCCAGCCAGATGACCGAGGGTGACTTGGTTGGTCTGCCTAGCATCGAAGGCAATCGCACCGCCTTCAATCCTCCTGATTGGTTTAAGCAGGCTTGTGAAGAGCCGGTGGTCTTGTTCCTCGATGAGGTTGACCGTGCTACCTTGGAAGTTCGCCAAGGAATCTTTGAGTTGACGGACAGCCGGAAGCTCAACGGTCACAACCTTCACGACGATACGCTGATCTTCGCTGCCGTCAACGGCGGGGAACACGGCGAGAACTACCAAGTGAATGAGATGGATCCTGCGGAACTTGACCGCTGGTCTGTTTGGGACATTGAGCCCACGGTAGAAGATTGGCTCGCATGGGCTAAGAACAATGTTGACGGTCTCATTTGGGACTTCATCAACCAAAACCGTGCCCACCTTGAGCACAACGGTGACATTGAGCCGAACAAGCGGTATCCCAGCCGTCGGTCTTGGGATCGCCTTGACAAGGTGCTGAAGCAGGCAGACGCTTTGGAAGCCAGCCCTGCAATGTTTAACCTGGCTCAGAGCTTCGTCGGCTTCGAAGCTGCTGTCGCTCTCAACGACTACGCTAAGAACTACGAGCGGGTTGTCACGGTTGAGCAACTGCTCGAAGGTGAGCGGGTGGAAGCCCTGGCTGCTTTCTCCCTGAATGAACACTGCGCCTTGATCGAAAAGGTCGAGGCTGAAGAAATCCTCAAGGCTGAACTCAGCGAGGGTCACCTTGAGAACCTTGCCAACTACTTCGTGACGCTGCCCAGCGAGGCTGCCATGAAGCTTTGGGGAGTGATCTCCCAAGCCGGTGTCCAAGACAATGTGGTGAAGTTCCACGGTGCCAACGAAGGTGCTGTCGGTGCCCACCTCTCCAAAATCCTGGGAGCCTAACTCTCTCTCATCCCAGGTCAGGAGCCCGGCGCAAGCTGGGCTTTCTGTTTTGAGGGCAGCAATAAAAAGTTGACAAACACTGGATCAATGCTATTATACTAGTGGAGAGAGGGACAGCATGAGCTTTGACCTTAAACTGCACGCTTACCGACTGCTCATGGATGAGCCGTTCTTTGCTGCACTCAGCCGCAAGATTGAGAAGCGTGCCGACTATGGCATCCCAACTGCTGGTGTTCGGGTTGATCCCGACTCTGCTCAGTTTGAGATGATCTACAACCCTGACTTCTTTGCCAGCCTGCCTGAAGAGCAGGTTCGTGGTGTTCTCAAGCATGAGTTCTACCACTTGATCTTCGAGCATGTCACCAGCCGTAAGCCAGAGGGAGTTCCTCACAAGGCTTGGAACATTGCTGCTGACCTGGCTATCAACAGCCACCTCCAAGGTGAACTGCCCGAGATGGCATGTATGCCTGGTGTCGGTCCCTTCGAAGATCTTCCACTACACAAGACCGCTGAGTGGTACCTTGCCAACCTGCCCAAGAGTGAAGAGGGTGAGGGCGAAGGTGATAGCTCTGAGAGCGGTGAGGGCGATGCTAGCGGTGAGTCCGGTGGCGAGGGTCAGCCTAGTGCTGGCAACCCTGGCAGCTTTGATGATCACTCCGGTTGGGATGACAACGCTGACAGCCCTGCCCAGCAGGCAGCCAATCAGATGGCAAAGGAACGCCTCAAGCAAGCCATGAAGGATGCTGCCCAAGAGGCTAGCCAGTCTGCCAAAGGCTGGGGCTCAATGAGCGGGGAAGTAAAACAAGAAATCTTAAAACGACTGGAGACCAAGGTAGACTGGAAGAAGGTACTGAGGTACTTCATCAAGACCTCCCAGCGTGCCAGCCGCAGGTCCAGCGTCAAGCGGATCAACAAGCGGTATGCCTACATTCACCCAGGCAAGAAGACCCAGCGGCAGGCAAAGATTGCCATCGCCATTGACCAGTCCGGCTCTGTCAGCGATGACATGCTGTCACAGTTCTTCGGAGAACTCAACAAGCTAGCCAAGCTGGCAGAGTTCACGGTGGTGCCCTTCGATACGGATGTTGACGAGAGCAAGGTCTACGTTTGGAAGAAAGGTCAGAGCAAGCCAGCCGAGCGTGTGCTCTGCGGGGGAACCTGCTTCAACGCTCCCACCGATTACGTCAACGCTAACAGCTTTGATGGTGTCATTATTCTGACGGACATGGAAGCTCCCAAGCCCAAAGCCTGCAAGGCTCAACGGATGTGGATGACGGATGAGCGTGGTGCCAGCCGTCCCTACTTCAAGACCAACGAGAAGGTAATCCAGATCGATTGATTTTGCGGGAAGCAATTAAAAGTATTAAAACAATAGGAGAGAGTCACAACTACAGCCAGCACCCTGCTTTTAATACTTGACAGCACATGCTAGCTATAGTATACTAGTGGTATGCCAGCCCTTGCCTGCCCCCTAATCTATGTCCCTACCCCCTGGGTGCGGTCTGCCTGCGCTAAGTACATTCGTGACACACACCGAAATTTTTCCAGAATTAAAAACGAAGGATAGAAAATGGAAAATAATAAAATCCTCATCAATCGTATCAATGAGACAGACCAAAGTTGGGGATCATTACCTCCACTCATTCTGGCTGCTTATGATGTTCTTCTAGAAGAGGACACCTTTTGGGATCCGGTAACACACGGTACCTATCCTCTCCCAGTTTGGTGGCAGTCCTTGGGGAATGCCTAGTGAAGGCTGGAGATTTGGTAGAAGTAAAAAAGAATGCATCTATTATATCTCTAAGAGGATCTGTTGGCATCATTGTCCAATACCTCGGGAAAGCTCTAACAGGAGATCCAGACGTTCTAGAACATGGCTGCTCTTATTATGAAGTTAACATAGCTGCCAGCGGCAATCAAATCTTAAAAGAAACAGAACTCAACCTAATACCAAGGGAAGAAAGAAAAAAATGAAAGTTGGAGACTTAGTAGAGTTTTCCTATGGAAGAGTAGGAGGAGAGATTGGCGGCATTGGGCTGCTAGCAGAAATGGGCTACCATGGCAGGCATAGAGTTTTGTTCATGGGGAAAGCTTATTGGGTGCCAGATGCCTGCATTACTAAACTTGTCATAAAAAGGAGTGAAGATAAAAATGACAAACACAAACTCAACTAACAACACAGAGCTATATACTAGCATCATGAAATACGAGCAAGGAGAGTTGGACAAGAAGCAAACCATTAAACTCTTCCAAGAGCTAGTTGACAGCGGGCTTGCATGGAACTTACAAGGGCACTATGGGCGCACAGCTTACGATATGATCCAAGAAGGACTAATAAAGGCATGAGCAGTGAAATTGCGGGAAAACATTTAAGCGGCGCATGGGGAACCGTTCGGTGAAGGTTGGGGATATTGTCCAGCGCCGTAGGCATGGGGGATCTTTCCAGCATCCTCGTGCAAGTGACCGCAAGCAGGAGATCGGTCTCGTTGTTGAGGTTCTAGCCGAGCAAGGCAGTGTTCCTCAGCTTCGAGTGCAGTTCCCCAGCAATCCCGATAAACCCTTATGGTTTTTTAGCCATCAGGTTCGGAAGGTTTCGAATGATTAATATATTGGCATACTCTTTCGCCGTAAGGGCGTGCTTTGCCAGCCAAGAAGGGATATACTTTGAGCAGAGACTTTAAGGTTGGCGATCTTGTTCGGGTTAGGAAGGGTTCGGAAGTCTTCCGTGATCTGCCTGCTACTGCCGGCTTAGTACTGGTCACGAACGAGTTGCCAACTAGTCCCCGATTCTTTTATGGCGTTGTCTGCTCTACTGGCGAGGAACACCTTTGGAGCTATGATCAGTTCTTGTTAGTTTCCAAAGCTAATGGTGATAAAAATTTCTAGAAAAAAATTTGGAAGGACTTATGTTGTTATTTGCTGAAATTCTAGTTAACGTTTTACTTGTGTGCGTGTTATCATTTGGGTGTGCTGCCATTGTCGCTTCGGCGTTCTTTGGGGTGCCCGCAAATGAGAAGAGAAAAGAGAAGCTAGATGAACCTGATTGAAGATAAGGGTCCCGTAACTTTGGGGCACTTGGTTAGAATATCAAGTAACGTTAATGAATTCTATCCTGATCTTGTCGGCAAGATGGGTGTTGTATTAAATGTTGATAAATGCATTGGTGATTATTCTGACCAATGCCGAGAGTACACAATCCTTTTTGACAAAAAACAAGTAAAAATAAAAAACTTCCACCGAGATAGCACTATCCCTATCGATGGCGGGAACATCAATGAGACGGTTTTTACCGATGAAGAGATGTTCACAATTCTTTGGCACGAAGAGAAAGAAGAGTAATGTTATATAAGTCATTGATTTTACTAGTATTTGCAAATATGTTTAATCAAGCCTATAAAGTTGAGCAAATCCAATGCCCTAAATGGGTGCCTGGAACAAATCAAGTTCTACCTCAAGGCGTAAGTCTATCACCTGAATTGGAATTAAAAAATCGAGTGCGATGCTATTGTGAGGTTGTGAAGGCAAAGGAGGCGCAGTGTCTCGCTCGCCATGTGCCGGCAACCATCTGTAAAGCCCGCACCGCTCGGTGGGTTGAGGACAACTTAAAACTCAAGGAAAGCTTCCAACTCGTTAATGGAGTATCTTCTCCGCCTAGACGAGACAGGATGATGAATGTCGAGCCGTAGAGGCGTTACTCTTATTATAGTTCTTGTTATGTCTGTGTTCATTGGTATGAGTGCAATGTTATTATTTTCTACCGTCAATATGGAAATGATGATTGCCGGCAATACACGGCGTATCAACCAAGCAAAAATTTCGGCGGCGAGCGGGCTCGCTCACTTTACTGCCCTCAACCTTACTTACGACACACTTAGAGACCGAGCTTCTGGTCTGCAAACTTTGCAGATCTTGCCCGACACCCAACTATCGACTAGGACACATTACGAGGTAAAGGTTCATTTTTATCCCCGCCTAAGTGAGCGGCAATATGTGGTCGAAAGCATCGGCTATTATACCAAGGGCAACAAGGTTCTTGCCTTGCATCCAATAAAAGCTCTCTTTGATGGCGGTCAATAAAAAAACAAAACTATTTATCTATACCTACGGAGGTTTTAAAATGATTACTAAAACTAAGCTCTGGAAGACAATAAGAGATGCATTGCGAGAAAATGCACGTTCTCAATCAATAACCGAAAAGGTTATGCAAAAGATTAAAGAGCAGGAAAAAGAAGAAAGTGAATCTAAGTGAGCTTAGAGACTTCATCAAGGAAGTTATAAAAGAAGCAGCCGAAGAAGGTAAGATGCAAAAAATTTATCGTCGTTCTTTTAAGGACATGATAAAGAAAACAAAATCTGGTAAAAATCCAAACACTGCCCCATTTACCGAAGAAGCTTCCGATGGCGGTGAATCAGGTCCGCCAAAACAATGAAAAAACTAATGGACCGATGGCGAGTGTTCATCAATGAAGAAGTACTTAAAAAGATTTATGTTCACGGATATGTGAAGCCGGAAAAGGCTTTCCGTACACTTGTCGAGTGGGAAGCCTTTGTTAATACAATCCTAAAGTTCCAAAAAGACGGTCATTATATTAGCCATAGTCATGGAGAGCTTGTGGGACCCGAAGAGTTAGTATCTCTTATAAAAGATTTTTATGGTTTCCAATTAAATGTTGATGTAGAGAGGTACGAACTCTTAACAAGTAAAAATGTCCTTGATCATATTGAGGATTTTGTTAACCATAGGTTCTGGGGTTTAGAACAAGAGTTTAAAATATATTTTGATGACATCAGCGAACTTCGATTTGCCTACTTTTATTCTCGTGGAGATCTCGAACCATACGTCTTGGTAGATGATGCTTTCACTGAGCAAGTATATGGATCAACCAACAATCCAAAAATATTATATCATTACACACACGAGGAAGGGGTCGAAAGAATCCAGAGAGCAATTGATGGCGGTGACCCTTTCGACATTTCTGCCTATACAGTAGCGCAGCGTGATTTCTTTCGCAAAAAATCAAATAAGATAATGAAGTTCGAAGGAAACGTTCGTGCCGGTTTTCGCAGTGATGTAAAATCTTATTCTGTTAGTAGTGGAAGAAAGTGCGTCAATCTTCATCGCATGGGATACCCAGGAAAAGATAAAAATAATCTCTGCACCAATCTGGAAGACGATTGCAATGGTGAACTGAGAACATCTTTGTGGAACGAGTTCATAGCCACACCAGTCAAAATCTTAAAGGTCTTCGATAAATGAAACATCTAATGAGGGAGTGGAGAAAATTCCTCTCGGAGGGAGAAGTAAAGTACAGAGGCATTCTGATGATTAAACCAGACCCTGCAATAATTGCACAAGTGCAAGAGATGCAAGACACACTCCCAGAATATGGGGTCCCCTTAGAAGAAAAAGATCTCCATGTTACCTTGATTCATCAAAGTATCTTAAAGCCGTTTAAGAAGCAACTAAAAGAAATAGACTTCCCGCCCCCGCCTTCTATAGAGATAGAACCCAGAGTTTTCCAGAGAAAATCTCCCGGCAAAGAATCATGGGCTACTAGGCTTTTAAATCAGGACGAGATGAGAGATTATGTAAGGCAGGTCATGGAGCTTCTCGGCAGCCAGAATACAGACCCAGAACCCGAACGAGTCTTTCACATAACGATTGGAAATCTCACAGGCAATCCGCACGACTCCGTAAGATGATAGAAATCCTCAGAGAATTAATAATGGAAGAGATCGTCAGAGGCAGAGCCCTTGATCGCTATGCTACCATGGCTAGCAGGGAAACCATAAACGCCATCAAAGACGAATCGGTCAGAGAAGCTTTTAACACTAACGGCAGAGTTGACTTCGCACTGGACGTTCCCGAGATTACAGATGACATAGACTACTTGAGAACGATTATCATTAAGATGAGAGAAGGTGAATATGTTTCTAGTGATGGCTCTTATGAGTTTGATTTAGATGCTGATGATGAGCAGCGTAAGACTTCCGACATTTATGTAAACATTACTTTACCTCCTCGGTATGATGAAGATTATTCTTTTATGTCCCGCTTGGTTGCGGAGTTAAAGGAGACCTTCCGCCACGAGTTGGAGCACAGTTCCCAGAGCACCGAAGAGTTGATGGCTGTACAGCGAGCAGTACCCGACCGAGAGGTGTGGAAAGACTTGGAGACAGCGGAGGAATATTACCTTTCGGATGCTGAGGTGAAGGCTCATGTGGCTGGCATCTATAAAAAGGCAAAGAGTTTCCGAAAGCCCGCTACAAATGTGTTGGAGCGAGTTCTCAATATTATCTACAATACAGGATTGTACTACGAGCACGACCCTGCAAAACTTGCAGAGTTGATGGAGAAGGTGCAAACACGCTGGGCGAACTATTTATTTGATAGATACCCGAGGGCTCAATAATGAAACACAAACTTATAATGGAAAACTGGCGACTCTATGAGCAGCGGCTTTTATGGGAACAGGAGTTTGATGAATTTTTTAATAAACACTTTGTTGTTCTTGAGGAAGGGTTTATAGATTGGGCCGTCTCTAAAGGTAGAGATGCCAAACAGGCAGTCATGGGCGTTATTAACGACATGAAAGATTGGACGGCGGAAAAAATTAAAGAATTTGTTCAGTTTATGGGCAAGAAAATGCAAGCCTTCCTTCAAGGTCTGAGAGATAAAGGACTCCTTGGAAAATGGCAATCTAGGAAAGAACAAAGCGCACTGAGATTGCTGATGACAAACAAACACTTCGATCTCGCAGTCATGATTTTTACCACAATTGCAAAAATGACAGGGGGTTTTATTGTTGACAAAGTAGCAAAAATGCCAGAGTTAATACAGAGTGTTCTTAAATTGCTGGATAACCCAGTGGTTGCGTTGAAAGAGTTGTTCGGCGATATTTCAGATATTAAGACATTGATTCAGAAATTTATGGCATATAGAGAAGATAGGAAAACTTTAAATGTAGCACAAATGGGAGACTGGTCAGATTTTGGAGGTCTTGTATAAACCATGAAACTCCTGATGGAAAACTGGCGCAAGTTCCTGAAGGAAGGCATCACCGATGTTGTCTATCATTATACTGCCGGTGTTGAAAAAGCAGCCAAGATACTTGAAGAGAATAGGTTCATGGCGTCAGGTGGATTTACCAAAGAGGTGGAGGCTGAGTTAGGTAAGGGTAAGCTTTATTATTTTTCCACCGCAAGAACACCAGCAAATGCTTACACCGGCAACTATCCACAAGGGGCTATTTTCAAATTGGATGGCCGGGCTTTGTCCCAAAAATATAAAGGAGTCCCTGTTGATTATTGGGCTGATCCAAAACGGGGCAGGTCATCTAAGAAAGCAGCCAATGTTGATGAGCCGGGGTCTATAGAAGGTTTTGAGGCAGAAGATAGAATCCTTCTAGACGAACCCTATATTGATGATGCCGACACCTACATTGATGAGATACATTTTGCTATTCCGATTTATAAAAAGGAAAAGGATATGTTCTCAGGTAAAATAGAACGACGGGCCCGAAGTAGTATTGCCTGGTGGCAATTGGACGGATTACAACGAGGCGTGGCTGTGGCGGAACAAAGAAATATTCCTTATTATATTCACATAGACCAAAGCACATATCCGCACGTTGAAGTTGGAAAGCGAAAAGCCATCACCAGTTTGTCTGACTTTTTGGTAGAACTAGAGAAGTCTGGTGTAAAAGTTGGTGAGCCGCCAGAGCCACTCGGTGCCGATTCTATGGCCGCTCGGAAAAAGAGGGGAGAAAGAAAAGAGTTCGGCGAAGATGAAATCTTTTTGTTTGTCCAAGCAGCCCAAGACATTCTTGCTGGGAAAGAGCAGTTTGAAGGAGCCAGCGTACAAGGTAAAGTTGGCTATAGAGAAGAAAGCGACCGCAAGGATTTAGGTAAGGTAATGTTCCGAAATCTTGCTGGTCAGCCAGATGGAGCGGGTCGTTTTTATAGGGATATTGATAACTCCCTTCATAACGCCGGCAAAAACCCCGAAGCCCGAAAAACTGTTGAGATGCTCGCCTCACTTATGCGGAGCACAAGGAAAACGACGATAAAAGATTTTGAAACCTATATAAATCAGGTCTATAAGCAGAACCATCCAGACGGAGACCCAACCGGGTATAGATAACAATGAAAATTACAAAAGCCTTATTGAGAACGATTATCAAAGAAGAACTCCAAGAAGCCTTCGGGCTAGAGAAGGATTTTCAGCCTGGTGCTTCTGTACACTGGAATGTGTTAGCAAAAGTGATTAAGACCACAGCAAGCGGTCGAGAGAAAGTTGATTACGAAAGAATGATGATGACTGGAGAAGTTGTTGAGCTTATTACAAGCCCTGGTGCAGCATTGGGCGTTGCTATTGTTCGAGATCCCGACGGCAACACACACGAGATAGAACTTTCAGAACTCACATTAGCCTAACTTTTTAGTAGAAACTACTTATATTAAGATGAGTATTTTCCGAGAACACAAAACAATTGCGGACAGAGCATCGGCTGATAGATCACGGCATCGTAAAAAAATTGAAAAAGCGATTAAAGACAGTGTTAAAGATGTTGTAGCCGAAGAAAGCATCATCGGGCAAAGCGGAAAAAAGAAAATAAGGATCCCAGTAAAAGGGATCAAAGAGCACAGATTTGTTTTCGGAGCCAATGAAAAAAATAAACGAGTTGGATCTGCCCAAGGTAAAAACATAAATAAAGGACAGAGGATCGGAAAGAAACAAGCTCCCACACAAAGTCAAGGAAACAAGCCCGGCAAAGAAGCCGGCGAGGAAATGTATGAAATAGAAATGAGCCTAGAAGAGCTAGCGGAATATCTATTCAACGATCTAAACCTCCCTGAGTTGGAGAAAAAGAAATTTAAATTTATCACCGAAGAGAAAGTCAAACGCAAAGGTAAGCGACCCTATGGAATCCGTCCACGTTTATCAAAAAAAGAAACTATAAAACAAAAGATTAGAAGAAAGAAGGCTGCCATAAAGGCAGGTACTTATGATCCTAATAGTGAAGAGAGATTTACATTTCACGACAGCGACTTACGTTATAAACATATAGCCCCAGTGCAAAAAGAAAACACGACGGCTGCTGTGTTTTTTATTATGGACGTGTCAGGATCTATGACAAAGGCAAAAAAATATCTTGCTCGAAGCTTTTTCTTTCTCCTTTATCAATTTCTAAATCATCGTTATTCGGCGATAGATGTTATTTTTGTGTCCCATACTGCGGAAGCCAACGAAGTAAACGAGGAACAATTTTTTACACAGGTTCCTAATGGCGGAACACTTGTCTCTACTGGATTAAAAAAGGTTGAAGAGATTATTGAGAAACGATATCATCCTAATAACTGGAACTTGTATACTTTTTATTGTGGGGATGGAGACAATTGGCCAATCGACAATAAAGAATCTCTAGCCAACTTTCGAAAGTTAAAAGATATAAACCAAATGATGTGTTACACCGAGATTGGAGAAATGAGAGGAGTAAGTGATGCTTACTTATTTTCAGGTAAAGCAGAAAAGAAATTATGGGACTGGCTAAAGCTGATAGAAGATAAAGACTTTAAGCGAATAAGGATTGTGAACCATAAGGACATATGGGCTTCCTTTAAAAAATTGTTCGGGGGAAATAATAATGTCTGATTGGTCTATGGAAGAGCTTCATGAATGGGATACAAAGATTTGTGCGCTTGGCCAAGCAATGGATCTTGACTGGTATCCTATTGAGTATGAAATATGTGACTATAAAGAAATGATTGGACATATGGCATACACAGGGCTACCCACACATTATCGCCATTGGTCATATGGAAAAGCATTTGATAGAATCCAGACAGAATACAATTTGGGAATGTCTGGTCTGCCTTATGAGATGATTATTAATTCCAACCCGAGCATCTCATATCTCATGACCGAAAATCCGATGGCCACCCACATACTTACAATGGCACATTGTGTCGGTCACAGTGACTTTTTTAAGAACAACCGTATGTTTGCTGAGACCGGGGCGGATACCGCCTTAGACCGTTTTAAAGCTGCCGGTAAACGTATCAAAAAATACATGGAAGACCCGAACATTGGTATAGACAAAGTAGAGAAAATTATTGATGCCTGTCACGCCATCCAATTTCAAGTTCCGAGAACGCCGGGAGTTAAACGAAGAGATCCCAAAAAACTGAAAAACTATTATCAACAACTGATGCTTAATGATAAGACCGGCTATTGGGACAATTTTGATTTAGAAAAAATACCGCTAGAGCCTGATCAAAATGTTCTTAGGTTTATTGCTGATCACAATCGATTTCTTGAGAATTGGGAAATAGACATAATCAACATTATTGAGCAGCAATCACGTTATTTTGTTCCACAAGCTTGTACTAAGATTATGAATGAGGGTTGGGCTTGTTTTATACATGAAAAAATAGTTAATGCTCTTAGGCTTCCCGATGAATATCACATTTCTTTTATTCGACTACATAACCAAGTAGTAAGGGCACATCTGGGAAGAATAAACCCCTACCACCTAGGCTTTAAGATGTTTAAATATATTGAGAAACACAAAGGATTTGAAGAATGTATGCGTATAAGAGAAACTTGTAACGATGAGACATTTTTAAAAACACATCTTAACTATGATTTATGTAAGGAACTGAATTTGTTTAGTTATGCATTTAATAAGAGCGAAGGGATCAATAGAATAACTGAAGTTTCTGCGGAAGATACTTGGAGAACTATTCGGGACGACCTAATTAGGAATGTAGGTCTCAATTCTATACCTGTTATAGTTGTGGAAGAATTGCTACAAGATGGCACACTAATTTTAAAACATGTGCATGATGGAAGGGATCTAGAATTGACAGAAGCAAATAAAGTGTTTGAGCACATTAACAATTTGTGGGAAGGTGGGGTAAGATTCACTACAATAATAGAAGACGATCTTTGGGAGTTTTGATAGATGACAAGAAATAACAAATCTGATAAGTTTCTGAAACTTGTTGGCAAACACCGTGAAAAAAAGAAAAAGAATAAGTTTCGTGGAACATTGTCCGATTATCTTAAAATAATAGAAGAAGACATTGGGGTTTCTAAACTCGCCCACCGAAGACTATTTGATGCCATCATAAACCATGGCATTACAAAGATGTCAAAATCTTCGGATCGTTGTAATAAACTTTTCAACGGCGAGAAGATAAGAACATATGATTATTTCCAAAGCAAGTTTTTTGGAATGGAGAGATCTCTAGCAAAGATTATGAGGTTCCTCCGTTCAGCAGCACTGAAGGGAGAAGAAAGTCGCCAGGTTCTTTTACTGCTGGGCCCAGTTGGTGCTGGCAAGTCTGCACTGATGGAACACATTAAAGGAGCCCTGGAAGAATGTGATCCAATGTATCACATTGATGGGTGTCCTGTCCACGAGGAACCCCTCCACCTCATTCCTCGCTCTCTTCGGGAGGAGTTTCAAAAAATATATGGGATTCGCATTGAGGGGGACTTGTGTCCTGTTTGTAGGTTTAGATTAAAGGAAGAATTTGGCAGCGATTATACATCAATGCCCATTACGCAGTCATCTTTTTCTGTTCGTGGTAGACGTGGTGTAGGAGTTGTTCCACCAATGGACGCAAATAGTCAGGATGTGACAATTTTGGTCGGCAGCGAAGATATATCCAAATTAGATTTATACCCCGAAGATGACCCCAGGGTCCTTTCTTTAAACGGGGCGTTTAATGTTGGAAATAGAGGTATCGTAGAGTTCGTTGAAGTCTTTAAAAACGAAATTGAATTCTTACACACCATGATTACTGCCACTCAAGAGAAAGCTGTTCCTTCGCCAGGAAAAGGTCCCATGATATATTTTGATGGGGTTATCTTGGCGCACTGTAATGAGGCGGAATGGAACAAGTTTAAGTCAGAAAATACAAATGAAGCTATCTTGGATAGAATAGTTAGAGTAAATGTGCCGTACTGTTTGGAAGTAACTGAAGAAATAAAGATTTATGAAAAAATGTTGGGACTATCTGACTTCGATGGTCACATTGCACCGCATACACTTGAGATTGCTTCGATGTTTGCTGTGTTAAGTCGATTGCGTCCGTCCAATAAAGTAGATGCTCTTACTAAGATGAAATTATATGATGGTAAAGATGTGATCGAAAAGGGGCATGTAAAGAAAATAGACATTAATGACTTGAGAGATGAGGCACGAGATGAAGGGATGACCGGGATCTCTACAAGATTCATCATGAAAGCAATTGATTCGGCATTGTCAGATAGTGAGAAAAATATGGTAACCCCCATATCCATCCGAGAAACGCTTATAAAGCAAGTCAAAGACCAAATAGTGGTAGAAGACGATAGAAATCGGTACCTTGATTTCCTTGGAAAGACCCTTCACGATGAATATTTGAATATCTTAGAGAAAGAAATCACAAAAGCATTCGTTTCTGCCTATGATGAACAGGCAGAAGCCTTATTTAACAACTATCTGGACCATGCAGAAGCATATGTGAACATGTCCACTGTTAAAGATGCCATCACAAACGAAGAAATAACACCAGATGACAAATTTATGGAGTCAATTGAGGAACAAATTGGAATTACTGGTACTTCTAAAGAGAATTTCCGAGTTGATATCACTGCATACATGTTTTCTAAGCTTCGGAGAGGCGAAAAAGTCGATTGGCAGTCGTATGCGCCACTCAAAGAGGCAATTGAGAGTAAATTGACCTCTTCAGTCAAGCAAATTTCACGAATTGTGACCAAATCCAAGTCTAGAGACAAAAAACAGCAAGGAAAGTACAATGAAATGGTAAAAACCTTGATTGATGAGTATGGATACGACGAAAACTCAGCAGAAGAGGTCATAAAGTTCGCCGCAAACAACTTATGGCGAGATAGTTAGAAAAAAACCCAGTATTTTCAGTACTTTAGCTAAAATAGCCGAAAAAGTCATATTTTTGCCCACTTTTGTCCCTAAAAAAGTTGACAGACCCCTAATCCATGATACTATACATATGTAAGGGAGAGAGATATGGGTCGTACCAACCAATGTCAGGCTTGTGGGGATTGGGGTCACAATCGCCGTGGCTGCCCAGCAATCAAAGCAGCCCACGCCAGAGTTGAGAGCCTTGGGGAGAAGTACGGCATCGTGCTTTCGGAAGATGAGCGTGCTTACGCTTCCACTTCTTGGATCACCAAGATCAACGAGGCAGCCAGTGCTGCCGGCAACGCCGAGGACGAAGTTAACTACCGTGAGCGGTGGTATTGGGAAGAGCTTGAAGTGCGCAAGATTGCCCAGGCTCGCAAGAACAAGCGTGGCCGCACCTGCGGCTTCTGCGGCGAGGGCGGACATAACGCTCGTACCTGCGAACACAAGAAGCAGCACCGCAAGGACTGCAATGCCATGCAAAGTCTGGCTCACCGAGTTGTCGCTGCCTGCCTGAGCAAAGCAGGTCTCGTTCCCGGCGCTCTGATGCGGCTTCGGGATTGGAGCATGGACAAGGATGATTACGAACAAAAGATGTGCATGGTTATGGGCATCAACTGGGAGCGGGTTGCCGACCCTGGTTATGACCACGACCATGGTTCGCCTCGCCGCTTAGACAGTTGGTTCAAAGGTCCAATCATCAAGGTTCGTAAGCCTGACGGTCAAGAGGGTTACCTTCGGATTCCTCAAAACATCAAGCAGCAAAGCCACTACAACTACTTTGAGAAGGAACCGGCTCAGTTCGGTTTGGTGAGCGGTGTGGTCGGTGGTCCTGTCAACAAGGACAGCGGCTGGAAGGGTGACAACGTGACCCTACTCAGCCCCGCTGCCCACGGGGTTTACCACTGGGGTGTCAACAAAGACGACGGCTCGGGCGAGCGAATTGTTGATGCTGACCTTGAGCCAGAAATCAACAACCTCATCAACCAAGTTTCAAACTGGTCAGAACATTAGAAAAGGGAATAAAAGCAAAAAGCTAGTTATATATTAATAGAATGAAAAGCAGTAAAAAAGATAGCGATTTGTTTCAAAAGCTAAAAGAAGCTTTTGATTCACTTGCCCCAATGAAGCAAGATCCTTACCCCAAAGAGGCACTGGCTTTGGGGACATATGTTCGTGCAATAAGACACGACAAGTTAGGAGTCATTACTGATGCTTTTTATGGGGATCTTGATAAGGACGGGCAAAAGATAATTGTGTATACAATATTATTGTTTCCTGGCACTAATCATTTTGGTTCCGCTGCTCATGAGAAATACTATGTAAGTAATGAGTATGAATATGATACAATTGCGTATCTTATGCTACCGCCAACAGACCTTGCAAGCTTGACTGCTAAACTTGGGGGAGGGTTATTTTTATGAGAATAAAACCAGCAGTATTACTGTTTGACATGGACGGAACATTGACAGATGCCAGGCAACCAATCTCAGAAGATGTTGTCAAAGCACTAAGAAATGTCTCCACAGGTGTTAAAAAACACCTTGTTACGGGCTCAGACCTAGCCAAGATCGAAGAACAAATTCCACCAAATATTCTTTTGGATATCTTTAGCCGAATATACGCCTGTAACGGGACAAGAGTGTGGAATTGTGATCTCGATATGGATGACGAGAATCTGCCTATAGAACCAGAACTAATCCACAAGGTTACTCTAACAGATCATTATTCTGAGGCTGATATTAATCACATTATTAATGTCCTTCTCAAAACCGCTTACAAGACTCATACCAAAATTAAAACAGGAACATTTGTAGAATGGCGAGACAGTCAAATTAACTTTTCTGTGGTTGGGAGAAACTGCACAACCGCCCAGCGAGAAGATTATGTGAAATGGGACAAGAAAAGTGGAGAAAGAGAAAAAATTATAGAACACCTCAGAAAAGAGTTTAAAGGCTGGGGACTTTCTTTTCGCCTAGGCGGGCAAATTTCCATTGATATCACAAGAGACGGCTGGGACAAAAGTTATGCATTTAAAAATATGACAGAAACGCCAGACCAGTGTGTATTTTTTGGAGATAGAATTTGCAAAGATGGTAATGATTTTGACATTGCTATGAAGTGCCACAAATACCATCATGTGGAAGGACCTGCTGATTTAATTATCCAGCTACAGGAATATGTATGAATGATTACGGCATTTACGCTACTGGTTGGTATTCTATTAGCCCTATTTTTGCCGCTTGGAATACCGATGTTTATCGCTTGGCTGCGATCAAGGCACGGAGAGAAGCAGCGAGAGTTGCTGAAGAAGGTAAAAAACAAAAGCAAATTAACTCTGCAAAATTTGCAGAAGGAACAATTTCGATATATGCGTAGCAAGCGTTCACGAAAGGAAAAATAAATGAACTGCTTTCAACTCGAAGTCCGTGGCGTAACCTTTACCATTTGGGCTCCTACCCTGCGTGAAGCAGTGGAGACCTTTATGATTGATATGGACTTTTTTGAGGTCCCCAAGGAGTTGGTTGCTTGCGAACCAATTGCTACTTTTCCTATGCCTGAAAGTTGCCCAGGTGGCTTTTGAATGCCTTGGTTATTAATAGCTTTATTGGTTGGTTATGGCTATCCGTCTTACTTTAAAGAGGATCAGCGAGCAAACGCCGCTATTATAATAGACCAAGTAAACAAACTAGATTTAGACCCTCATTATTTTATTGCGATTGCTTGGGTTGAGTCACGAGTAAAAGCTAACAGAGTTTCACACACGGGTGATTACGGAATATTTCAGATTAATTATAATTTTTGGGGTAAGAGGTGGGGATATACTTCAAAGAAAAAATTCTTGGTTGATATGTCAAGCCCTGGTCATGGTGTTGTCGCTGCTGCTGTAGTGTTAAAGGAAATGAAAAAATACAAAGCCTGTAAAGGGTTAAACTTGGCTGCCTGCTATAATGGCGGACCAGGCTGGCAGAAATCTAAAAATATAAAAAAGATTTTAGAATACGCAGAGAGGGTAAATTGTATTGCTCGTGCGTATAGAAAAAAATTCCCTAACTGGAAGCAATAAAAAACTTGACCATCCCCTAATCCGTGCTATTATACTGTTGGAGGGAGAGACAGTCATAAACTCAGTGCCGAGCCACGACATTCGCCCTAGGGATCTGTAGCGGCGGCACTGACAGATGGAGACGGTTATCATGCTCTCCCTCGGCTCTGAGTTTATGACTGTTTCCTTCTCAACAAGGGAAAGAAATCTGAACTGATCATTTGGATAAGACTTCCCTGACCTGTCTCATCAGCGGGTAAATAAAAGACATAAGATGATGGATTGATTATCCTGATTCGGTTCACCACCGGAGCCTAATTGGAAGGTTGAAAATGGCGGTTCGATTCCGTCCTCCGGTTTCATTTTTTTCTTGACTTCCTTTGTTTCCATGATAATATACTAATGTAAGGGGGAGAGATATGAAGTTAGAAAACGCTCTCAAGAAAGTTCGCAATCGTGCTAAAATTGTAGACCGTGAGGTTTTCATTGAGCAGAATGACTATCACAACAATGGTCAGGTCAAAGTCTACATTCAGTTTGAAGGCTCCAACCAGCTTCTGTCATTTTGGACCAACAGGGACGGCAGCATTAGTGCTCCCCATGTGAAGCGTGCTGGTGAAGAGTCAGACCCTCACACGGACTACTTTCCAGGCTGCTTTTATGACAACATTACGCAAGCACTCAACACGCTCGCTCCGCTGCCGCCCAAATACTCGGTCGGTTCGCTAGTGCGCTTCAAAGATAACAAGCGCAACAATCGTTGGAAGTTGGCAGGCAAGGTTGCCTTGGTGATCCAAGCCGAAGCCGGCGGGAACTACAAGGTTCAGTACGATGGTAGCGAAGACCGCTACAACCCCTTCTACTCCCAGCGTGACCTTGAGTTAGTTTCATAAAAAACTTGACACCTGCCAAGGTCGTGATAATATAAGATACAAGGAGGAAACATGGCAAACTCTCTTAAAAAGTTCCGTGTTAAGTTCATGAAGGGGCATCTCGTTAACGGTTGTCTCCGGGTTGACCAGCAGGACCAAACAGTCCACAAGCGCACTGTTCATGCCCGCAACGACCTCGAAGCTATGCGCCAGGTTCGGAGTCAAGTTCCAGCTACTCACTCGATGTGGGCACAGGAGGTTAGATAAGATGGCTATTGCAAATCCCGAAGTTGAGTTTCACCTTCAAGACTTTGTTGGCGAGTGTGCAGAAATGCTCAACGAGCACTATAAAGTGAGACTTCCCAATTTGAGTGCTCCCGAGGTCAAAGTGTCCGAGGGCGGCAAGTTTTACAAGGTCTATAAAGATGAAGGTGAATACCACAAGAGTGTTTGGTTCTTCGTCAGTAAAGAGGACGGCTTGATTTGGAAGGCTGCCTCTTGGAAGGCTCCTGCTCGGAACTTCCCTCGTGGAAATATCCTTGAAGACAAAGCCAAAGACGTGATTGGGATCTACGGACTGTGAGTTCGTTACTGCATACTCTTTTTGGGCTTTCCTTTGTTGGCGGGTCTATGTATTTGCTTTATACAGCAATTCTAAGAGAAAGAGAAAGGCAGATGAATATGAAAAAGAAGAATACCCGGCGAAGATAAGCGTTACGGGTAAACCGGAGCCGATCTGGCAGGCAGCTAGAAAACGCCAGCGTCCCTACCTCCAGTAACCACATACCTTGGAAGAGTTGCGTGTGGAAAACGGTTTGTAGGGTTAGATACAAAACTAACAGGAATCCCGTAATCGTTCGGGTGAAAACTCTTCAAAACTTGCGGATGTAACTCAGATGGTAGAGTGTTTGGTTGCCAATCAAAATGTCGTGGGTTCGAATCCCATCATCCGCTCCAAATGGTTCCGTAGCTCAGTTGGATAGAGCAACGGCCTTCTAAGCCGTGGGTCGCAGGTTCGAATCCTGCCGGGATCGCCAAGGGGTTAAGATGTTACGAGTCTTAGGAAAATTACCGAGAGAATTAGGAGTCGCTGTCAGCGGCGGACCAGACTCCATGGCAATTCTAGACTTTCTCAGCAACAACCATGAGGTAACCGCAGTCTATTTTGACCACGGCACAGACTTCGGACGAAAATGTAAAAGATTTGTAAAGAACTTTTGCGATAATAGAGATATTCCTCTTGTTGTAGGTATTAATTATAATGGGTGTCCTCCGAAAAAATCGCTTGAAGAGCATTGGCGTGATGAACGCTATAAGTTCTTTCACAGTTTCGACATGGCTATTGTTTCGGGTCACAACTTAGACGATGTGATTGAGTGGTTTTTATTCTCTTCTTTGCACGGACAGGGTAAACTTATGCCCTACAAGAATCAAAACGTTTATAGACCGTTTATCTCCACCTCTAAACGCTCGCTAGAAGATTGGTGCGAACGTAAGGATGTGCCGTTTATGATTGACCCAGGGAATACCGATAGAAAGTTTATGAGAAGCATTATCAGAAACGATATTATGCCTCATGCTCGCAAGGTAAATAAAGGGCTCGAAAAAACATTTAAAAAACTTGTAGAAAAGGAATATAATAACTGTGGGGGATTAGCTCAATTGGTCAGAGCACTCGACTCATAATCGATAGGTTCTGGGTTCAAGTCCCAGGTCCCCTACCATGCCCGAATAGCTCAGATGGGAGAGCAGTTGATTTGTAATCATCAGGTCGTAGGTTCGAATCCTACTTTGGGCACCATAAGCGGCTATCGTATAATGGTTATTACCTCAGCCTTCCAAGCTGATGATCTCGGTTCGATCCCGAGTAGCCGCTCCACACTATTTTATAAAGGAGAGAAAAATGCCTAATCCAATCGCTTACACTAAAGAAATGCAGGAGGCTATGATTTCTACCTTAGAGGCTTTTGCAGTCAAGGTAAAAGAAATGGAAAAAAGAATAAAAGCCTTGGAGGAAAAAAAAGATGAATAAATTACTTAAAGCAGCGTTGAGTCATTACGAAGCCCAACGTGATGAGGCTTTGGCGGTTCTAGAAGTTTACTTAAATAATTCTGTCGGAATTGGTGAACATTCAGGATTAATCGATGAAATCAAAAACTGGACAGAAAAGTTAACTGAGGCAGAGGAAAATATGGCGACAATTAAGCGTCACTTTCCATAGCCCAACACTATTTAATACAGTTACCTCTCCTAATTGGTTTTGTACTTTGCAAGTTACAAATTGTTGTAATTAAGGACCAAGTTTATAGGAGGAAATATTTATGGCTTTCGGTTTAGCAGGTGATAGTGGTTCTTTTCAGGCCAACATGGCAATGGTCGGTGGAATTGTCACAGGTTCTTCAGGGGAGTTTTTAGCACTTCCAGTTTCAGGAACAGTTCTTGGTGGATTAAGTAATTTAACCACGAACGAGTGGAGTCGCTTCTATCTTAGTGATAGTTTTGGTAACGCCTCTGGTTCTATTATTCAAGCTCTTAACTACTTGAGCGGAGCATTGAAGGATACCAATGGTGATGTTACTGGACCAAGTTCAGCGACTGACAACGCTGTTGTTCGTTTTGATGGTACAACTGGTAAACTTATTCAAAGTAATACTTTGGTGAGTTTTACTGACGCTGGTGAGTTCACTGGTGGTGAGGGTGAAAGTTATACATTCTCAGCTAATGGGCAAATTTCCGGCACTAACAAAGTTATTGCTGGAACCGACGTTTCAGGCGCTGGCAATGTAGCTGGTGCATCTCTGACGTCGGAAGAGGCAACGATTTCTGTTGCCGGTGTTATTTCCGGTGCTGGCGCTGTCCAAGGACAAAAGCTCACCATTGCAAACAGCGATGTTGTTACAACCGCTGGTGCGGTTGCGGCAGTAACCACTGTTTCGGGTGCTTCGTCGCTGGCTGGTGCAAAACTAACCATCAACGGAACGGATGTTGTAACCCAGGCTGGTGCTCTTGTAGCTCCAACCACTGTTTCTGGTGCTGGTGCTGTCAGTGGACAGAACCTAGTGACAGAGGAAGCTACCATAACAGCCGCAGGTGTTATTTCTGGTGCTGGTGCTGTCTCAGGACAAGCACTTACTGTTGCCAACCTCTTTAAGGTACAAAGCGACGGTGATGTGTCAGGTTCTGGTGCTGCACACTTTGTAAAAGCTGTTACTGGTTTATCTTTCGCTGCTTCGTCATCTTTGGTGGCCAAGACTACGGTCTCGGGTGCTGGCAATGTAGCTGGTGCATCTTTAACGACAGAAGAGGCAACAATCTCTGTTGCCGGTGTTGTTTCTGGTGCGGGTGCCGTACAGGGTGCGAGCCTAACAACCGAAGAAGCGACAATTTCTGTTGCCGGTGTTATGTCAGGCGCAGGTGCTGTACAAGGTCAGTCACTCAAGGTTGCTAATATATTTAATGTTAATAAAAATGGTGTTGTTTCATCTTCAGGCGGTGGTACTTTCTTAGGAGATCTTTTCGCCAATGATATGAATGTCTCCGGTACTTTGACTGCTGAAACCTTTCAGCCAACTGCGCTCTCGGGTAATATTAAAATAAACCTTTTTACATCCAAGATTCTCAGTAATAATGCTATTGAAACCTCGGCATCTCTGTTAGCCAAGACCACAGTTTCAGGTGCTGGCAATGTAGCTGGTGCATCTCTGACGACAGAAGAAGCAACAATTTCTGTTGCCGGGGCAATCTCTGGCGCTGGGATAATTTCGGGAATGGCACTGGAGTTGGGCAACTCAATCATTGTTACCGATGAAAAGGCTATAACTAATGTGACAAGCATCTCTGGTGCTTCATCGCTTGCTGGTGCTAAGTTGACCATAAATGGCGCTGATATAATATCACAAGCTGGTGCGGTTTCGGCAGTAACCACTGTTTCGGGTGCTGGACCGGGTGCATTTGGAGCTTTAACAACTGAAGAGGCAACGATCTCTCTTGCCGGTGTTGTTTCTGGTGCTGGCGCTCTCCAAGGTCAAAGCCTCTCCGTCGCTGGCGGACAGGGCTCGATCAGTAGCGCAGGTGCCCTGGTTGCTGCGGGTGGAGCGCAGGTGGGCTCGCTCGAATCGCAGGGCGCAGTTAAAGTCTATGGTGAAGGCTCGCTTTCGGGCGGAGTCGGCGCTGGTGTTCATTGCTCGAACACGGGTAGTGCAAACGGCAGTAACCATAAGGCTGCTCTTTACATCTCAAGTAGTGATATCAGCACGGCGGCGAATGCTGCACTCATTCCAAGGATGGTTTTGCAAGGAACCAACGATGCAGGAGCTTTAAAGGATTTCATGATCTCAGTCTCTGGTGGAATGCTACAGGTTGTCGAGTTGACTCACGGAACAGCGTTACCAGTCTAAAGTTTTAAAACAATCTGTTTTATAAAGAAGGGACTTCGGTCCCTTCTTTTTTTATTTACTATTTATTTAAAGGCTCCACGAAAGGAGAACACTAGAGGGGTTATTTAATTGGCTTTCGGACTGGTAGGCGCAAGCGGTTCTTTTATAGCAAATGCAGAAATGCTCGGTGGAATTGTCACTGGCTCGGGACAAGAGTTTTTAGCACTTCCAGTTTCAGGAACAGTTCTTGGCGGACTAAGCGGATTAACCACCAATGAATGGAGTCGCTTCTATCTTAGTGATAGTTTTGGTAATGCGTCTGGTTCCGTTATCCAAGCTCTTAACTATCTGAGCGCAGCACTTGGCGGCGCTGGATCCGGGGACGTAACCGGGCCCGGCTCGGCTACTGATAATGCCATTGCTAGATTTGACGGATCCACCGGAAAAATTATACAGAACACAACAGGACTAGTAGCTTCTGATGCTGGTGTTTTGTCGAGTTCTGTGGGGGCTACTCTCGGAAATCTTATATTAAATGATGATGCTAGATCTCTAACACTTTCGGGCACAATATCTTCTTCTGCCGGCGCTACCTTTTTAGGGCACCTTTTTACTAACAATCTAAATGTTTCTGGTACCTTGACTGCGGCAAGCTTTACGCCGTCAGCAGTTTCGGGCGCAGTAAAAATAAATGTATTTACGCATAAGATCCTTAGTAACAACAGTATTGAGACTTCAGCATCGCTCGTTGCTAAGACTACGGTTTCTGGTGCAGGTGCTGCATCGTTCGCATCTTTAACAACAGAAGAAGCATCGATCTCTGTTGCTGGCGTTATGTCAGGTGCTGGTGGTATTTCAGGTCAAAGTCTAGTAATTGATAATCTTACTAAGATTAATTCTGGCGGTGTTCTTTCAAGCTCTGTTGGATCAACGCTTGGAAATCTGATTCTTAATGATGACTCTGTATCTTTAAAATTATCTGGATCGATGACCGGAAGCGGTTTGGCTACTTTCTCTAATATTTCCCTAGCACAAGGGGGGGGATATAAGCCGGCACTAATAGTATCGAGTAGTGCTATTTCTACAGCGGCTGATTCAGCAGCTATACCCAGAATAGTTTTACAAGGAACAGATAACTTAGGTAGCCTAGCAGATTTTATGATTTCAGTTAGCGGTGGTATCCTTAGAGTCGAACAATTAGAAGTGGGAAGTTGGCCGGTATAAAATATTCACTTATACACAGGCTTACATTATGTCCCGCAAATTCAAAAAACTTAGCCTCCAATATTCCTTTCTACTTCTTGAAAAAGAGGAAGTGGATGACATATGTTTACAAATGGATAAACAAATAAATGAAGCAATAAAAGAAAAATATCCTGATGAATATGAATCATTGTTCTCTAGCAAGACTTCACCAATAGAAGAAACAAAGACAATAGAAGAAATAGAAGAAATAGAAGAAATAGAAGAAATAGAAGAAATAGACACAAAGAAAAAGAACAATGATATTAGAAAATTATATAGAAAAATAGCAGAAAAAACACACCCAGACAAAACTGGAGATAATAGTAAAGCAGAAATGTTTTCCGAAGCATCCTTGGCATATCAAGAAAATAATTTAGCAACTTTGTTGAATCTTGCTGGGCTGCTTAACATTGACTTGTTTGAATTATCTCCAAGTTCATTTTTATTGTTGCAAAACAACATCACTTCTTTGTCAGAGGAAATAAATGCAAAAAAGAATTCTGCATCTTGGGCTTTTTATAATGCTAAATCTCAACAAGACAAAGATTCAGTTATCAACCTAATAATAAATCAGTTAAAGGGGAGTATAAAATGAAATCAAAAAAAATAGATTTTAAAGTGTTATCTATGGATCACCCTGACCAATACAAAGATCTTCAAAGATCTGGCGGATCTGCATAAAAACAGTCTCTGAATTCACCACAGGAGTATAAAGGCGACTCTGTTCTCCTCTTACCATCCCCAAAAATGAATTATGGTGTTCGGGGAGAGCGAAAACAAATATCTCAAACCCATTATTAACAGCATAATCATTAACCTCAGTTACATTCCTTCCTGTAATAGTTTGAGCTATTTCATCAGTCATTAAGATTATTACTTTTTGGTTCCCCGTGGTCCACGAAAAAGGATACAAACCCTCCATCGACCACAAGGTCACATCTATTGATGGCTCAATACCACCATCATCCATTAATTGGATAGCCTGCAAATATTGCAGGAATTCATCAGCGGGAACAAAATCATTTACCATTTCAGAGTGTCGGGTGGTCAGCGGGGTTCCGCCACCTGAATTTTGTCTGCCTATCACTGCTAAACCAAACCGAAAGTTGCTCGTTATCGGATCATCTAAAAGCGGAGTAATTCCTTCTATCATGGACTCTATCTCATCATCAAAAGAGCCGGAAATATCAATAACAAAAACAAGATCTACACCACGAGTATCAAAACCTTCGTCTACTTCGCCGTCGCAGTCGTTATCAAGGTTGTCGCAGATTTCTTCAACGGGAAGAACTTGCCCATCGCAAGGTCCATCAAACCCACCATCCTGACAATAACGAACACCCGCACGACACTCGCCAATAGCCATTGAACCTTCGGGACCATCATAACAGACAATTGCCGTAGTATTAGCTACTCCTTCATCAACCGTTCCATCACAATTATTATCCAAGCCGTCGCAGGTTTCTTCCGAAGGTCCAACATGCCCATCGCAATAAAGACTTCCATTATCACATTTCATCACACCTGGGGTGCAAATACCAACACCATAATCAGCACCCTCTACAAATCCACATAGTTGATGTTGTTCTGGAAACGTTTCATCTATTAATAAATTACAGTCGTTATCTAATCCATCACAAACTTCTTCTTCTGGTCCTGCTGCTCCGATGCACTCGGTCCACCCATCAAACGTACAGGTTCTAGCACCGTACCTGCAAATACCAGCTTTTTCAGGAGGATCTTTGGGATTAAGGGATGTTAGGATCTGTCCGTTGTGATCACACACTTCAACAGTGCCGGGTGAACATTCCAAGGCAACCAACTGGTCATCATCTAGACAAGCCTGGCAGGCGGTTAAAACCAAGGGAACAAAAAATAAACCCCAACGTTTCATTCCATTGTAGCCTCAATACAAGCCTCATAAGTACTATAAAGAACCATGGTTAAGGCGGTGCTATTAAAAACTCGAAATCGTGCTTTTTTAAGCGGGAGGTGTTCTTTATCATAGACATGGGTCATAATCAACGGCGGACTATTTTTAGATTGTGTTGGGATTTTAAAAGCAAACAAAAGAGAATCGCCCGGTGCATTCTGTAAAATGCCGGCAATGTAACCATCTTTTATAACATCAGGGATACCAATTTGTATGGCTGAATTAGAGCCTGGTTCGGTGGTTATTTTATCACTAACGTGGACAACCCATTTACAATTGTCATTTTGTCCCGGTGTATAATAAGTTGATTTCTTTGGAATTATGGTTTGATATAGGTTGTTTGCTTTAATCTGAAAATGGAGGGCTACAGCACACGAAAGTGCCAATATTCCCAACAGCGTAACTCTTAATTTAGTTTTCGGAACACGAAACATAAAACCGCTCCTTATTGGAGTGGTTCTAGATCCAGTACCTCTCCTTTGGGAGACAAAATGATGAATGGCATCTTTTTTATCTCTTTAGTAACTATGTTTTTGGTTTTGCTTTTTGTTTTCTTTTCTATCCAAACTAGAATCTGAGGTTTTTCTTTTACCTCTTTAACTTGTCCAATATAGGACCACTTGCCCTCTATCTTTTTCCAAATATCTGGAAACTCTGTAGTTTGTGACGAAAGTATCAGTAATCCTGATAATATGGTGCTGCTTAACATGTTATTGATATTCCTTACAGCAAATCTAGTGTGTTGATTTACTACGGATAAATAGTCCCCTTTCAATCTAGTTACTTTACTATGATAAAAAAATCACCAATTTACGTCAAGTTTCTTATATTATCGTTACTTTTACTTACAAGTTGTGTCAGCGGTTGCGTAACAGTTAACAATAAACCCCAAGTTTCAGAAGAAATATTACCACGACATGCCTTTGTTCAGATAAAGCACTCTGTTGAGGTTGAGGGGTGCGGGATTGATGCCGAAACAAAAGAGGAAAAATGTCAAAAAGCTGTTATGCAGTATGTTTCCTCTGGAGCGTATGTATTTCATAGCGAAGTTTCTCAAGGTACTTCATATGTGTTAACTGCCGGACATTCATGTGAAACTAAATTCCCAAAAACACAAATCATCGAAGGGTTTAGAATTGAAAATAAAGGATCTACATTCAAAGCAGTTGATCTAAATGGTTTTCATCATGATGCGGAAGTGATTATGATAAACCGGCGCTTTGACTTGTGTTTGTTGCGTGCTTCGAATGTTCTTTTAAATCCTCCTACTTTAAGGATCGCAGACAAAGAACCAAAAAGGGGAGAAACAGTCACGAATATGGCTGCTCCCCACGGATTATTTTGGCCAGGAACAGTACTGGTCTTTAAGGGACAATTTTCAGGTTATCATGATAAAGGATATTCAGTTTATACCCTCCCTACAAAACCAGGCTCAAGTGGTTCACCCATTATCAACAAAGACAATGAATTGGTGGGAGTTATTTTTGCGGGCTATTCAATGATGGAGAATGTTGGACTTTCCTCTCCTTTAGTTGCTATTAAAATATTTCTCAAAAAAGCAATAGCAAAAGGCGAAATGGAACTTTGGGAAAAGAGCAATACCCCAAGAATAAATACTCAAATAGATCGCCTATGGATTCAAAAAATGGAAGCAAAGCTTGAGAAAGTTTTTGGGAACTGAAGTATTTATATGGAAAACTTCGTGAGGTGTCCAAATGGCATTTAGTAACAACACTAAAACTCCACAGGGTACAAATTTAAAACCTTTCTCTAAAGGAACTTCTCGGGTTGCTTTGCAACCATTTGCAACACGATATCCTGCCAGTTTTGGCAGGCACTACAATGAGATTAATAATAATTTTCACAACGGAACTCCTATGCTTATATCCGGCTCAGGCAGCACAGCAGCACCAGAGGCTTCGGCTTGTGTGCATGTCGCTGATTTAAGTGCTCTTGATGAAGTTTATTTATGGGCGTCAAACGCTGGAGAAACAGCAGCCCAAATTACTGTATCTTTTGTATCTGGGGGGTACATGGTTGACGGTAACACGCCTGCTGATGCAGATCTTGAGTACGCTTTAAATGCTCCTTGGCGAGTTGTCACAACAGTTAGCTCAAAGTCGGGAATGGAGCTTGTCTATCCAGGGATCCCTCACACAAACAATGATGCAATTTTTGCAGTATCGTCAAATTCGCAAATATATTTATCTGGATTTGTAATGAGAAAACACAGAGTAAGTAAGACGGATATAAATCAAGGATATGACGGTACAGACTAATGCCTGGATTTAACGGACGTACTCAAAAAGTTCTCGGAAATACTTTATCACCAGCAGGGAATGTTGGCAGTATTAGGGTTAGTTTGTCGCACGCTGGTTGTGGACAAGACCCTAGCGGACATGACTTTGCTTTAACAGTTACAAATTCCTCCTCTTTTTGGCCTTGTGTAGTATCCTCCGGATCTGGAACACCTCAGATTATGAGTATTCATTCTGGTTCTTTATCTGATATGGACGAGTTGTATTTATGGGCAGTAAACAATGGTAGCTCTAGTGCGGAAATATCAATATGGTTTGATGATGATAGAACATTTGCTGCTGGATTTACCAAAAATCGTAATACGATTATTACAACACTATACCCCTCAAGCAGCGCCGTCATGATTTGGCCTGGAATTCCTGTTACATCTTTTGATGAACAAACTCCTACTGTTTTATATGCAAGTGGATCTGTACATAGCCGAATAAGTTTGCACGGGTATGTAATTCGAAGAAAGAGGATCAATCCCAATGATCGTCTTGCTGGGTTTGATGCGAGCGAATAAACATGGGAATTATTAACAGAAGACAAACAGGACCATTGACCGATGTGAGAACCATCTCACCTAATGTAAGTGGAAACTTTTTAACCGCTACAGGAGTAGATGACCAAATAGCCTCTATCACCCCCGCTACGGCGGGCGAGATTTTGGGCGGCGGGTCCGTTGGTTCTCTTAGTTTGCAATCTCCAAATGGAGATTATTATTCAATTGGTGTAACAAACGGGGGTATTATGACAGCAATTTCTCAAAGCTTTGCTTCGAATACTGTGGTTCTAAAAGCAGGAGATGGTACATGTTACTCGATGACGGTTTCCAATGAGGGAACTATAACCATGACTAGCAGTAGTTGTTAACACTGATCCTAACTACTTATAATAACCAGCCTGGGAGATAAAAATGAAATCTATTCTAAACGAGGTCACTAAAAAATTCCTTTTAAAGGAGGCATACACTTTTGATGCTTTTGCTTCCATACAGGCTTTAAGCGACATAGTGTCAAATATCAGGGTAACAAACAAAAGAGATACCAATCGTTTAAAACTTGCAAAAGAACATATTCGTGGTATAAAAAGACAAATGAAATCTTTAAATGAAAGAGTCGAGGCTCTCGAAGAAGAGTTAAATCTTTTAAAAGAGGAAAAATAAATGGGTGGCATTGCCGGACACATGTCCCACCTATATGATAATCCTAATTTAACCTTCAGTAAAATGAAGGAAATAATGGCTGCTGTTGCTGAGGCTGACCTCGAAGTGGAAGAGAAAGTTGACGGGCAAAATCTTTTTCTTTCTTATTCTATACCCGAAGGCAAAGCAAAGGGCGCACGAAACAAAGGAAATCTTAGAGGGAACGGATTAGATGCCGTTCAATTGGCAACAAAGTTTGCAGGGCGGGGCAACCTTGAGAAAACATTTGTAGAAGGATTTGCTGCTTTTGAAAGAGCGGTGGAAACCTTGAGCGACGAAGAGAAATTAGCTATCTTCGGACCAAACGCTGATATTTGGTATAACGCTGAAATTATGGACCCTGAGTCTAGAAATGTAATCAATTACGATTCTAAGACACTCAAAATACATGATAGAGGTCATTTTAAATTTGACAAAGAGTCCGGAGAGAAAACAGACGAAGATGTGTCTGCAAATCTTGCAGCATTGGATAGTCGCCTAAGACAAATGCAAGATTCCTTATCAGAAGATAGATTTTCTTTTGTTAGAAGTGCCATCATAAAACTAGAAAAATTAGAAGATGAAGAAGCACTCAAGAAAGCATATGCATCTCTGGGAAATGCTATGTCTGAAGCTGATGTGTCTGATTCTGATCGGGTTGGTCAATATGTTTTTAACCGACTACGGCAAGGTATAGAGGTAAATTTTTCTGACGAGTTAAAAACAGAAGCAATAAAGTACCTTTTAAAGCTACCTGATAATATTGGTCTTAGAGAATTAAAAAAACGAATGAACCCAGAAGAGGTATCAGATTTAACAAATATTGTTAGAAATAAGCCCATCCTATTAAAACAAGCAATTCAGCCATTAGAATTAATTGTTCACGATTTTGCAGTCGAGGTTCTCAAGGGATTAGAAAGTATGTTCATTGTTGATACTGATGCGGAAGTGCAACGGCAACGAACCGAACTTGCAAATGCCGTCAAGGAGATAGCAGAAGCAGGACCAGAAGATCCACAAAGCATGGAAGTGATGCAAGTTCACTTAAATAAGATAAAAGATATGAGCAATTTAACAACTCCTGCCGAGGGGATTGTCTTTGATTATGACGGGCACATGTATAAATTAACTGGTAATTTTGCCCCCTTAAATCAAATTCTTGGGTTGTTTAAATATGGCGGTAAACAAAAGAAAGTAACCGTAGAAGCTCTAGCTACCACTGGGCAGGTATTGACAAAAAAAGAAGGAAAACGAATAGCCCTAATCCCAGGGGGTTTTAAACCTCCTCATGCCGGACATTTTTTGCTTGCCAAATACTTTGCAAACAAAAATGATGTTGACGAAGTAATAGTAATTGTTTCTACCAAATCAAGACCTCCTGTAACTGTTGATATGTCCGTTAAACTATGGGATCTTTATACCAAAGATTTTCCAAAAATTAAAGTTCAAGCAGGAACGACCCCATCGCCAGTTGGAGATGTGTATGAACTAGTAGCAGATAACTCTGTGTTTAAAGAGGGAGATGTTGCTCTTTTGGGGAAAAGCGAAAAAGACGTTGATGATACAAGATTTGATAGAGCCCAATCATATGCTGAAAGACATAACCCTGGTGTAAGTGTCGAGCCTGTAATAACTCCCCTTTTTGCAGGAGGAGTAAGCGGAACACAAATGAGAAATTTGCTATTACAAGGTGAAGAAGGAAAAAACGAATTTAAAGCAAACCTCCCTCGTCATTTAAATGCTGAAGAGAAAGAGGCAGCATACAATATACTGACAAGCCCAAATGAAGCCATAAATAATATCATAGACTCGACTATAGAGGAAATGTCAGCTATGTCTGCTGGGTCGGCTGAAATAGGTCCTGGGGCTTGGAGCGGTCGTCCCAATCGCTATAACCCTTATAGGAAAACTAAAAAACCCAAGGTTAAAAGAGCTAAACGCCAAAGGCGGAGATAATTATAGAACCATGAAAAAAATCAACAGAAATAAATTAATTGCCGAGCAGCTTATTCGTGAACATGTCAGGAAGCGGATATACAAGGCGGCATCCTCTAAAAAACTTCAGGAACAGAAACTAAGATCTGCAATAAGAAGGATTTTAGAAGCGGAAACAGGAACTACAGAAGCCAGCGAACATACTGGAATTAATGTTTTGGCTGATTTACTCAAAAAAATAATACCAACCATTCAAGATGATTATAGTATGTTGACTACTTCTCCAGAACAAAGAGAGTCATTTAGGAATCATATAATTCATGCCATTAAAAACGCACTTAACCCCATCGAAGCGGCAGAAGTGAAAGAAGAATCAATAGTATATGAAATTGATCCAGACTTACTCTCTGAAAAGTTATCGATTGACTTGGATCCAGAGGATGATGCCTCCGAAAGTGTCGAAGGTGAATTTATCGATATCGAGGGCGGCGAGGAAGAAGAATTTGGTGCAGGACTCGATGATCAAAATGAAACAGGTAGAAATTTTGCCGCTGAGACTTTTAAATCCGTAGAAAAACAAATTGTTGACGCATATGATATGTTGGCTGACGAAAAAGATAAGAAACTATTTTATGATTATCTTTTAACCAATATGATGCTTTACTTTGATAAATTCGAGGATGAGTTAACAGCCTCGCTACCAGATGTGACAACCCCAGAATACGAAGAAGAAAAAGCTGAAGATGAGGCAGAAGAAACAGCACCAGAAGAAGAAGTAGAAGGCGAAGAAGAAGCAGAAGAAGCCGGCGCTGAAGGAGAAGCGGCCGCTGGTGAAGAAGAATTAGCAATTTAATTTTAATTTAACACTTTTAAATTTACTACTATACTGCTCTTGTCAGCTTAAAGCTCTGAAAGCTATTGCTAGCAAATTGCCATTAAATAACTTGACAACTATTGCGTATTATTGTATAGTCTGATTATAAGGGGGTAACCGGTATCGATTGATGGGAAAATAGAAAAGGTGCAAGGGTGAGGGAAGCGTGGCTCACTAAAAACGCTTAAAACTTTAATCGCCAATGACGATTTCGAAATGGAGATGGCAGCTTAAAAACCTGACCTCCCATGAGGCGACGGCAGCCAATAAACAGAAAGCCGTATTTGGGTGTCCTAAGTGCTTTTGATTGTTTTAGCCGCAATAAAACGATCTAGTCAAGCGGGCTGTCTGACGAAAAAAACAGACCCAACCTTGTGAATGACCCCTTCTATAGAACTAGGCAAGACGGGAGTTCGATTCTCCCTACCTCCACCAGCCGCCTTCGGGCGGCTTTTTTCTTTCTCTCTCAGCTATTTACTTTAGAAGTGTTCCTGAAAGGAAAAAATATGACAAAGACATTGATTTTAGACACAAACGTTTATCTCACAGAGGTAAGCTCGTTATTTGCATTCGGAAAAAGTGATATTGCAATCCCAACAATTATATTGGATGAAATAGATAAACACAAACAAAGGCAAGATACGGCGGGATTTAATGCTAGAATGATGAACCGTGTTTTAGATAATCTGCGGAGAAAAGGTAGTTTATTTGAGGGAGTTTCTCTAGGAAGAGGGAAAGGGAAATTATATGCGGCACAATATGATCCCCGCTATATGCCGGCAGGAATGTCCACCCAAGATTCAGACAATAAAATAATTGCCATAGCGATTCGTCTCAAAATGGAAGGCAAAGAAATAGCAATCGTCTCCCGTGATCTGAATATGAGAGTAAAATGTGATGCTTTTGGTTTAGAATGTCATGATTATCAACCACAAAAGGTGATTAAATCTGTAGAGAAGCTATTTGACGGATGTGAAGAGGTTCTAGTTGAAGGAGAGGTTATTGACGATTTTTACGAAGATAAAGAGATTCTTTTAGAAGAACAAAATATCAAACTGTTTCCAAATCAATATTTGATTTTAAGATCAGAAAAAGATACCAAAAAATCAGCCCTGTGTCGCTTTTTAAATTATGAAAAACCCTTGAGAAAAGTATATTCTTACCAAGATATATGGGGACTTTCAGCTAACAATAAAGAGCAGCAGTTTGCTATGGATCTCTTATTTGATCCGTCGGTTTCTATAGTTTCGCTGACAGGACAAGCAGGAACTGGCAAAACACTCATAGCTGCTGCTTGTGGTCTAGAACAAGTCTTGAACAGTACAAGATCTTCGGGAGGTTACGACAAGTTAATAATTACTAGACCTGTACAGCCAATGGGTAGAGATATCGGTTTTTTACCAGGGACCCTGGAAGAGAAAATGATGCCATGGGTTGCCCCCATCAGGGATAATCTTGAGCATTTATTTGGGGACAGAACTGCGCTTGATCTGCACATGGATCAAGGAACCGTCGAAATTGAAGCAATGACCTATATTCGAGGTCGTTCCATCTCCAACGCTTTCATGATCGTTGACGAGGCTCAGAATTTAACACCGCATGAATTAAAGACTATAATAACCAGGGTCGGACATGGAACTAAATTAGTGCTTACAGGCGATATTCAGCAGATAGACAATTCTTACGTTGACGCAGTATCCAATGGATTGACATATGCAGTTGAGAAATTTAAACAATATGACATTTCTGGTCACATAACCCTTATTAAGGGAGAGAGATCTAAATTGGCAACATTGGCATCGGAGATTTTATGAGAGAATACATTTTCGAAAAAACCTCCAATATGACTCATCACTTTAAATTCGGCGGGATCGATGTACACATCGATGAGCCTCTTCCTGATGATATATCCATAGAAAGGGTATTAAAAACAGTAGAACAAAAATTACCTTCAGTTTATTATCAAGATCTCAGGGCTGTGCGTGTGGGTTCTTACAAAGAATTTGACCGCCGCCAGGTAAATGCCTTATATAAAGACCAGACCTTGTTTATTTCTAACGAACAAGATAATATGAAAGATTTGTTGGATGATATAATACACGAGATTGCCCACCACCTTGAGACAAAGGCTGCTGAGGAAATATATGGGGATCGTTTAGTAATTCGTGAATTTATTAAAAAGAGAGAACAAATGAAATTCGAACTGAGATCCGAAGGGTACTGGACTCAGGAGTATGATTTTAGAGAACTTAAATTTAAAGAATCTTTTGATGATTTTTTATACAAAAGAGTTGGAAAAAGGATGCTCCACATGGTTACGACTGGTTTATTTATTCGTCCGTATGCTGCCGTATCACTAAGAGAATATTTTGCGACTGGATTTGAGGCATACTACTTAGGTAAACGAGATGAACTATTCCAGATCAGTCCCGAATTGTATAATAAAATATCTGAACTAGATAAAATAACAAGATAGAAAGCAGGTTACATTGGCTGGCAAACATATTTCCTACTCGGAGTGGAAGAACTGGCATATTTGCCCTCACTACCACAAACTCACCTACATTGATAAAGTAACTCAGTTCCAGGGCAACATTTTTACAGCCTTTGGTAAAGCCATTCACACTGTTTGTGAATTTACTTTGACTTCCCCCGAAAAGTACAGGGAAGCGGGCGCTATTGAGGAGTTAGTTAAAGAGCAATTCATCGCCGAACTCAACGCCCTGCCCGATGATGCCCAATTAGAAGCCAAAAGGGATTTCGCCCTCAAAGAGTGGCTGCTAAATGGCGTTCAAATCATCCCTGACCTTTATCGCTGCCTTGCCGACAAGTTCGGTAAACTGGGTGAGGACTGGGAAGTGCTGGCAGCCGAAGAGCAACTCTACGAGCCCATCACAGAATTCACGGAAGCAGAAAAAAAGTTTAAAGGCTTTATTGACCTCGTAGTCTATTCCAAGAAGGATGAGAAAATCCACTTGATTGACTGGAAGACCTGCTCCTGGGGTTGGCGACGTGAAAAGAAGAGCGACAAAATCCTCGCCTACCAACTCGTATTCTACAAGCATTTCTATGCCCAGAAGTACGAAGTTGACCCGAAAGACGTTGACTGCCACTTCGTTCTATTAAAGCGAACAGCCAAGGCTGGGAAGAAAGCGGAGTTCGTGCGGGTGACGGCAGCTAAAAAAAGAACAACTGATGCACTTAACGCCTTGACGAAAGCGTTGCATAATATTAACAAAGAGAATTATATCAAAAACCGTGCTGCTTGTACGAACTGTAAAGACCGCTTTGGAACTTGCGAGTTTTACCAGACGGAATATTGTTCTTAGGAGGAAATTTCTTTGACAGAAAAAAAGAAGATAAAAGTTTTAACAATTAGTGATCACCCACTATTACCCTCGGGTGTTGGAACTCAAACAAAATATGTTATTCAAGCCCTTTTAAATACCGGAAAATTTCAGATAATATCTTTAGGTGGGGCGATAAAGCATCCTGATTATAATGTAACTAGAACAGAGGAGTGGCTCGATGATTGGCTCATTTACCCAGTCGATGGATATGGAAACCAAGAAATTGTAAGAAGCATGATAGCTCAATATAAGCCAGATATTCTTTATTTTATGACAGACCCAAGATTTTATGAATGGCTTTGGCAGTTTGAGGACGAAATAAGATTAGCAGTACCAATGGTTTATTATCATGTTTGGGATAATGGTCCAAGCCCTAGGTTTAATGCTCCATTTTATAGATCAAATGATTATATTGCAACCATTTCAAAAGTTACAAGCAACATAGTAAAAGAAGTTGCACCAGATGTTCCAGAGGAATATATCCCACATGCTGTAAATTCAGTGGTATTTCGGAAACACACATTGCCAGAAGAAATGGCAATGTTGAGGCAAATAAGAAAAGACAATAATTTGGAAAATAAGTTTGTCTGCTTTTGGAACAACAGAAACGCTAGAAGAAAAATGAGTGGTTCTTTAGTTTGGTGGTGGAAGTCCTTCTGTGATGAGGTGGGACACGATAAAGCAACACTGATATTACATACCGACCCAAGCGACCCACATGGACAACCTTTAGAGTTTTTAGCCCACGAACTTGGACTAATGAAAGGTCAGATACATTTCTCGAAAGAAAAAGTGCAACCTCAACAACTGGCAATTTTCTATAATCTTGTAGATTGCACGATAAATATTTCGGATGCAGAAGGTTTTGGGCTGTCCACGTTGGAATCTTTGTCTTGTGGAACCCCTGTTGTTGCGACAATGACTGGAGGACTCCAAGAGCAGGTGACCGACGGAGAGAACTTCTTTGGGGTTGGAATTGAACCTACTTCCCGAGCCGTTATTGGTTCACAGCAAGTCCCATATATCTATGAAGATAGAATAAACGAGGAAGTTTTCGTTGATGCTCTTAAAAAGATATATTATGCGACAGAAGAAGAGAGGCAAGAGATGGGGCGAATGGGCATGGAACACGTTAAAAAGAACTATAATTTTGAGACTTTTAATAAACAGTGGATCGATTTCATGTTAAGAGTTCATGAAGAGAGCGGATCTTGGGAAACAAGAAAGAATCACGAAGCCTGGGAGTTTATTGAATTATGATAAAAGTCTTAATAAAAGGACCAATTTTTAGTAGAAGCGGTTATGGCGAGCATACAAGATATATGTTTAGGGCACTAAATAGTCGTCCGGATCTTTTTGATATTTTTGTACATCCGACTAATTGGGGGCAGTCAAGCTGGAATCTTGATTCCTCTGAGGAAACCAAAAATTTCGAAACTTGTGTAAACAAGTTGCAGCAGTTCCAAGGCAAATTTGATTTGTCGCTTCAGGTATTAATCCCAAATGAGTGGGAGAATTTAGCAGAAAAGAATATTGGAGTCACGGCTGCTATTGAAACAACTTATGCTTCGGCTCAGTGGATTCACAGCAGTAATTTCATGGATAAGATTTTTGTTACCTCTGAGCACGCCAAAAATACCTTAAAAAACCCGTCTCACACAGTTAAGACTGAAGATGGAAAAGAGCATATTATAAAACTTACAAAACCAGTTTCTGTGATTTCTTATCCATTTAGAGATATTAAAGCAGATAAATCCAGCCACAAGAAAATAAAGCTGGATACAAAGTTTAATTTTTTAACCTGTGCTCAGATTGGACCTCGTAAAAACCTTATGAATACTATTCGTTGGTTTGTTGAGGAATTTAAAAATGAAGAAGATGTCGGATTGGTTGTAAAAGCCCACCACATGAATAACAGCGTTTTAGACCGCAATAAAGTGAAGATGTTGCTTAGTCAAGCAGTTCACGGAGTTCCACACAGAAAATGTAGAGTTTTTCTTCTTCACGGAAATATGACTGAGGAAGAGATGAATTCTCTATATAAGCATCCAAATATTCATGCGTATGCAACAATAACCCACGGGGAAGGATTCGGTCTTCCTATTTTTGAGGCTGCTTGTAGTGGTTTGCCCGTCATAGCTCCCGCCTGGTCTGGACAAGTTGACTTCCTTTACGACAACATTAAAAATAAAAAATCAGGTAGACTAAAAAGGACACCAATGTTTACAAAAGTAAAGTATAAATTAGATAAGGTCCCACAAGAAGCTGTCTGGGAAAATGTTGTAGAAGCAGATTCACAGTGGTGCTATTCAGATGAGGCGGCTTATAAAAAAGCCCTAAGAGGAACCATAGAAGCCTACAAGAGCAGAAAGATTGTAGCAGGAAAGCTTCAAAAATCCTTAGAGAAGAGACTTGATCAAACGAAAATGTTCGAAAAAGTTGTAGAAGAAGTATTAGATGTATACCCTGAAGATGTTGCTGAGTTAGAAGATTTTCTAGATGGTCTAGCATCTGAAATACAAGTGCATGAGTAAGATATTATTCATTGCCGATATATTTGCAGAAGAGTGGCTCGGCGGTGGAGAACTTAATAACCAAGAACTCATTGGGATATTGAGAGAAAAAGGACATGAGGTTCTGACTGTTAAAAGCGAAAATGTCAATTTAGAATTTTTACAACATTGGCAGAATGACGCAAAATTTATCGTCTCCAATTTCATAAAACTGCCGGAAGAAGTAAAGCAACACCTTCAGGAGAAGCATGATTATGTGATTTATGAACATGATCACAAATATTTGACAACTAGAGATCCATCTGTTTTCGAAAATTATCTAGCGCCGGATGAAAATATTGTAAATCTTGATTTCTATAAAAATGCAAGAGCCGTTTTTTGTCAAAGTAGTTTACATGCTGAGGTTGTAGAAAAAAACATAAAAACAGGAAATGTACATTCGCTTGGGGGAAACCTCTGGAGCCTCGAAATTTTAGATATGTTATCATCTTTATTCCACAAGGAGAAAAAGGAAAGATATTCGATATGGGACTCGCACAATCCTATAAAAAATACTTCGCTAGCTAAAGCTTATTGTCACAGAAATAAATTAGAATATGATCTTGTTGGAGAACTACCTTATAGGGAATTTTTAAATCGATTGACAGATAATAAATACTTCATATTTTTACCTGAAACACTGGAGACCTTGTGCCGTGTCGTTGTTGAGTGCAGAATGGCCGGCATGACTGTTTTAACAAGTAAGAAGCTTGGTGCCACAAGTGAAGAGTGGTTCAAATTAAAAGGAGAAGAGCTTATAAGCTTGATGAAGCAGAAAAGAGAAACAATACCAGATTTGGTTTTGGAGAAATTATTATGAATCCAAAAGTTACAATTATAATACCTTGTTATAATTCGGAAAAGTATATCGAAAAGTGTTTGAGGTCTGCCTTATCTCAAACTTATGATAATTTTGAGGTTATTTTTGTAGATAATGACAGCGGTGATGACAGCTTGGAAATCGCCGAAAAAATACAAGAAGAGTTCCCAGAACTCCTAATTGATACTGCCCCAAATTTATACCCATTTTCCTGGGAAGAACCAGTTGAGGCAGCTTTGTCTCTGGCTACTGGTGAATATTTTACAATTCTAGGATCAGACGACTATATTTCGGAAGATTATGTATCAAATTTCATGAAAAAGATTTTAGAATCCGAAGAAACCATTTTGGTTTTACAAAGCGGAATTAAAGGCATAGACGATAAGTCAAATTTGATCGACCAAGATGTTTCTCACATTTATTCAAGTATAGAGGAATTTAAAGAACTCCTGCTGCAAAGATGTCCAGTAACAACTCCGTCCGTAGTTTATAAAACAGAGCTTCACGGAAAAGGAATTGTAAGATGGCTGGCTAGCGAATATCTTGGGGCTGCCGATTATGATCTTTATTTTAATTTGGCTGATAATGACGTTTATATCCATCCTGTCGGGGAGTGGCTTGGGTATTATTATCGCTGGCACCAAGACCAGGCAACATGGGGGATGCAAAAACAACCTCTAAATTACGACTTTATGCTCCAGAATCAATGGAGAGAAAAGTGGGGAATGTGAAAGTAAGAGTTGTTGACTATATTGCTAACAAAATTGATGAACTTGGTGTAAGGGATGTTTTTACTCTTACCGGCGGCGGTGCAATGTTCCTCAATGATTGTATTGCAAAACACCCAAATCTAAGAGCTATTTGTAATCACCACGAACAGGCTTGCGCCATGGGTGCGGTAGGCTATGGAAAATACACTAACAATTTTGGTGTATCAATAGTGACCACTGGTTGTGGCAGCACTAACGCTCTGACTGGATTATTGGAAGCGTGGCAAGATAATGTCAAATGCTTGTTTATATCGGGACAAGTAAATAAATCACAAACTACTCATAATATAAACGTACCACTAAGACAACTAGGTGTCCAAGAGGCTAATATCGTTGATGTAGTAAGACCGATATGTAAATATGCAATTATGATAACAGACCCAAACAGGGTAAAGTTTGAGGTAGAAAAAGCAATTCATATCGCCAGTGAAGGACGCCCCGGACCAGTTTGGCTAGATATCCCATTGGATGTACAGGGGGCTTTTATTGACGTTGATGATTGTCTTTCTTATCCCATTAGGAGAAATAACCACATAAAGAAAAAAATAACCCCAAGCGAGTGCGAATCCTTATCTGAGATGTTTGATAAAGCCGAACGCCCAGTGGTTTTAGTTGGGAACGGTGTTCGCCTAGCTGATGCCACGGAACAACTCAAAACATTTGTTGAAAAATATAATATACCCACGGTAGCTACTTTTCTTGGCGTTGATCTACTAGAGAGTGATCACCCCTTGATGATCGGGAGGGTTGGAATCAAAGGGAATCGTGCAGCAAATTTCGCAATGCAAAACTCGGATCTTTTGATAACTATCGGTACTCGCTTAGGTGTTCCTGTGACTGGGTATAATTATGAGACCTTCGCTAGAGAGGCAAAGATCGTAGTTGTAGATATTGACAGAGAAGAACACCGGAAAAACACAATCAAAATAGATAAACTGATTGGCTCCGATGCTAAGAACTTTTTAGAAATTATAAAGTTTAATAAAAAGGTTACCAAAGAATGGTCAGACACATGTTTGAGGTGGAAGAAAAACTGGAGAGTATGTAATCCGGAATGGAGCAAAGACAAAGAAGGAATAGATCTATATTATTTTATGGATCATCTCTCAAGGCAGAATAAAGATGACTCGGTTGTTGTATCTGATGCAGGATCCGCATACTATGTTCCTTCTCAATTTCTGGATATTAAAAAAGAACAAAGATATGTAACGTCTGGAGCACAAGCAGACATGGGGTTTACGATCCCCGCCGCCATTGGGGTTAGTGTTGCAAGGGGAGATAAAGAGGTTATAGGAATTACAGGCGATGGATCTTTCCAAACAAACATCCAAGAACTTCAGACAATAAAACATTATAACCTACCGATAAAACTTTTCGTGTGGAACAATCACGGATATTTGTCTATCAGAACAACACAGAGAAAGTTTTTTGATGGCAGATTTATAGGTGTTGACGGCGATTCTGGAGTGTCACTTCCAGACATAGAAAAAATTACCGACGCCTACGGGCTGAAGTATTTTAAGATTGAAACTGTTGAGGGGTTGGAAGATGGCATACAAAAGGTTCTGAATTATGATGGTCCAGTTGTGTGTGAGGTGATGTGTCAAAAATGGCAAGAAGTTGTTCCAACGCTTATATCGACAAAGACAAAAGACGGAAGAATCGTGTCTAGACCATTCGAAGATATGTATCCGCTCTTAACTAGAGAAGAATTTTACGATAACATGATTATCGAGCCTATAAACTATGAGGAATAAAAAATGGCAACCGACCCAAAAAAGACAACTATTTTAACACTAAGGAGGCACAAGAGACAAGAAAAGAAATCTGTATTTGTGACCGCCTATGATTATCCACAGGCACTACTCGCTGACAAGGCGGGAGTTGATGGGATACTTGTTGGCGATTCTTTAGGGATGACCACCTTGGGTCATAAAACAACTATACCAGTTACAATGGACGCTATGATTCTGCACGCCGAAGCAGTTGCCCGTGGAGCCAAGAGTGCTTTTCTGGTGGGAGACATGCCTTACATGTCTTATCAAGCTTCAAACAGCGAAGCAGTACATAATGCTGGTCGGTTTATTCGGGCTGGCATGGATTCTGTCAAAGTCGAGGGAGCGATGGTGGATCGTATCAAAGCAATTGCTGATGCCGGAATTCTCGTTCAGAGTCACTTAGGTCTCACCCCTCACACAAGAGCAAAGTTAGGTGGCTATAGAGTTCAGGGAAAAACTGCGGAGAGCACAGAAATTATTCTTAATCAAGCACTCGAACTACAAGAGGCCGGATGTGCCTTCCTTCTGTTAGAGGCGATGCCAAGAGAATCAGCACAAGCAGTAGCGAAAGAGTTGAGCATCCCGGTGTATGGTATTGGCGCTGGGGATTTGGTGGATGGTCAGCTTGTTATTATGCACGACTTGGTTGGGTTATTTTGGGAGTTTAAGTCCAAGTTTGTTAAGAGATACTGCGAGGCTGGAGCCATTATTCAAACGGCTTTGGAACAATATGCCGAAGAAGTTCGCAATGGAGTGTTTCCCTCAGAAGAAAACTTCTATGAAATTAAAGATGAGGAGCTTGAGAAACTTCTTTCTAATGCAAAATGGAAGTATGAAACCGATCAAGGATTTCCAACTAACCATAGTCCAACTCCAAACACAGTAACCCCTAAAGAAGATATTTTCAATAATAAAAAATGAAGGTCCTAATAACTGGGCGAAACGGTTTTTTAGCAAAAGAGTTATACGAGAAATTTGACGATCTTGATATAACTTGTGCCGGAAGAAAAGAAGTAAACTTAACGGACAGTCAGTCTGTAAGAATATTCTTGCAACAAAACAGGTTTGATGCCGTCGTACACACTGCCATAATCGGAGGCAGAAGAAACGAAACAGATACTCTCCAAACCTTTGTTGACAACATTTCGATGTTTAATAATTTGGTAGCAAACAGGCATTCTTTTGGAAAACTAATCAACTTCTGTTCTGGGGCAGCTTTCGGAAAAAATGCTGATATATACAAATACCAAGAAAACAGAATTTACTCATTTACACCCTCTGATTATTATGGGATGTCGAAAAACATAATCGCCCGTGAGTGCGATAAATTGTTTGATGTTTATAATCTTAGGTTGTTCGGGTGCTTTGGGTTTCATGAAGCAAAAACTAGGTTTATAAAATCTTCCATTTTAAGGGCTTTAAAAGGAGAGCCAATATTAATTCATAAAAATAAGATGATGGATTTTGTTTCATCAGATGACGTGGCAACTGTTGTTCGTCACTATTTGGAAAATGATCCAGGGAAAGATTATGAAAATATCAACATATGCTACAAAGAAAAACATACATTAAGGAATATAGCAGCAGAGATTGTAACTTTAACAAATTCTAGTTCTGATATAATATTAGAAGAAGATGGGTTTGCAAACACCTATACTGGGTGTAGTGATAAATTGGAAACTCTTGGTCTTGACCTACAGGGTCTTGTTGTAGGGTTGAGAAATTTGACGGAAAGATTAAGTGAATAAGCTAGAAGAGATACTTTCACTTGTAAGAGAGTACGCAGAAGAAAATCTCCTCAAAAAATCATGGGAGGAGGGTGATTGGATTAATTATTCTGGTCCTAATTTTTCTTCGGATGAGTATGCGGCCGCCGTAGAAACACTACTGGACGGATGGCTTGTTATAGGAAAAAGATCTAGGGAATTTGAGAATAGATTTCCATCGCACCTGGGCAAGAGGTACGGAATTCTGACAAATTCTGGCAGTTCTGCTAATCTTGTAATGGTACATGCCTTTACAAGCAAGCAAAAGTTTATGAAGAAATATCACCTCCCAAAGGGGAGTAAAATCATCACGCCTGTAGTTTGTTTCCCTACTACGATTAATCCTATTATTCAGGCAGGATTCGAGCCAGTATTTGTTGATGTTGACTTACCATCTCTTAATCTAAATTTAGACGAAGTAGAAAGATTATTAGAAACAGACAAAGACATAAAAGGACTAATGTTCGCTCACGTTTTAGGAAACCCACCAGATATGGACAGGGTTATGAGTTTGGTTGAGAAATATGATCTAATATTTCTAGAAGATTCGTGCGATGCCTTGGGGTCTTTTTATGACGGAAAACCTTTGGGGTCTTTTGGCCATGCCTCTTCGTGTTCGTTTTATCCAGCGCACCATATGACAATGGGGGAAGGAGGTTTTGTAGCAACAGATGACCCAAGAATCCGAAGGGTTCTGGCAAGCTTTAGAGATTGGGGTCGTGCTTGTTACTGCAACGAGAAAAAGCCAGGAGATGTTACAGACGGCACAGCCTGTGGAAACAGATTTAGAGAGTGGTTAAGAGATGGCAATCAGAGTTTTGTTTATGATCATCGATATGTGTTTGATGAGGTAGGCTTTAATCTAAAACCATTAGAGCTTCAGTCAGCAATAGGACTTGAACAAATAGAAAAACTTCCATCAATGGATTCTGCTCGGCGCAAGAACTTTCTTCGCCTCAAGGAAATATTTTCAAAATATAACGAATATTTTATGCTTCCAACTGCAACTCCAAAATCAGATCCCTGTTGGTTTGGGTTTATGACGACAGTAAAACAAAACAACAAGTTCACAAAACAGGATTTGGTTGAGTATCTGGAAGAACACAAGATCCAGACAAGATCATATTTCACAGGTAACTGCTTATACCACCCAGCATATAAGGAATATGCTTCTAAATATGAAAACCTTATAGAAAGATTTCCAAACGCTCACGTTGCTACCGTTGATACTTTTTTTATGGGAACCTTCATTGGGATAACCGACCAAAAGTTGGATTATATTGAAAAAGTTGTTGACAACTTCTTCGAGAGGGTGTAATATGAAAATAGTATATATTACTGGTTGTCTTGGTTTTATTCCATCGTATTTTACGAAAAAGTGCCTAGAAAGAGGATGGATGGTTTATGGTGTAGATAAAGTTACTTACGCCGCAAATACAAAAATTCTAAAAGAGTTCCAGACTTATGAAAACTTTAGGTTTAAACAGGAAGATATTAAAGATCTGGATGTTTTATACGATTGCGATTATGTTGTCAACTTTGCAGCAGAATCACATGTTGGTAACAGTATTATAAACAGCGATGAATTTATAAACACTAACATCGTGGGTACAAAAAACCTTTTAGACTTAGTTAGGTTTAAACCAATAAACTGTGGAGAGAGACCAATCTTTTTACATGTAAGTACTGACGAGGTTTACGGAGATATAGAAGAAGGGTCTCACAAAGAGACAGACTTGTTACACCCAAGCAATCCATATTCGGCAGCCAAAGCAGCAGCAGATATGCTGGTCTTTGCCTGGGCAAGAACTTATGGTATTAAATATTTGATAGCCAGACCAACAAACAATTACGGTATGAGACAATATCCAGAAAAGCTTATACCTCTCAGTGTGAAGAATCTGTTGCGTGACAGGAAGATTTGGCTCCACAACAACGGAACACCTGTAAGGAACTGGCTTCACGCAGATGACACGGCTGAAGCAATCATGACTCTTATTGATTCTGGGGTAACAAATGATATTTTCAACATTGCCGGCGATTTTGAGCAAACAAACGCAGAAACTGTCCGAAAGATTATCAAGTCATTCTATGGAACAGATGACGACTGGGAAAAGTATGTTGATTATTCATATGAGAGAGAAGGTCAGGATATGAGATATTGTTTAGATGACAACAAAATAAGATCTCTTGGTTGGACACCTAAGAAGATATTTGATGAAGAAATAGACGAAATAGTTTCTTTTTATAAGAAAAATTTTATATGGTAAGAAAATGAGATTAGATTACAAAGATATTATTAATAAACACAAAGGAAAGCCGTGTGTGGTTGCTCTCCATGGACCCAGTTTATCACCACACATAGATGAAATTCAAAACCTCCAAAAACAGGATAAAATAATAAGAATTTCTGTAAATGAGTGGTTTGATTTCTTTAAAGAAAAGCCAGATTATTGGGTAATTTCCAATGCCGAGCTTAATATTAGGGACTCAGTATTAAACGAGAACATTTGGAAAATGAGAGGATACCCACCAGATGTTTTTAATACTCAGGGGGTACCTCTATTATATAACAGAACAGCCGATTTGACAGATCCAGATTTTGTAGATAAGAACTTAAAGTGTGATTATCTTCCGTTCGATAATAGACACTTTAAAGGACATAAGTGTCTGGACATTTTGAAAAACTTTAAAAAATATCACGATGAAAACAGGAATCTAGATTTTAGAATGTACGGGAATAATGCCCAAATGTGGCAACTCCCAGATACAAGAAGTGTAAACCCACACTGTGCTCAGGTACATGGGGTCGTTGCGGGCGGCTGGTCACGCTTTGGAAAGTGTTGTCATTTGATGCAGGAAACAACTATACAAGAAAAATTACAAGAGATAACTGGACACCCCCAACATATGGGCGTTGGACAGACGGTAGGATTGTTTTGTGTTATGTTTGCTGTTATGATGGGGTGTAATCCAATATATGTTACCGGACTTGATTTAGACTATACGCTTGGGTATGCTGAAGGTGCCGACAAGCCCTATTATGTTCCTAACCCAGGTAACGTTGGACACTGGCGTCACGTCTTCCAAGAATTTCTAACAGATGATATGAGGATTTTGCGTGAGAGTGCAGATTTAAATGGTATAGAAATTATTAACCTTAATAAAAACGCATGGTATGATGTGTTTAAGAAAGGAGACTTAGGTCTATGAGTGTTTTTGTGATTGCTGAGGTTGGAATTAACCACAACGGGAGTCTTGATATTGCGAAGCAGCTAATTGATGCCGCCGTCGAGGCTGGCTGTGATGCTGTTAAGTTTCAAAAGAGAACGGTGGATGTTGTATACACCAAGGAGGAGTTAGACAAGCCGAGGGAGAGTCCGTGGGGAACTACAAACCGTCAACAAAAATATGGACTGGAGTTTACCAAGGAAGATTACCAAGAGATCGATCAATATTGTAAAAATGCGGGCATCGAGTGGCTTGCATCTGCATGGGATGTAGAAAGTCAGAAGTTTCTACGTCAGTTTGATTGCAAATATAATAAAGTGGCGTCAGCAATGTTGACACATAGAGAATTGTTAAAAACGATTGCTTCGGAGAAGAAACATACGTTCATTTCGACTGGAATGAGCACCCTGGAACAGATTGATAAGGCTGTACAGATCTTTGAGGACGCTGATTGTTCGTATGAACTCATGCACTGCAATAGTACCTACCCAATGCCGGTCGAAGATGCAAATTTAAAGGTTATGCACACTCTTCAGGAACGCTATAATTGTAACGTTGGATATAGTGGTCATGAGAGTGGTGTTATCGTTAGTTGTGCGGCAGTTGCTATGGGTGCCTCATCTCTTGAGCGCCACATCACACTTGATAGAGCAATGTATGGATCGGATCAGTCAGCTTCTCTGGAAATTGGAGGACTGAATAAATTGATGGAGTATGTCAGAGATATTACAAAATCTATGGGCTCACCGGAAAAAAGAGTGATGAGGACAGAGGTGGACATTGCCGAAAAACTCAGAAAGTTTGACACCCTGTGAGACAAATTTCTGCCCTCATTCCTGCAAGAGGTGGAAGCAAGGGAATACACAAAAAGAATATAAAGCTATTACATGGGCATCCTCTAATAGCCTATTCTATAATCGCTTGTAAAATGTCGGATATGATTGGTAGAATTATAGTATCTACCGATGATGAAGAAATAGCCGAGGTGGCGCTGAAATACGGAGCAGAAGTGCCATTTATGCGACCCGCTGAATTGGCAACCGACAAGTCGAGGGACATGGAAGTCATTAAACACTATTTTGATGTAACTGGCGATGCAGATGTTGCATACATTAGACCAACAACGCCCTTGAGAGATCCAAAATTTATTGATGAGAATATTAGAGAATATTTTCATACAAAAATATTGTGCTCAACGGGGGTTCGGTCCATGCATGAATTGCCAGAATCGCCGCACAAGATGTTCCAAATAGACAAAAATGGTTATTGCCGTGGTTTTTTTGATGATTTCGATGGGATAAAAAACTACACAAACTTACCGAGACAAATATTTCCGAAAGCATATCAACCAAATGGGTATTTGGATATTGTTAAAAGAGCCACTCTTGATGTTGGCGATACGTTCGGAGATAACATTTTGCCCATTGTGACGGAGTTTGTCATAGAGGTTGATACACCATTTCAATTCGAACTTCTTGAGAGTCAACTTAATTCAAAGGGTCATGTTTTATTGGGTGAATTAAAAAATGAGCATTGAGACAAAACATAGAAAAATTAATGCTGGATATAAGCTAGAAGAAACAGAACTCAATGACCGCCGCCACGAGTTAGAAACAAAAGCCAACGGACACCAAGTCCCTGTCGTTTGGGATAGTGCTATCGACTATAACGTTTTCGACAAGCAGGGTAATAAATGGATTGATATGACTGCCGGCATCTTTGCGGCAAACGCAGGACACTCCAACCCAAAGATTAAAGAAGCTATTCAGAACCAACTGGATAAAAACCTTATTTTCGCTTATCAATATATAACGGAGATAAGACAGCAGTTTGTCGAAAAGCTTTTGGATAGCTCCCCAGATCATTTTGATAAAACCATCCTGATGAATACAGGCTCAGAAGCCACGGACGTAGCCTATAAACTGATCAAGTTATGGGCAAAGAAAAACAACAAGAAATATATTGTTACTTTCAATGGAAGTTACCACGGGCGGGTTCTTGGGTCTGCTTTAGTGTGCGGATCAAAGGGGGCAGCAGATTGGTCTTCGGTAGTTGATGACGATGTTATATTTATAGATTTCCCGACAGACCAGGGTGCCGAGTTTGATCCCACAATATTGGGAGATCCCGCTAATATTGCTGCATTTATGATTGAAACATACCAAGGGTGGGCAGCGTGGATGTACCCTCCTCAATATATCCAGGCGCTCTATAAATTTGCCAGAGATAACGGAGCCCTTATTTGTTTTGATGAAGTTCAGGCAGGGTTTTACCGCATGGGTAAAATGTACGGCTATATGACTTATGGAGAAAACATCAAGCCTGATCTGATATGTTTAGGGAAGGGTATTTCATCCTCTTTGCCGATGGCTGCTGTCCTTGGTACAGAGGAGATTATTGATGTTGATTTAAACGCAAACTTGAGCGGAACTCATGCTGGTAATGCGCTAGGGTCTGCTGCTTGCTTGGCAAACCTTGATATATTAACCGACGAAGAGTTTCAAAGGGAATTAAAAGAAAGAGTTAACGCATTTGAGAGAAGAAGTCAAGACCTGTTAAAATATCAATGCGTGGAGGCTATCAACGCCAGGGGCATCGTCGCAGGTATTGTATTTGACACAACAGAAAGAACAAACAAAATAGTGTTTGACTGTATTGAGCATGGAGTGCTTCCTGTTTGCACATTTAGAGAATCAATTAAGCTTGGTCCACCACTAACGATACCAGTAGATGCTATTCATGAAGCTTTTGATGTTATAGAAGAGTGCATCCAAAGGAACCAGTAATGCACCCGAATCTTTTGGCTTATGACGACCATGAGGTTTTTGATTCTAAAGAGAACATCTCTGTTTATCGAGCCTCAAAATTGAAGGGAGTTCGGAAGAATATCTCTTTCATAAAAAACAACTTTGACAAAAAGTTAAGAGTGCTTGAGATAGGGTCCGGAAACTCAAAATTCTTATACGCCCTAGAAATAGAAAACATGCTAGATGAAGGGTATGGATTTGAGGTGAGTAAAAGCAGAAATAGGTTCGCCGATGAGTGGAAACGGGATTTGGGGATTGAAAATGTTCATAACATCAAAGAGGACATTTTAAAAACAAGGTTTGACAGATTACCAACTTTTGATCTCGTTTATTGTGTAGATCTAGCCTTTCAGTTTTTGGAACCAATTGAATCAGAGGGCGATTTAAAAATTCTAAAGTCGATTTATGGTCGCTTAAAAAACGGTGGCAAAGTAGTATTAGAGCTTGACTGTCACGAAAGACTTGTTAATAAAATGGAAGACGGAAAAATAAAAACATGGCAAGAATTTAAAGAACCAGATCCTTGGCAATATCTTCTTTGGGACTGTAACCTAAAGAATAATCACCTAACCTTGAATAAAACATTCATAAAGAGAAACCTCTCAGAGACATCAAAAAGTAATGTGGTATTAAAAAATTATCAACGCTCTGATATACTTCATTTACTGTTCTTAGCTGGATTTGATAATATCCAAATATTTGAAAGCTGGAATAAGGATGACGACTTATTAGAAGATGAATTTATTGTGATTGGTGAAAAGAATGCTTAATATACGACACACTGGTATTGTTGTTAGTGACGCAGAGAAGTCAATAGATTTCTACACTAACCTTTTGGGATTTAGAATCAAGAAGGATATGATGGAGTCGGGAGATTATATTGATAATTTTTCTGCCCTCAAGAACGTCAGGGTTCGCACAATAAAAATGACGCTAGAGAATGATGATATGGTAGAACTTCTCTGGTACGAAACACACCCAGAAGAGCCTGATATGAGCCGACCAATAACCAGAATCGGATGTTCTCATTTTGCGATGACAGTAAAAAATTTAGATGAAACCTATGAAAGATTAGTGGAGGCAGGAGTTTATTTTAACAGCCCACCCCAGTTATCTCCTGATGGGTTTGCTAAAGTTACATTTTGTAAAGATCCTGATGGCAGTCTAATAGAACTAGTAGAGGAACTGCGTTGAGTTATTTGGATAGCGTATTCTCCTTATCTGGTAAGGTGGCTGTTGTTACTGGTGCCAACGGAGGTATTGGGCAAGCAATAACCTTATCTCTTGCGGAAGCAGGAGCCAGCAAGGTTTACGCACTAGATTTGGAAAGCAATGCCGAATGGCCAAATAGTAACATTGAGAACTTTTCCATAGACCTGCGAGACGAAAATCAGATTAATAATTTTGCCGAACAAGTTAGTCTGAAGCACCCTCGTGGGGCAGACATTTTGGTCAATTGTGCCGGAGTTACGTTTACTAATGATTTTTTTAACTACTCTAACGAAGATTGGGACATGACATATAAGGTTAATTTACTAGCCCCATATTTACTCTCAAGGAGTTTGGCTAAAAATATGCTCGGGGGCTCTATTATAAATATAACGAGCCTAAATGCCGAACTAGCCTTTCCCAATAATCCAGCTTATGTTACCACAAAACATGGCTTAAAGGGTTTAACAAAAACTTTAGCCCTTGAGTTGGGGAGAAAAAATATTAGAGTAAACAACGTTGGTCCTGGCTATATCAAAACAGAAATGACAAAGAAGAGTTGGTCAAATGATACAATCCACGAAGAGAGGAAAAAGAAAACTTTTCTTAATCGCTGGGGGACACCAACAGATATTGCAGGGACTGTATTATTCCTAGCATCTGACGCCTCTTCTTATATTACAGGACAAGACATTTATGTTGACGGCGGCTGGACCGCAAAGGGGTTATAAAATGACATTAGAGATGACACATGTTGATAAAGGCTGGGGCTGGGAAAGATGGATCGTCAACAAAGAGGAGTATTGCGGAAAACTTCTATTCTTCAATAAAGACAAGCGATGTTCTTGGCACTATCACAAACTAAAGGACGAAGTATTCTATCTTCAGTCCGGTAAGATGTTGATCAAATATGGTGATGATGACAGCTTGGAGGATGCGAACGAGCTTATCCTTAATGCAGGTGACAATTTTCATGTATATAGAGGGCTTAGACATCAGATGATCGCCTTAGAAGACTCAGAACTTTTTGAGTTTTCAACACAGCATTTTGACAGCGACAGTTATAGGGTGGTGAAAGGTGACTAAAAAGATAAAAGTAAATTTGTTTGATAGCCTCGCACCACCCCACTACGATGAATATTGGGGCTGTCAAAATTTCTCTAGTGAATTTGAACCAACAAAGATTGAGTGGCTTAAACAAGGAACAGGGCTCGGACACCCAGAATTTGATGGAGTAACTGTATTTACAGACAAAGATTTATTGTCCCCCTGGGTTGATAATGTAAAAAGTAAATACAGGGTTGCCTGGATTGTGGAATGCAGAGGTGTTCACTCGTTTGCATATGACCACATAAAATTTGTGGAACACAAGTTTGATCATGTTTTTACCTTTGACAGGGAGCTTTTAGAAAGCAGCCCGAAATATGTTAGGAATTTGATTGCAACTTCTCGTGTTTCTGACGAGGATGCGGGACTACACAAGAAGAACAAGATGTTATCACTTATTGCCTCAAAACAGACAATGACCCGTGGCCACCGCCTTCGACACAAAATAGCAAATGCTATAAAGGATAAATACGATGTTGACCTGTGGGGAGGAGCATATAAGCCTTTTGGAAAAGGCAACATAGGACTGACCGCCGGAGCTATTCGAGAAGGAAAGACCGAGCCCCTAAAAGATTATCGCTTTAGTATCACAGTGATGAATTCAAAAGAGGAAAACTATTTTACAGAAACACTCGTTGATGTTTTTCGCCACGGCACTATTCCTATATTCTGGGGCTGCCCAAATGTGGGAGAGTTTTTTAACGAGAAGGGAATTCTACAATTTGACACAGGGCAACAGTTGGTAGAAATACTCGATAACCTATCAGAAGATTTATATAACAGTAAACTAAAATACGTCAAGGAAAATTTTGAAATTGCAAAAAAATATGTGTCTATGGACGATACGTTTGCGGAGAATTTAATAAAAACTATACCGGAGCTTTTAGATGACTAGAAAATATTTGCCTACCTTATCCGAATTGATCGATAGGCTATCCATTGCCCAACTAAAAGAAGTGTTCATAACCGATCATAAAGAAGAATACGCAAAAGAAATTTCCGATATCTGTCACGACATCCAGCTAATTTTAGATAAAGCTGATGTTATTGATGCGGATACTATTCGTGCTATCGTTGTTCTTGCTCAAATGAATTTACATATTTGGCACAATGAATCAAATTATAGGAAGGGAATCAAGGACGGTAACAATCTCGAACTAACACATGGGCTAAACGGAATCAGAAACACGGCGAAAAATAAAATTCAAGAACTTGCAGGCGGAAGAAAAGATTATAAGATCGATTGTTTAGCGGCTGAGTTTAAAGATTGGGACATCAGTTGGTAAACAACACATTCCCAGAAGTTGGAGTTTTTGATTCTGACATGTTCCGAGACTATCGGGGCGATATTTGGACAACTTATAAAAAGAAAACATCCGCAATAAAACTAGATTTTATTCATGATAAATTTTCATCTTCTAGGAAGAGTGTGATTCGTGGAATCCACGGAGATTATAAAACTTGGAAGATGGTTAGTTGTATACACGGAGAGATTTATTTTGTTGTGGTTGATAACCGCCCCGACTCAGAAACATACCTCCAGTGGGATTGGATGATACTTGACGACAAAGAAAGAAAACAAGTTTTACTTCCGCCCGGCTTCGGAAATGGGTTTTGTGTGATGAGCGATACAGCCGTTTTCAGTTATAAGCTCGCATACGATGGAGAGTATTCTGACGTTGATCAACAATTTACCTTAAAATGGAACGATCCTCGTGTTAACATAGACTGGCCAACCAGTAATCCAATATTACAAGCGAGAGACAAATGAACATTCCAAATCATCTTAAAAAAGTTAGAAAGGTTTCTTTGAGTCCTCAAGAACTTATTGATTTTGAGTCTAAAGTTAGAGATACTTATGAGGCGGGAAAAGTCAAGGGACCAATCCACCTCGCCAAGAATAACGAAGAACAACTGATAGAAATATTTCAGTACATAAGTCCAGATGATTGGGTTTTTGTCCCCTGGAGAAATCACTACCACGCTCTTTTACATGGAGTTGATCCAGAAAAGCTGTTTAATTCTATTGTAGAAGGTAGAAGCATGGGGACAAACAACATAAAGCCAAACTTTTATGCCTCTTCTATTGTGGGTGGCATTATACCTCTAGCTTTAGGTACCGCTCTTGCGCTAAAAACAAAGGGGTCCAATAAAAGGGTTTGGTGTTTTGTAGGCGATATGACGATGGAAACTGGTGTGTTTCACGAGGCATACAAGTACGCAAAAAATTTCAATCTCCCCCTTCAGTGGGTGGTCGAAGATAACAATATGAGTGTTCATACACCAACCGAGATGGCATGGGGCAAAAAACAAGAAGCACCTGATGGTGTCATTTATTACAAGTATGAAATGGAGTACCCCCATCACGGGACAGGAAAGTGGGTCAATTTTTAAATGAGTTATAAGAGTGAACTTATTAGGTCGATGGAGTGGTTATCTCGGAAAGAAGATACAATCTTTTTAGGACAAGCCTGCAAGGTTAGCGGACACGCAATCTCCAGCACTTTAGAAAAAGTCCCAGACGAAAAAAGAATTGAATTACCAGTTTTTGAAGAAACACAGATGGGTATTTCAACCGGAATGGCCCTGGAGGGTTATGTACCCATAACAATGTATCCTCGCTTCGATTTCTTTATTCTTGCCTGTAATCAATTGGTTAACCATTTAGATAAAATGAGGGACATGTCAAAGGGTGATATGACACCTCGTGTTATTATTCGGGTTGCTATAGGGTCAAAGAATCCAATTGATGCAGGTCCACAGCACACCCAGAACCACACTGAAGCCCTTCGTAAAATGTTAACAGAGGTAGAGGTCGTAGAACTTTATGAGGCAGAGGATATATTCGCAGAATTTAAGAACGCTTACGAGCGATTAGATTCAAAATCAACACTTCTTGTAGAATATGGAGAATTCTATGGGACAAAGTAAATTCACATGGCCTCTAATAAACGACAATATTACAGAATCAGATAAATACGCACTTATTGACTGGTTAAAAGAACCAAACGTTCGCTTCACTCAGTCAAAATATGTGCGAAAGTTTGAGGAAGAGTGGTCAAAATGGCTTGGCGTAAAATATACTGTATTTGTCAACTCCGGAGCGTCCGCCAATTATATTATGGCATCTATCCTCAAAGAAATGAAAGGTAGAGGGGAAGTTATTGTTCCGCCCATAGGTTGGGTGTCTGATATTGCCCCTATTGTAAATCTTGGCATGACGCCAGTCTTTGTTGATGTTGACATGAGCAGTATGGCTATTACTGCTGAGAATATTAAAAATGCTATAACCGACAGGACGATTGGCATTACTTTGGTTCACGCTCTGGGGTTTGATGGACTTACAGATGAGCTTGTAAAAATAGCAAAAGAACACGATTTAATTCTTATTGAGGATTGTTGTGAGTCACATGGCGCAACCCATAATGGAAGACTTGTTGGTTCTCATGGGTTGATGTCAAACTTTTCATTTTATTTTGGGCACCACATCACTACCGTAGAGGGAGGAGTTGTTTGCACTAACGATGAGAAAGTTTATGAGCTTGCAAAAATGTTTAGATCTCATGGTATGATTAGAGAAGCTGACACTAAATTACAAGAATATTATGAAAAAAAGTATCCCGATTTAAATCCGCTGTTTACATTTGCTGTCCCTGGTTATAATTTAAGAAATACTGAGTTTAATGCTGTATTGGGGTTGCAACAAATAAAGCGTTTAGATCAGGCGTGTAAAATAAGGTCTTTCAATCTTGGTATATGGTTGGAGTTTTTGGATAGTAAAAAGTATTATACCGATTTCAAGTTTGATGGAAACAGTAATTTCGCACTACCGCTCATCTTGTTAGACAAGGACAAAAATAGAATGAAAAATGTGGAAAAAACCCTTCGCACTATGGGTGTCGAATATAGGATAGGAACAGCAGGCGGGGGAAACCAAGCCCGTCAACCATATCTGGAGGGATATAGACATAGAGTTGTTGGCGACCTTAAAAATGCAGATCATATTCATGATTTCGGTCTTTATGTGGGTAACCATACAGATCTAACGGAAACACAAATTAGAGAACTATGTGAGGCTTTGAATGTTTGTTGATTATAGAGATAAAAAAGTTTTAGTTACCGGCGGCACAGGTATGATTGGTCGCCAACTCGTGGATCTTTTAGTTGAGCGTGGTGCAGAAGTATCAGTGGTATCCTTGGACCCTCCAGCAGGACTGCCTCAGTCAGTAAAATTTGTCCACGGCAATCTTACAGAGTTTGCTGTGTGTAAGAGTTTATGTGAGGGTATGGATTACGTTTTCAATCTAGTTGGCGTAAAGGGGTCCCCAAAGATGTGCAAGGAGCAGCCAGCCGATTTTATGGTTCCAATGTTACAATTCAATACCAATATGATGGAAGCTGCAAGGTTGGCAGGTGTTGACTGGTATCTTTATACAAGTAGTGTGGGAGTTTATCACCCAGCAGAAGTTTTTAAAGAAGACGATGTTTGGTCCACTTTCCCGTCTGAGAATGACAGATTTGCAGGATGGGCAAAAAGGATAGGAGAGCTTCAGGCTGAAGCTTATAAAATTCAATATGGTTGGGACCGTGTTTCCATCGTGCGCCCAGCAAACGTATACGGACCATATGACAATTTCGACCCAGAAAACGCCATGGTTATCCCATCTCTAATCAGGAAAGCATATGAAAACGATAAGCTGGAAGTTTGGGGTGACGGGTCCCCGATAAGGGATTTTATTCACTCCAGAGATGTAGCACTTGGGATGTTGCACATGGTAGAAAATGAGGTAAACGTCCCAGTCAATCTTGGCTCTGGAGAAGGGGTAACCATTAAAGAAATTGTTGATATCGTGGTAGAGAAATGTCCGAAGGATATTGAAGTTGTTTGGGACACCACGAAACCGACGGGGGACAAGAGAAGGATTCTTGATTCCACTCGTGCGAAAGAGGTCGGATTCGAGACAACCATTAGCCTGTCTGACGGAATTGAAGAAACTATTGAATGGTTTGAGAAAAATAGGAGTGTAATCGATGACAGACACAACGCTTTCAGGAAGTAGAGTTTTAGTAACGGGAGCAGGAAGCGGACTTGGTAAATATATTGCATCACAGATAGAATGTGTGGCAATGACACGAGAAAACTGCCAAGAGATTTTATCCAAGTACAAAACAAAGCCGTTCGATCTCATTATTCATTGTGCCTTTAATTCGACCAAAGATACGAATGATTATTATGGATTGCTTGAGGATAATGTTTTTCTAACGAGAAGTGTATCATTGTTACCTCATCATAAATTTGTATTTTTATCCTCTATTGATGTATATCGTGATGAAAGCAGCTTATATAAAACAACAAAATTAATGGCAGAGTCTATTGTTAAAAGGTTAACAACTAGAACTCTTATCCTTCGTTGCGGAGCTATTCTTGGAGAAACGATGAGAAAAAACAATTTTCGAAAGATCATCGAGGACGAAAACCCAGAAGTCTCTTTATCAGGAAAATCCACTTTCAATTATATTCTACAAGAAGATATTCTCAGTTTTATAAAGATGTCCTATATGAGCAAATATAATGGAATTGTTGACTTTATATCGTCGGGAAATGTTGATTTTAAGCAGGTAGCTGATCTTTTAAAGAAAGAGGTCAAGTTTGGAAAATACACCTACAAAACACCAAACCTACCTAACCAAGAGTTGGTAGAGGTTTTTCCAACGGCTGCCTTGTCGTCAGAAGATAATATTCGAAGATATTTGAGGAATAGAAATGAGTAAGAAAATACTTTTGTGCGGAGCCACTGGATTTATTGGCAGGAATCTCTTGGAACACTTTTATGGCAATCCCTTTTACAGTATTCGTGCAATTTACCACAAGAAGGAAGCACTTACTGAATATGATGTAGAGTGGTGCTATGCTGACTTGAATAATCCACATGATGTAGAGAGGGTAATGCAAGATGTCGATATTATCCTTCAGTTTGCTGCAACCACCTCCGGAGCCAAAGATATTACAACCAAGCCCTATATTCATGTGACAGATAATGCTGTTATGAACTCGTTGCTGTTAAGATCTGCATACGAAAATGGAGTAGAACATTTTGTTTTCCCAAGTTGTACAGTAATGTACCAACCAAGTGATATAGCTTTAACTGAAGAGGACTTTGATGGCAGCGATGAGATTCACTCAAAATATTTTGGCGTGGGAAACACCAAGGTTTATATCGAAAAAATGTGTGAATTTTATTCACGACTTGGAAGAACTAAGCATACGGTTTTAAGGCACTCAAATATTTATGGACCCTATGATAAATATGATTTAGAGAGAAGCCATGTCTTTGGTGCTACAGTTACAAAAGTTATGACAGCAGAAAATAAAGTGGTAATGTGGGGAACAGGAGAAGAGAAGAGAGATCTTCTTCATGTTGAGGATTTATGTAAATTCGTAGAGGCTGCCACACAAAAACAAAAAACAAGTTATGAGCTATACAACGTTGGGTTAGGGGAGGCTGTCGCCGTCCGTGATCTTGTTCAGAAAATTATTGATGCCTCTGGAAAAGATTTGGTAATTGAAAATGACTTATCTAAACCAACTATCAAAACAAGCTTGTTTTTAAACTGGAGTAAAGCGGTGCGAGAACTGGGGTGGAAACCAGAAATAAGCTTAGAAGAGGGAATTGAAAAAACTCTGAACTGGTATAAGGAAAATATAAAATGACCAAACGTGCCCTGGTAACTGGTATAACAGGAATGGTTGGCTCGCATTTGGCGGACTTTCTTTTAGAAAATACAGACTGGGACATTTATGGCTTTTGCCGCTGGAACGACAACTTTGAGAATTTAGAACATCTATTTGGGAGAATAAATTCCAAAGATAGGGTCCAACTTATATACGGCGACCTTAACGATCTTCCCTCTTTGTTGACGACTGTCGAAAACAGTGACCCGGATTATGTTTTTCATCTTGCGGCACAAAGCTATCCGAGGACAAGTTTCGACGCCCCTCTTGAAACATTTGAGACAAACATTCTTGGAACTGCAAAACTTTTGGAAGCCATAAGGGTTCTGAAGAAAAAACCAGTTATCCATGTTTGTGCTTCGTCGGAAGTTTTTGGGAGAGTACCAAAAGAATTTTTACCAATACACGAAGAAGTCAAATTTCACCCAGCGTCCCCGTATGCTATTTCCAAGGTTGGTACAGATCTTGTTGGTAGATTCTATGCGGAGGCTTACGGATTAACTGTTATGACAACTAGAATGTTTACTCACACAGGACCACGCCGTGGAGATGTTTTCGCAGAGTCAACCTTTGCTAAACAGATTGCGATGATTGAAGCAGGAATGTTGCCACCTGTTCTAAAAGTAGGAAACCTTGATTCTCTAAGAACTTGGTCTGATGTTAGAGATGCAGTAAGGGCTTACTATATGCTTGTTACAAAAAATCCAATAGCGGGGGAATATTACAACATTGGAGGGACTTTTAGCTGCACCGTAAAGGAGATGCTTGATTACCTCTTATCTCAGTCAACAGTGAAAAATATTAAGGTTGAGGTTGACCCTGATAGATTGAGACCAATCGACGCAGACCTACAGGTTCCCGATGCAACCAAATTTAAATCCCACACAGGCTGGTGCCCTGAAATCTCATTTGAAAAAACTATGAATGATTTGCTTAATTATTGGCGAGAAAGAGTGCAAAATGGTAGGGAGTTTTTGGCGAGGTAATGTCTAAGAAGGTTTTGATAATAGGCGAAAGCTGCAAAGATATATTTAACTATGGTAACTGCGACAGGTTATGCCCCGACGCACCTGTTCCTGTTTTCAACGGAATCAACACAGTAGAGACTAACGGTATGGCGATGAATGTTGCTCAAAATATCACATCTCTAGGGGTAGCGGTTGATATTCTCACGAACGATGGTTGGGAAAAATCTAAAAAAAGTCGTTATATTGATGACAAAACCAACCAAATGCTCCTCCGCATAGATGAAAATGACGAAGTTTCCCAACCTTTTGACGCATTTTTGCTAAAAGAAGAGGCGATAAGAGAATATGACGCAGTAATCATATCTGACTACTGTAAGGGGTTTTTGACGGAAAAATCAATGAAACAAATATCTCTTCTCAACCAGAATGTGTTTCTGGATACTAAGAGATTGTTGGGACCCTGGTGTGATAATATAGAATTTATAAAGATAAACTACTATGAGCATAATCGGACAAAACACTTACTTAACCAAAACATATATGACAAGTTGATTATTACGCTCGGCTCTGAAGGATGTAAATATCGTGACGAAGTATTTCCTGTTCCAAAGGTGGAAATCAAAGACTCTTCAGGTGGTGGTGATACATTTATAGCAGGACTTGTGGCAAAATATTTGGAAACAAACGATATTAAGGAAGCTATCAAGTTCGCCAATGAGTGTGCTACAAAAGTTGTCCAAAAGAGGGGTGTAAGTATCGTATGACTACAGTTTGGACAAATGGGTGCTTTGATGTTTTACATAGAGGGCACATTGAGATGTTTAAATATGCAAAATCTCTTGGAGATACGCTGATTGTTGGAATTGATACTGATGAAAAAGTCAAAGCTGTAAAGGGTAATGACCGACCTTTTAACAGCTTGGGGGATAGAATGTTTTTAGTATCTTCCATAAGGTATGTTGACGAAGTATATGATTTTGGGTCTAGAAAAGAATTAGAGAACTTAATAAAATTAACAAAACCTGATATTCTAGTTGTAGGATCTGACTGGAGAGGCAAAGAGGTTGTCGGCAGTCAGTATGCAGGCAGGGTTGATTTCTTTGACAGGATCGGCAATTATTCTACCACAAAAATACTGGAGAAACAGAAATTTTAGTTTACGTTGACATAGATGATACAATATGTACTTATGAGGGGGAAAGACATTATCCCTCTGCGATACCGATCATGAAGAACATCGAAAAGATAAACCAAATGTACGATAGTGGTGATACTATTGTGTACTGGACGGCTCGTGGCGGGACAACGGGAATAGATTGGACAGCCCTCACGCACGAGCAACTTAATGTGTGGGGAGCCAAATACCACGAAATAAAAATGTGGAAGCCTCCCTATGATATTTTTATATGTGACAAGGCTGTAAATACAGCAGATTTCTTTAAAGAAGGAGAATAAAATGAAACTTTCGAAACAAGCAGTTGGAGCACTTCTAATGACATTACAAAAATGTCTGGCGGAAGAAACCGACATAACTGAACTTTTGGCAAATTGGGACTTGTCCCTGAAGGGTGATGAATTATATGTAGACAATCCGCCACCTGTATATACCCCCCATACAGACACTGAAGCTGGAACTGAAAAAAGAGTTTTCGAGACAGAATAGTGCCTACCTATTGTTATAAGTGTCAAAGCTGTGATGCGATTTTAGAATTTCGTCATTCCTACAAAGAGCTAAAAACAGATTGCACAGAGTGTAAAAAGCCAACGCTAATTAAAATACTGAACACTCCTGTGAAAATATTGTCTAAAAAAACCAACAACCAGACAAAGACAGGTGCAGTTGTCCATACAACAATAGAAGAAATAAAAAACGAAATCAAACAAGAAAAAGAAAAGCTGAAGAAAAGAGAGAACAAATGATGGTCTGGATTTTAGCACTCTTGTTTGTTGCGTCTTTTGCGTGTTTTCTATTAATGGTTTGGTACGCCTCGCAACTTCTACAAAGGTTCAGATATATTAGCGAAAATAGTTCTAGTTTACTAGAGATCATTAAAAATTATAAAGATCATTTGCAAAAGGTTTACGACCTACCGATGTTTTACGGCGATGACACCCTGCGAGGATTACTACAACATACAAAAGATTTAGCTCAAGACTTAGACGATCTTAGCGAAATATTTTATTTGGGTGAAGAAAATAGAGGAGAAAAAATACATGAAGAAACCGAAGGGTAAACATTATTTCACTTCGGAAACAGAACAGGCAATAGTCAATTATTGCGCTACCGAGTGCCATACTATACGGACGGATTTGTATGTAAAACATATCCAGCCGGCGTTTAACGAAATGGTTGATAAAATTGTTTACACCTATAAATTTACTTCCTTGAGTAATATAGACAGCTTAAAGGATGATTGTAAAATTTGGCTCACAACAATTCTCGGCAAATTTAATCCGAACAAGGGCACCAAAGCCTTTTCATATTTTTCTGTTGTAACAAAAAACTGGTTTACACACAAGGCAAAAAAACAAAACATAAAAAACAAAAGAGAAATAAATTATGATGAAATGTATCGAGAGGTTGAGGCGATTGGAACCTCTGATAGCGATTTTTTGGACGACCAAGAAGAGAAGCAATTTTGGTCGTTGCTTTTGACCGAGGTTGAAAACTGGCAAAACCTTAAATTAAAAGAGAATGAAAAAAAGGTTTTAGATGCTGTTTTGTTACTAATGGAAAACATTGAGCAAATAGAAATCTTTAATAAAAAAGCAATATACTTATATCTCCGAGAAATTACGGGACTCAATACCAAGCAAATTGTAAGCTGCTTGAATAAAATGAGGTCAAGATATAAGATATTTAGAGAAAAATGGGATAGCGGAGAAATTATGTGAGAACCTATTTATTTATACTTAACGAGGACAAAGTATGAAAAAGGATCTCAACTCTCTTATCGAGCAAGCCCTAGATAATATAAATAACGACCGACAGACAACAGAAATTCTTCTGAGTCAACTTCGGGAATACATGGCTGTTCCGGGTAACCAAGATCGTTATTCGGATTCCGGGCCTATTGCTGCAAAATTTGTCGAAACACTACAAAGAAGTAATGAACAACTGGTCAAGTTAGCCACCTTGGTTCACAAAAAAGAAGCACTTAAATCAAATGATGGGTTATCCGATTCAGATAAAGCGGAATTGTTTGACTTAATAAAAGATAAATAAGGCATACAAAATGACAAGAAAAATCAACGGAAAAAAGAAACCAGCAGATTTTAGCGTATCTAGACCTTCATATAAAAAAAGAAAGCCATCTTTCCAACCGGGCATGTCAACCCGTGAAGATCAAATATCACAACAGATCCGAAAACAATTTTCTTCCACAGCAGATAAAGAACAAGCGTTTTATTACGCAGAGGTGCTTAGGATTGATTCGCAAGCCAATGCAAATTCGAGATCTAAAAAATCATGGGATTGGTTTAAGTGGTATGAAAAAAACCCGGTCAGGGTAAGAGCAAGAATAAAAGATTCAGAATTGGCGGCCGCTCATCCGTTCCCGAGACCAAAAGACGAGAACGACCAACATCTTATTAATCTTCATCCCGAATTTGTAGGATTTTTAGATGATATCGGAGGCACCGAGCCAAAGGTTGGCGACATAATAAAGGTCAGCTTTAAGAATCCTGATATTAAGTCCAAAATTATCGGCAATGGTATAATTGTTGCGCTTGGAGAGTCTGTAACAAAAGTTGTTGAGGGAACCGAAGGAGCCATCGCAGCAAGAGAAGCTGCTGTTCGTTCTCATTTTAGTAAAGCGGGTGTTACGGACAGGCTTTCCGCATGTGAAAGCCTAAAGAAAAGTGTTGAGACTACAGTAAAGCCATCTTTTGGCGGACTGATCAAAGGATTACTTGATGATTTAACACAGGGATCTAATAATCCTAGACAATTAAACAACCCGACAGATGACCAGGGAATCGACCCTGTTACAAGACAACCAGCAGGAGACACCAGTGCTCCTTCTAGACCGACAGCGAAAGATAGAGATCCCGCTCCACCGGGCCCAAATTTGGTAGGACATCCCCCCTTCGCCGCCGCCCCTCGTGGATCTAATTCAACACCGTCTTCGTGTGTTGAGTGCGACGTAATTTATACGAACAGAGATTTTACTGGCGGTGACGGCGAAGCCGGAGCATCTGGAAAAAAACAACCAAAACAAAAAAAATCCTCCGAACCAGATAGTACTGCTAAAATGGCACAACCTCAGTCCATTCCAAAGACAGGACACAGACTCACAGATCAATTGATCAAACAGTTACACCCAGATATCAGAAAACAAACGGCAGATTTTATTAGAGATGCTCGCAGTCGTGGCTATAATATTAAGATTACTGCTACATATAGGACATTTCCCGAACAAGACCAAATGCGTAGGCGAGGTGTTTCTAAAGCCAGGGGCGGTCAAAGTTATCACAATTACGGAATAGCGTTCGATGTGGTAGAAAACCCTCAGCGTGGAATTCCATTCGGGTTTGATGAGCGGTACCCCAAGAAACGATGGCATGATATTGGTAGAATGGGCAAGGAACATGGCTTTGAGTGGGGGGGTGAATTTCGAGGTTTCTTTGACGGACCCCACTTTCAGATTGGAGTCACAAGGACTAGGGACATGTACCGACGAGTTATGGCAGGCAAGACTGTTGAAGATCCGAAACAAGCCAAAGTGGGTCCTTTTGATCCGTCTAGACCCAGCGGACCCAGAAATTATATTTATCCAGACTTAGATGGAATAAGAAGATAAGAGGAAAGCACCATGGTTCTTAAAAAAGACGTTGAAAGAGTAGGGATGAAGAAAGCAGACAAAAAACGTCTTGCAGAAATATCTCATAAAGAAAAAAAGTGGCTGAACGACGGAATTTTTAATGACTATATGGCAGAAGCCCATCCAAAATACAATAAAACAATCCCAGAAAGGGTAATCCAAGGGAAGAACAATCAATTCATAATTATAGGACGTGATCGACCCCGAGGACCAGCAAGCGGTTACGGTGGCGCAGGTCATTCCCACGCTGCCTGTATTGATATTATCGCCGGCATGGGAGGACCTTTAGCAAGAGAAGAAGACCCAGAAACAGGGGTCATGGTTACAACCGACAAAGATCCGTTTTTGGATTCTGCCAGAATTTATATTTCTCAACGAGCCGACATTGACAAGTATTTTAAACTTCCAGAAGGAGTGGTAGGTAATGAGCCGGCAAAATCTGCCGTTGCTGTTAAAGCCGACGGAGTTAGAATTATTGCTCGTGACGGAATAAAACTTGTTACAGGAACAGACACCTACGACTCTAGGGGTGTTCGAATTGGAATACAATCTGGGATTGACTTAATCGCTGGAAACAGTGATGAAGACCTTCAGCCCTTGGTCAAGGGTAATAATCTGTGCCATGCTTTGGCTGATTTATCAAAACTTGTTAACGAAGTTAGTGACAATGTTGGATTTATATCAAGAACCATGATAGCCTTTTGTTCGGCCCTGGCTGCACACTTCCATATTTCGTCCCCTACGGGAGGACCAACTGCCCCTGATTTTATAATTTGTGCGCCAGCCTGCGCCTCCGCCGCCGGAGCCTTTGGTTTCGCTGCCGGAAAAGCTCTAATGACAAGTAAAAATACGGTAGGATGGAATTTTACTTATGTAGACCCAGACGATGGAATCCCTGGCATACAGAAAGTTAAAAAAGGAGCAAGAGGATTTGGTGCAAAATACATCCTCAGTGTGCATAATAACACCAACTAAGTATTTATCTTATGGCTGAAAACAAGCAAGACAAAAGAGACATTGTAAATCCTAACCCAGAACGATACACTTCTGCGGTCCCCCAAGCCAGAAGGGGCCCCCGACCGTATAGAAAAAAAACGCTCTTTGGCTACGAAGCGGGGACAATTCGTGATGCTGTGCTTGAATGGAGAGGTGTGCCCCAAAACTGGGGTAAAACAACTGAAGGAGAACGGCGTGGTTTAGATTACGACTATAGCAGTAAAAGAAATAAGTGGTTCATTGGCTGGCTTCACGAAACGTTTAAAAAAGGAAAAGATTTTCCTCCGATGGGAAACAGGGTCATCGAAAGGCTTTGGAACGAAAACAATGGACTTAACGCTGATAATTCATTTATTACAATTAACGATCTGTTAGCCTATGCCGCTCTATATCCACAAAACGCCAAAGTTGTAATGACAGCATCCGGAACTCCCAACGGAAAAGATAACCCAAGAATAGGTGGATATATTATTGCACTTGTTCCTTTGAGTTCTATAGAAAAAGCACAAACATTAAAAAAAGTAGTAAAAGATGTCAAGAGAGAGTCCCCAGAAAACAAAACAGCATTAGAAACTGTTACAACAGATGACGCTCAAAAGCCATCGAATCAAACACCGGAAGCAAACGACAGAGGATCGCTGTCAACCCCACTTCCCGTAGGCAAATATGTTGTTAAGAAGGGTGATTGGCTATCAAGGATAGCAACCCGCCATGACACTACCGTTGCTAAAATTTTGGAAATACCACAAAATTCATACATAATTGGAGCCCCAACAGACGATCAAGGGCGAAAAAGATCAGAAAATGGTCATTGGATATATCCTGGCGATATAGTAACATTGCCAAGCTCGGTGGCTGTTTCTAGGATGCCCTCGGTAACGCCAACCGTTAGCAAGGTAAGAAAAAAAGAGTATGATATTGCGTCAGAGATTCCGCCGGGACCTAATTCGGGTGGAGGCGCAACTTTATTAGAGGCACCAACACCATCAGTTAGATCAGCCGACCGTGGAGTTGACCTAAATTCTCCCTGGGGTAATTGTCCGCAGATAAAGCCTCCAGCCACCGCTCTAGAGGCTTTAATGACCACAAACAACATGGTTTGGCAACTACCCAGTCAGTTAAAGAAAATACCGAGAAAAGTATATTATAATTCTTCAGATAAGTCATGGTATTGCGTGGCAACCACAATGGCAAGGAATCCCCAAGCATTTGACATAGCCAATCAAGAAGATGACGATGCGGGTGTAATAACTGGTGGCAATGCTTATGAGTGGATGAAAATTTCAACAGAGGAGATACTAAAAGCAGCAGACAAATATTCTGAGGACAATTATAATCAAATAATAAGAGAACACAATACTGACGACTCTTCGGTTGAAATATTTTTCGCCAGCCACTACGGACACCCAGGTAGACCACAGCCGATACCCGCTGGTACTGATGTTTGGTTGATTTCTACAAGGATAGACGATTGGATCCTTCGGCGATTCGACGACGACGGCTCAATAGGAAAAGAGGAAGATGAGCCAGACCCCCTTGTTGTGTCCAAAGCGATTATGAATTTAGAAGTGCCCGCACGACGTGCGCCTTTTACTATATCAAAGCTTAAAACAAATTTAAGAAACATTTCTAAGATGTTAGAAGCAACATACGCCGAGTTGGCAAACGATGGCATTACTCCTTCGATGATGGAGGGTGTTAATCTATTAGAAGAAGCAGAACATATTAATACCTTCTACAATAAGATAGAGACATGGACACAGAATAGAAATATAACCATTAGCGACAGTGATCGGATAGAGTTTCTTTTAACTGAAGAGTTTACCCTACAGTTGATTTATTATAATGGCGCAGTACATAAAGTCTCGCACGAAATGTATGACGACGGAAGTATCGATATTTTACCAGACCCAGAGTTTGAAGGTGTGTGGTCGGTAACATTTGCCCTTGTCTTCTTCGGGGAAAAAATCACTCAAATCAGGAGAATGAGAAAAAGCGAGAGACCCCCGGCAACCGAGTTTGTTACACGATTTATTTACCCAAGTCCGATTATAAGACCTACTGAAATTGCTGCCAAAAAAGAAAAAAACTTAGAAGAAAATAAATACCCCTCTGAACCAACTGGTGCTGCCCTGGGGTCAAATAGTTTTGGCAGATCTGCTCCACCAGAAAGTGAAAACCCCTCGTTCAAGACAGAGTCTGAAGTTCAAAAAGAATTTGATAAAAGGCTTGCACGAGGAAAGCAATTTATGGGCGGCTACATTGGGGTCTTAAATAATGCTGGCTGTGAGTCGCCTTTGGCAAAGTATTTAAATGACGCATTTCTTTTGTTTCAACTTATGGGTGGTAAATGCTCCTTTAAAGAGTTGGTGGCGACAGTTTTAAGGTTGATTAAAGAAGATATTATGATAAGCAAACAACAAGAACAGTTGTTGCTTCTCGGCGCAGGGTATACTGATAACCCAGATCTTCTTTGGAAACAAATAGAATCTCAAATAAACCAAGAGATAATGTGCCTCTTTGGTTTATTGGGTGATATTTTGGAAAACGAAGTTTTAGACCCTGGCGGCGTACCTCCTGAAGTGACAAAACTTGTGAAAGCCGGACTAACACCTCCTCGTGGCATAAACTTTACATCAATTTCAATACCAGATCTTGCTAAAATATGGCGAGAGATGATCAAGATGCTGGTTTTGGAATTTATAAAACAGCTAATATTATCAGCATTTAAAGAGCTTTTACTCGCTTCTGCTGGCTGCGGCGGACAGACAGTAGTTGATTCTTCAAAAGGTCCTAAAAAAAGAAGTGGAGCTTCTGCTGCGAACTTCGCCCCTTCTCGATATAATGCGATAAACATTAATGAACTCGTTGACTATAAGGGGATTGATTTAGAGGAAATGGCTGCCGAATTAAATTTATACAACACCCTATACAGAGAAGATAATCTAAAAATAAGCCCTGCGACAGAAGAGCAATTACGACAATTGAATGACGACGCTTCCGAGGTTCTAGTAGATATAGATTTGACAGCACTACTTCAGGGTACAGCCCCGTCGGAAACTATCAATTTGTTGTATCGAACGTTCAATATGGGACCCATTGATTTAAATTCTATTGATACTTCTTTAAGAAGGCAAATAGAAAACAACCAAATAAAAGCTAAGTTCGCCAAGGCGATTGTAGGGGAATTTCAGGAGTCCGCAAGAGCGGGAGATACAAGATATGGAAGTCTTAATTTAGACAGAAGGAACATAAGGAAGTACTTTAAAAGACTGGGGCAGCTTCTCGGCGCAGAAGTTGTTCTTGGACTTGAAGAACAACTAGATCCAAAATTGGACCTTTGTGAAAGGGGAGATATTCTAGGGTATGGACTAGGAGCCGCTGTAGATATTGATTCTTTGAGTGAGGGCGAAGACGACGATGCTGTTGTTGCTGGCGGGTTATCAAAAAAACAAATATTAAAACAAATAAGGGGACAGATTGATAGCGATACGAGAAGAATTACCTCTTTGTGCGACCTGAACGCCAGCGATTTTGATTTTATAGCAGATGTGCAAAATTTTTGGGACCTAATTCCGTTTCCTGCGTTTTTCCTTAAATTATTGGGTATGATTCGAGGTTTGATGCAAAATGTTCTTCGTATGCAAGCAGAGGGAGCAGTAAAATACGGCATTCGGATTAAGTCGCAGGCTGAAGACGACGAGGCAGAATTAGATGCAAATAATCAAATCAACCCAGTCCGTCCAGAAGATACGGAAGTAGGAAGATATTTTTATCGTTTCTGGGGTGGCGGCAGTAACGATGACCCCGGACTACAATTAGCCAGCACGGTAAGAATGGTCGAGCGAAGCGATAGAGAGAATCAAGTAAGATCACCTAGATGGGTAGTGGGAACCCAAGATGCTAAATACAACGTCGCTCGTGGAGAAGTAGAGCTTGTATATATTCCAGGCGACCCCAGTTTATCTGGTTCTCCTAGAGGAACATGTAAGGTGGTTTTTAATCGCACAGTCGGCGTCCGAGGTCCCATGACCGAAGGGCAAGAACGCTTGTTGCGGCAGGGAGGTATGTCGCAGCGGCGAATAAATCAGCTTAAATTCCCACCTTTATATGAGCCAGAGCGAGTTTTGGCAGAGTTTCACCTAGCTGAGGATAATCTCCCAGAATCTCAGTTGGCAAACTATTCAATTAAAAACCATCTTTCGAGAGTTGACCCATCTCATTTTGACACAGCCCAGCGCACCAGGCTCAACAGATATATTAAAGCACTTCTTTATATGGGCTACGCCCCAGAACGGGGAGAACAAGAAATGCCGATTGGTGGTAGAGGCGGAGCACTCGGCGGAGCCAGACAAATTGCTCAAAGATATAACCTTGGAGAAGGGCGAAACCCATCAGACAAGGCTTGGGTGGATGTCCATGCGCTCGCTTATCCGACTGTAAATAATTATTATAACATACCTGATACTGTTGTCAAGGTTACATACGGATCACAAAGACGAGACCTTCAAAGAAGACTAACGGACACTTTGATCCGAGCTTCTGTGCCTGTTTTTGGCCCCAACTCAGACCCTTGCAATTTACCAACAGAAGAATTTAAAGCCAGAACAGTCCTCAACATGTTTCAGGTAAGACTTATATCGTTCATAATGAACGGGTTGCCGTGGTTTAATAACGGTTATAGTTTGATGACGCCGGATACGATTAATATGTTAGGATCTTATTTAAGTAATAAGATCTTAAACGACCTGTATGAAAAAGACAGTCAAGGGTCAATCTCTATGCAAAAAATATGGGAAGGGGTTGAGATAATATCTAAAACATGCACCCTATATGGGAACGAAACAGATGATGCCGGAAACCCATTGCCGCTCAAAGAAGATACAGAAGATGACAAAGTTGAGTTTAGATTTGATAATTTGTCTGAACAAGACACCGGAACAGACTTGCCTGGGATGTTTCATTATATCATTAGGCAGATGTTAAAAAGAATGCTTCTGAATGTTTCTGCTGGATCAGCCATAACAGAAACATTAGATGGAGATGACCTAGAATTTCAAGGATATGTAACAACCAAGAGAAATTATTTTAAAATCGTCGAGGATAATGCGGGGGAAGAACTTGGGGGACCTCTTTCTGGCTTTGGAGATAGATATAAGCTTTTGGCAAGATATCTGAAAAAAGGGTATACAAGAGAGAACCAGGGCGACCACATTTCTCTTGGTGGTTGGCTCACTTTGGGTGGAGGGAACCGTGAACAACTTGGGTTTAATAGACTAGAAGATGTCAGAAACATGTCTGACGAAGATTTTATAAACGAAAGGTATTTAGCTTATATGCCGATACCGCTACTTGTCGGTCTCCAGTACATCTATATTGATAAGGTTGTAAACATTACCCAAAACACCCCCAATCTAGCGTTCCAAGAAAGGACAAAAGTTCGAATGGCTGACATTCAAGCAATGCAATCCCTAGATCCAGAATATTTTCCTCCTGCGTTGTCTTCCGAATACACTGACTATGATTTAAAGAAGGAACTTAAAAGATCAGACAGTGTTCTAGCCGGTTCGAGGAATATCGAGGCAGACCAAAACGATGCTATAATGAAACCCTGGAAAGAAAGTGAGCGCCGGCAAAACCAAGAACAACAGCGCCAACAAGCTGAACGAGAACAGCAAGATATACGAGACCGGCAAAGAGTTGCTCGCCAAGAGGGAGAGCAACAAGAGCAACAAGAGCAAGAGCAACAAGAGCAACAAAACCAACCAGAACAGAGAGAACAACAAGAGCAACAACAAGAGCAGCAACAACAGCAAAGAGAAGACGAACAACAACAAGAACAACAAGGCGGCCGCCAGCAGCCCC